TAAAGACATAGATTTGTGTTTGCTTCCTAATAGTTTTGAAGTATCACGTAAATGTGATATTGAATTTCGTAAAGCGTTTGCTGGTGCTCTTCAGGAGGGTGTTTATATACATGATGTTTTAAAAGAAGTTTTTGAGAAGCAAGGAGTATGGACCAAGGAGCATGAAAAAGATTTTAAGCGACTTGGTGTTGAGCTTCAGGCACATATATTATTGCTTGAAAAATATAAGACGGCAAAAGATAAGACTAATGCTAAAAAAACTGCGTTAAAGCTTGTCGAAATTCGTAATGACATTATGGCTATGAATGAGAGAAGACAGCAGGCTTATGTTTATTCATGCGAGGGTGTTGCCAACGAGGTACGTATGGAGGCTTATATAGCTTATGCAGCCGTTGATGCCAGTGACTATACTAAGAATTATTATAAAAATTATGAAGATTTCAAACTAAGACGAGATGAACAAGCAGCCGTTGATCTTTGGGCATTTTATCTTAAGCAGATGATGAATGAGAACATGGGATTTATAGAAACATTGCCCGAAAACCGTTTTTTGGTTGAGATAGGTTATTTGACTGATGATCTTAAGAAGGCTATAAAAATTAACAAAGGAGTTAAGGAGGCACTTGATAAGGCCAAAGAATTGGATTCTAAGAATGTTAAGAAAAAGAGCGGGAGTGCCAAGAAAAAAACCGTGGCAAAAAAAAACGAATCAAATAAGAGGAAAACAAAGAAGAAGAAAAAGACTCGCCGTTAGTTTATACAGGGAGGCGAATATAGATGGCTAGCGATATGCTACTGACTGCAAAAATTAAGTTTACTGATGTAGATATATCTAAGGTCCAGTCCGTATTAGCTAAACTTAAGGGCATTAAAGTCCCTATAGATACTACGGCTATAAATCAAGCACAACAACGCATGGCCGCCCTTACTTCTCAGTTAAGGAGAACGCAGGGACAGGCTGCTGCTTTACAACAACAGTATGGTCGTTTTAGGCAGCATAATAGGTCTATTCAAAATGCTCAAAGGAACATGAACCGATTGGGTACTTCAACTAATCGGGCTAGAAGACATATGTTATCTTTGAGTGAAAGAATGCAGGAGATTGCACCTCGTGCCTTAGCCTTCCGTATTGCCACCACTCTTATTAATGGTTTTGTTAATGCTATTAGTGATGCTATAAATTTTATACGTGAGATGGATCAGATTCTTGCTGATGTTAAAAAGGTGTCTGGTTTGACAACTCTTGAGTTGGAGTTGATGGGTGATAAAATTATAGAGGTTGCTAGTAATTATGGTATTGCAGCCAGAGAAGTTGCCGAACAGTTTAGAACTATTATCCAGGCTGGTTTTGATGCCAGCAGGGCTTTTGATGTAGTTGCTCAGGCGGCAGAGGGTGCTGCGGCTACTACATTGAATTTTGGTCAGGCTACTGAGGTTCTAATTCAAACTATAAAAGTATTTGGTGATGAAGAAGCAGATACAATTTTTGATCGAATTGCCGTTGCTGAGTCTACAGCCGCTGCTACTGCTACTGATGTTCAAGAAGCGATGAAACGTAGTGCCGCCACTTTCAGAGAAGTCAATGCGTCTGTTGATGATATGATTGGCTTGATTGCTGCTTTGCAGGAATCGAGTCGTCGCGGTGGTGCTGTTGTTGGTACGGCTTTTAGGACTATCGCTACGCGTATTATTGCTGGTGATACGGCTAAGGCTGTTGAAGATCTTGGCGTAGCTACCAAGAACGCAGATGGTACGCTGCGTGATTTTGGCGAGTTATTGGGTGAACTTAGTCTTAAATTTAAAACTTTGACCGAAGCCGAGAAGGTACAGGCTGGTACTGTTATTGCTGGTCGTCGTCAGTTTGAGTCGTTCTTTCAGATATTGAATAGTCTTGATAAAGCACAAATAGTGTCTCGTGAGTCGGCTAGGGCTCATGGCGAAGCCCAGAAGCGTGCCGCTATACAGGTTGAGACGATTAATGGCTTAATGAATCAATTAAACAATTCGTTTTTAGCCGCTGTTAGGGGTGTTAATGACCTTGTTCCTGTCCTTGGTATATTTAAGCAATTAATTAAGTTATTGAATACTTTGCTGACTACAGCAGATGGTGCCGTTGCCAAAGTTGCTGCATTGGGTGCTGCTTTTATAGCTATGAAGGGTACAGCAAAAGTACTTGGTCCTTTGTTTGGTGGTCTTACTCGTGGTGTTGGTGGTCTTGTTGGAGTCGGTGGTGGCCGTGGCCGTGGTGGAGGCATCCCCGGACGCAATATTACTGTTTTGCCAGGCATGGGTCTTCCTGCACGACATCAAAGCCGTGTTGTCGGTGGTGCTTCTGGTGGTGGACCTGGGGCTGTTCAGGCGACCAAGGGTATGATGAAGTCTCTTGCTGGTTTTAAAACTATTGCCGGTGGGTTCGCGTTGGCTACTGCTTTTATGGGATCAGAGATTAAGGAAGCTGGATTTTCTATGGAAGATTTCGGCTTATCAGCGAATGCTACTACTGAGGAAATCGAATATGCACGCAAGGCTTTTGAGGACACTAAGGGCGGTGTCAGAAGATTTGCTGACGAACTTGTTTCTTCTCTTGGTCCTACCGCGATGGGTTTTATGATTAACCCTGTCGTCGGGCTTGGTGTTGCTATTTTGCAGGCTGGTCCGAGGATATGGAATGCTATTGATACGTATGTTGAAGCCAATAAAGCCTATGAAGTTGCTGTGAGGTCTCGTGGCATCCCCGCGACAATGGATTTAGCTGATGCTATTGAGGAACTTGAGAAGGAAGGCAGAACAGCAGAGGCTGCTATTTTACGTTATAAAGATGAAATAGGTAAGCTTAGTGCGGATCTTGTTAGAGTAAGATCTGCTGGTGAAACAGAGATGGCTGATGATATAACAAAGGCAATAGAAACTGCGGACATTAAGCTTAAGTTTTTTGAAGATGCTGAAAATCAGGCGTCTGCCCTTGGTAGTCGCGTGAGTGCCATTTTAGAAGAATTTAAAAAGCAGGCAGAGGGCGTCAAAATGTCTGCTCAGGAGATGCGTGATAATATTATCAAAGCACTTTTGGGAGACCCTAATGTTGAAAATGTTGCTCAAGCAGAGGCGATATTAACATCTGGCGATATTTTTTCTGATGTAATGAGGCAGGCTGGTTATGATCTTGAGTCGGTTGCCAAGGGTGGTAATTTATTACTTCAGGTGGTTGATCAATTTAATGATGCTGTTGTCAAATTGTCTACTACCAGGATAGACCTATCGACGATTTTAGATTCTGATGCATATATAAATGCTGTCCATGATATGAATGTGGAAACATTAAAGATGGCATCTGCTTCTTTAATATATAGCGAAGGTATTACTGACAGTATAGCTCTTAAGCGTGAACAAGCCCAGCTTGAGCTTGAAATTGCTCAGGAGTCGAATAAGAAGCAGCAGAAATTATTTAAAACAAACCTTGAGGCATTTGTTGAATCAATAAGTGAAATGAAGGGATACAGTGCTGCTCAGAGTACTATGTTCACAATGGATATGGAGAAGTTTTTCAAGTCCGTTTCTGCTAATGGCCAGGGCGTCGTAGATGCGGAGGCTGCTCTTAGAGGATTAACCGAGCTTCTTCAGGGTAGATATGTACAGAGCACGGAAAAAAATATAAAATTGATACAGACTCTGCATGGTTTATGGCTGGATAATGAAAAAAGTTTATCTAAACTTAATCGTTCACAAATTAAGCATAAAAAAGTTGTGGACGATACAGATCTGGAAAGGCTTGTCCGTCAGTTAGAGGAAGAAAACAAAGTTAGGGAAAGAAGCATTGAGGTTATGGAAGCTTCACGTAGGCTTCTTGAGGGCACAGATATCGATTCAACTAATTTAATGGAGGTCCAAAGTGTGTTTGAGGCTTTGGCTGGCGGGTCTATAGAAACAAGTAGCGGTATGGCCAAGCTTTTAAAGTCCATTGATGAATTTGAAAATCCTGTGGCGAAACTAAGTCATGAAATACAACGAGCTATAGGTGACGGGATTCATGAAGTTGATGTTTTGAAAAATAGAAATGATAGTATAAAGGAAGAAATAGATAGACTTAATGAAGCCAATAAGGCCGGTGATAGAAATGCCGAGATTGCTAAACGAGAAGCAGAAGTATTAGAGAACGAAAAAGATATTATGTTAGCTCGTATTAATACTATTAAAAATGTAAATGATTTGAATAACAAGCTTAGGTCTGAAGAAAAAGACGCTGCTGAAAAGTTAGCCGATGCACAGAGTAAGCTTATCAATGCGTTTATGAATCTTGAGGATCAGATGGCTGCTCTTAGTGAAGAAACATTAACCGCTATGACCCAAGAAGATATTAATGCTCAGAATGATTTAAAAGACGCACAGCAGGCTGTTATAGATTCTACGGAATCGTTAGCCGATGCTTATGCTGACCTTGTTGATTCACAGTTGAATCTTGGTGATGCTATAACAGGATATAGGATTGGTGTATCGTTAGCTGCCCGTGAGGTAGATGTTATACGTGGTCGTATACGTGGTTTTTCTGACCAGATGCGTTCTTTACAAAATGTATATACTGATATTTTAGATACCGCAGTTATGACAGAGACAAAACGTCTTGAGTTAATGCAAGAGATGGCGTCAGCACAGTTAAGTTTGGTGGAGTCTGTTATTGATGAAACTAAGTCGATAGGTCAGCGTCTTTTTACTGCTACGGCTGAAGAAGCAACTGACTTGGTAAGTGGATTTGCTGCTTTAAGAACTGTTATAGAGCAGTTCCAGGGAGCCGGTGGGTTCGGTGGGTTGGACATTAATGAATTTGGTAATGCTTTGATGAATTTACCTCAGGCTACTCGTCAGGCCATGGTGGATGCACTCGGTATGCTCCCGGAAACCGCCACTCTGGGAGGATTAAGTAAACAAGAGATAGAGAATATATTATTTGGTGCTGCTGTTGGTGAATCTCAGGAGGCTAATATACAAAATATAAGTGATTTAACCGAAAGACAAACAGATCTTATGGTTGAAATAGCCGAATTAAATAAGACGGGCATAATATCAGCACACCAGCAGCTTGATGCAGCAGAGGAACAACTATCTTTGGCCGAAGAGCAATTAGCTTTGGATGAAATAATGCTTGAAAGAGCAGACCAGAATGTTGTTGATGTCAGAAATGAGATTAGGTCGGCAGCTTCGTTGTTGAATATTACTCAGGAAAAAGTTGGTGAAGTAGTTGTTGGTGGAGTAATGTCTGCTACTGATTCAGATATGCATCAGAGAGCAACGGAGCATGCTTCAAGATTGGCAGAATTAGAGCGTATTGGCGTAAACACCGATGGTTTACGCGATGCTTTTTTATCTCTTAAGGAGAGTGGTATCAATGTGGCCAAACTAGGTGGAGCGGCACATGGCAATATACCGCGTAATTTTGCTGCTGGTAATACGAATATTGCTGGTTTAGTAGCTGCATATATGCGTGAGAAAAGAATGGGACCTCCAGGATCTCGTCCTGTAATAGCAAACGATTCTGAGTGGATTATACCTACGAGATCTAAGGGGAATGTCAAGAATTATCAAGCTGGTAACAAGAGTGCCATACCCATCGAAAGTAGAGAAATTGTTAGCTTGTTGAGCAATATTTTGGAAGCCGTTCAGGCACAGCCTACGGTTGAAGATAGTGCCCCTACTACTGGTGCTATAACACCCGAACAGAGAATTGAAGCTATTATTAATGTCAATGCTGAACAAAAGGTACAAGTAACTGGTGCATCTAGTGTAGCCAACGCTGTTGCTGAAGCAGTTAAAGATGGATTGAATGGATATGTTACGGATGATGCTATGGAGGCTATCAGTGCCGAGATAATGGAGATACTTAGTGTATTGAGAGAAAGAGGACTTACTAATATATTTGGAAGAGGATAGTCATGACAACCGAAAGTAAAACTAGGAATTCTCCCGCTAGTATAGTAGAGGTCCATTATGGCGAATATCGTCTTATACCTGCTCCATTAATTCAATGGACCGAGGAGAGCGAGCATGACCCAGATACAAAAGGGCGTACCGTACAACGAACTAGATTGAAGCTCGATGGTACTTTTATTATTTTACCAACCGGTACCTATGAAGGTATGTTCGAGATGCAGAAAGCGTTACGTAAAGCCTTTAGTGTTGATGGTCGAGAATTTCGCATCTTGGCTGGTGCTGGTAATACAACGTTGCCTTCTGGTGCTCCGATTGTCAGTGGCATGTTCCCGCTAGTTACTAATGTAGACATAGAGGCTGACTTGCAACACAATAGGGTTGATTATACAGTCGATCTTGAGGTTGAAGCGGCGTCTACTAGTGGTCAGGCGTTTGAAAGTCTAACCGATACGTGGGACTTAACAGAAAATCCGGATGGTTTATATCTAGATGTTGTGCATAATGTGTCGGCTAGAGGTATTAACACTTTAGCTTCTGGAACAAACGCTGTACATAATGCCATCAATGCCGTTTATCCACTTCTTGGTGTTGACAAGATGCCTTATTATTTGCCATATTATACGGAGCCAAATGCTAGCGGTGGCGGCACTGTACAAATGTATCATGTTGCCGTTAATCGTACCGAGCAGATAGACACAAGGGGTGGTAATTATTCTGTTACGGAGAGTTTCATTTTAGCTTCTGGTACTGACCCATATGTGCATAGTGTCAACTCTAGTTTCGATGAAGACGAAGATGGCATAGCCACAGTTAAGGTTAATGGCAAGATACAGGGCTTGGGGCGTAGTAATTTTAATGGTGATAATGGCGGTATTGCTTTTGATAGAGCCCTTAATGGTTTTTCGACTGATATACAGCCTAACTTACCATCTACTGCTTCTGGTGTGTATTTAAGATACAAGAGTGGGACTTTATATACGACCAATCATCTTGGTTTTTCAATCAGTGAAAACAGAACGCGTGGTACTATCAATTACAGTATTAGTTATAATGATGACCCAGCAGAGAATTTGCCTAGCGGTATTGTTGAGGCGACATCATCAGTACAGCGTACAGATGGTATACGTCTTTATGGTTCGCATCCTATTCCGTTTCGAAGATTAGGCAATGTTGTGCAGGATATTAAAACAACCACCGAGGGACAAATGGTTATTACTGCTTCAGCTAAAGCCGAGAATACTGGTGATGCTACAGCAGATACCAATAGAGCTATTTTACATGTACAAGATGAAATTAATAGATTAAAACCTAATTCTGCTGATTTTCAAACCCTTAGACCTGGTGCGATGACTGAGAATCATAGCGACAAGGAACTTACTGCTCAAGCTAGTGTGACCTATATTTTTACTATTGATCTGGCTAGTGTTTTTGAGGTGGATAGTGATATCGCGTTACACACGCTTTAGGAAGGATATTGACGATGGTTAATGTACCTATAGTGGAAATACGAGAATGGGAAACCACAAGCAACCCTTCTGGTATTCGTATATCTGATGACACGGATACGTTGAACGCTAGTGGGTTTTTAGGAAGCCGTGGTACCGCTGCTGGAGATACTTTGATTTACCAGCCCCTTAATACAACTGTGTCTGGGCAAGTTAGTGATACCAAGATGTTGGTTGGTCATGTTGAGTCATGGGGAGATGCTAGTGGTATTTCCAATATGTCTCTTTTTATGTCGTCCTTAAGTCATTTTAACGCAGGTAATTATCGATTTTTATATAGATTTGCAACACATTGGGTAAGTGGCTTACAGCTTACGGAGAATGATAGCGATTTACCAACGTCACAACCTGGTTCGCAGACTGTATTTAGTACACTTGGTAGCGGGATATTAAAGGACACTGGTTATTATGATGAAACGCAGGCGACACAATATATGTATGTGGCTACGTTTATAGACTCTGATGTCCCTATTGGTACATACGGCGGTCCTGGAACAGGCGGATTTCGCTATCGTTTTCTTTTTGATTTTAGTTAAGAGGGTAAAATGAACGAAATGCCAGGCTTAACATGGTATCAATTTGATACTACTGAGTTATCCAACCCTTCTGGTGAGCGTCATATTGAAGGAGGGGCGTTTGCATTTGAGCGAGCAATAGCTAGTGGGACGTGTGCAAGTGGTATGGCTTTTCCTCAAATAACTATGGAGGTGCCTGGATATGCTGATCATTATGTTTCGCGTCCTGTGGCGGTAATATTCCGCCTCAGCACAATTGCTAGTGGCAGTGGTATCGCGGACATGAGATTTTATCTTACGGAGGATGCTGCTTTGAGCGGTGATGGAAATGAACCGAAGGCTTTTGTCCAGATTGCCGTTAGTGGTCAGTGGCTTCCTAATTGTACTATGCCGAGTGGAGCTAATGACAAGATGTATAAAAATGTTATTCCTGCTGTAGCAAATGTTAGTGGCCAGGCAGGTCAATTCGCTATTGAGGGAACAAACGACAATTTTGTTTCACAGTATATTTATATGAATGTAGTTGTTCCTAGTCGTTATCCTGTAGGGGATTATGGTATTTGTGGTAGTGGTCAGTTGCGTTTTTGTCTTTTGTATGATTATCAATCTATAATTTAGTGTATATATTATATGCAACTCGGCTCTGCTCAAGAGCTACATCCTCCCAAAATGTCGTTTTTTTCAATTTATTCATTTCTGTGTAGGTTTGCAGGAGGTGCAAAGATGGCTACTATTAATTCGACTTCTTCTACGAATAACGTCAACCAGATTTTGTATAGTTGGAGTACCGTAATGGAGTATTTCACTGATCGTAAGGCTGGTAGCGTTGCTGCTCGTGACAGCATTGTAAAGCTTCAGGGTCTTGGCGTTAGCGTGACTGTGACAAATCCTTTTACAAGCAAGTCTTCGTAATTGAGGGTAGGTAGTTAGGGGATGGTCGGGGATTTCCCCGACCATCTATTTTTAAGGTACATAATTATGATTAAGCCAACGATACACCATGATAATACAAGTGGGGTTATCAGGTTTAATACTCATTTGAATAAGCCCGTGATCTATACAATGTGTAAAATGGAGCATGAGGCTTTTTTTATTAGTTATACGGCTGTAAATAATCTAGTTGTATTACCAGCACAAGTATCATCGGTTTGGCCTAAATATTTGCAGGCATTTTTGTTTGGTGGTAAGAAAGTTAATGCTGATTATCGTGGCAACAGCTTTCATTGTGGTAAAGAGATATACGTTGCCGAGAATGTTGATGCGATTTTGCGAGGCGACGAGTATGAGTGGGTTGCTTTAGTAGATGTCCCTCATGATATTAGATGTGTGTATGTTAATTTAGATGTGTATGATGGTAAGAAGCATGTCAGGAGATTACAAATTGATACCTTTTTTGGGCGTAGCAGGGCAATAAATTATGAGTAGCTTGTCAGTTTATGATAGTAATCTGTTAATGTTTTATAGGTTTGATTCACCTAGTGGTGGTGCTATTCAGAATCGTGCATATTACCGTCCTAGAACTCAGCCCGATGGTTCTGATTTGAATACTGATTTGGCTTGGTACGATAATCATATTGCTGCTTCTCCTGGTATTCCTGGTTATCATGCGTGGAAGTTGGTAGACTTGACTGAACTTCATGCTTCGGGTTTGGGTGAATTATATTTACCTGGTCAGTGGGGAAGTCCTAGCGGTAATGCATTTACAGACAATGGTCATCATTTGGCTATATCTGGCTTGTTGTATGATCATACTATGACGACGAGCATATCTCATCTTCACAAGCTGAGGTTAGAGGATGATAGTGACGCTAATTTAGATGGTACTTCAATTGCACAAGCTATGGCTTCAGGCGATGTTACTTTTGGTGGATGGGTCAGGTCTTTTACGTATAAGCCTTTGACATATATGTCTATGATTGGTTTTACTCAGGTTAATACTGGGTTTAGTTCGCCATGGCTGTTTTTAGAACAAAATAATACTGGTGATAGAGACTTTGAATTAAATTTGGTTAATGCTGGTACTTTGACAACTGGTGCTGGGAAACCCTCTGGTAGTACTGGTGGTCTTCCTGGAGATATGAATGTATATAATCCTCCGTGGGGAGGATGGAACCACGTCGCGTTTTCTCTAAAGTATGGTGGTGATGGTGGGGGCATATATGCTAGATCTTATTTAAATGGTCATCAGGTTGAAACAAGTAATAATGCTAATTGGGACGCGAAGAGGTTTGTCGCAAGGTTTTTCTATGTTGGTGGCTTGAATTCTACTACTAATAGTGTTGGACAGGGGTGTACTGCATGGAAAGACTTTTTCTTGTTCGATCGCGTTTTATCTTCTGGTGAAATTTATCATGTTTTTAATAATAGTATAAGTGAAACGCCAATATTAACAAGCCAGGATAATGATTTGCTTTTGTGGTATCGGTTTGTTGAGCATAGTGGAGTACCTGTCAGAAGCTGGGCAGCAAATACGCCGAACCAGGATCTGAGTGGTGGGTCACTTGATCCTTATCTTTATTGGCATGATTATCCACCAGATCCGATTTATGGTTTATTTAGAGTAGAGGCCGATTTGCCTGAGGCGTCTGGGGCGTGGTTTCCTTCGCAGTGGAATGCTCAGTATCCTGATCAGGTTAGAGTTTGTGCTTCTGGTAATACTACTAATCCGTTCCACGGCATCCGTGGAACAAATATAGATCACTCTGATATTAGTCATGCTATTTCTTCTGGTAGTTTTACCATGTCCATGTGGGTAAATCCTAGATATTATTCTTCATACAGGGTCCCATTTGTTTGGAGCAGGGGTGATGAAGACACTGTTTCTATTGGATTGAATTGTACGAGTGCATCGCAAGTTAGAATTAGATATAACGATGGTACTGGTAGCGATCACTCTTTGTATAGCACTAGTAATCCGCCGTCTGGTTATTTTTGGAATCATGTGTGTGTTGTACATCCCAGTGGTGGGTTTGACGGTTCTTCCGATACAGCCAGACTGTATGTGAATGGTAGTTTGGCAGGCAGTACTACTGATCCAGATTTCAATAGTCTTGCTGTGCCTTATTTGGTCAGTTTTTTCAATTACCATGATGAATGGTCAGATTCTCAATTTTTGGGTGGTATTAAGGATTTTACGCTTTGGAAGAGGACACTGGAGCCACACGAGATCCGCTCTTTGTTTGGTCGCGGTATTGATTTAATTTCAAGTAAGGCGAGTGGGACGATCGGCGGACATACGCTTGGTCGTACTAGGACATCTGGTGTATTCGGTGGATATATTGATGCGTGGGCTTATCAGGCTAGCGGTGTTTTTGGTGGTCACACGCTTGGTAGATGGCGTGGATCTGGTGTGCATGGCGGATATGTTTTTTGTGGCAATAGGGTGTCTGGTGTACATGGTGGATTTATTTATTGTAGTGGTATAGGCTCTGGTGTCCATGGTGGATATTGTTTTGGTATTTTAAAAGCTTCTGGTGCTATAGGTGGTCGTACTTTTTCTGTGGTCAAGACTAGCGGAGCGTGTGGTGGTTTTGTTCATTGTGGTTTACAGGGGTCTGGTGTATTTGACTCGTCTATGAGGGTCAGAGCAATTACGTTTTCTGATGTTGATGCTTTAGTAGAGGTTAAAAATACAATTAATAAGGATTTTGATGCCGAAATAGAAGTTTACAAAAACGAAAGACCTCCATTTGTAGCCATAGAGTATCCCCCACCAGAGATTGTTAGTGGTATACCACCTAGCAGTGTGTGGTTTGTAGGTAGTGGTGTCGCCGTGGACGGTAAGCAGATAGACAGTGCTAAGTATCTTTTCGGTGATTTAACATCTCACGCCAATGGTATTCCGTCTGGCAGCGACCAATATGTTTCTACGTATACTTATGCTAATAGTGGTCTTTATATAGCTACATTGCGGGTTGTAGATAATAATGGGTTGGTTGGCAGCGACTCTGTTATTGTTGATCTTGCTAGTGGCGTTCCGTTACCAGATGTTGAATTAACAGCTAGTCCACGTAGTGGAAACGCCCCACTATCTGTTGATTTTGATTATAGTGTTACTAGTGTACCCAATGGCGTAACTGTTACATCAGCTATTTTATATTTTGGTAATGGACAGTCAACAGTTAACCCAGATACTACCTATGTGTACAGAGAACCTGGGGTTTACACTCCTATATTGTGTATTTTGGATAGTAGGGGTATCATTACGTGTGATTCATTAACGATTGGGGTTAATAATTAATGGCTAATAATACTATATTAGTTAGCGGCGTTGGTGTGCCGGATTTTGCTATACCGTTTCCTAGCGGTCAGATTGATGCTGGTTATCCAGGATCTAATCTGTATGCATTTTTAGCCAGTGCAAATGCTAATTTTGGTTTTAATTTAACGCCTAATACTCTGGAAATGAATTTTATGCCTGTGCCTCGTGATGAGACTATATATCATGGTGCTAGTGGAAATTTACCAACCGTCGGTATGTTTCTTGAGATGTTTATTGAGGATTTTTATTTTCGTGGTAGAATCAATCATGCTGATTATAATAATAGTGATGCTGGTACAATTATACGTATTACTCTAGAAGATACAAGACGTTCTTTAGACAAAATAAAAATACACACAGAGGATCTTGGCGATAATGTACCTAGCGGTGTTGTGTCTATAGGCAGAGCCTACCGTATTTTGCATGGTTTGACTGATGATGATGGTGCTGAGGTTGATGGGCTTGTTTTTGAATATAACGAGATTATGGATCGTGGGGCTACATATAGTCAAATAATCGAAGCCTTACAGCTAGCTATTAATGAAAGACAAATTAATTTATCAATCAACCAAGTGCCTCCATTAAGTAAGCTTGAAGCTAATATTGGTGGTACTATTGAGGCCTTGCGATTTAAATTTGATATGACAAGTTTAACAGAGGCCATAACGACCGTGTTGCAAGACTGTGCATACGATTGGTATTGGAATATGAATACCAATAGTGTCTCTTTGATAAATCGTAAAGCTGCATTTGAATTGACCGAATCTAATTTAATGAGCCTAATTAATAAAGTGAGTGGTTATAGCGATGTGTCAGAGGGGACTAAGCGACTTGGTTTTGGCGAGGACGCCGTTCAAGAACCAACAAGGTTCCGTTTATTGGGTGGGCGACAGCAGGGTTTTATTAATTCGGAGTTATTGAGTCCTGTTGATGGTTTGGATACGTCGTCTCTTGATAATAATGTGACTTTTGTCCCGGCGTGGTCTGATATCAGTGTTGGATTTTACGATGCTGATGGTTTTTATAGAACGTATACTCCCACAGATAAAGAATTACAAATGGCTCTCGCTGGTATTGAGCACTGGACTTATTTCAAAATCTATCAGTCTGAGCCAGCACCAGATGGGTTTGGCTTAGCATCAGATGTTGGGTCTATTGCAGCACAGCATTCGACTTTTCAAAGCAGATTTGATCCTTCTGAAACTTTGGCTGATATGGTTGCCGGTTCTGATGCAGATAATAGTTTGCGTATTATTAATAATCGTAGAGATGAAGAACATAATTGGGTGAATGATTTTTTTAATAGAGTAAATAATCATGCCCAGAGGCATTTCGGTAGATCATATGTTGCTGAGGGTATTGCCTATAATGAATCATCAGGTTTATTTAAGCCAATAGATGCTGCCTGGTGCAACATAGAGAATCAAATAGAGGGACAAAGCGTTGGTGTCAGCGGATCTTTTGGTCCGTTTGTAGATGATTATGAGATCAATCGTTTATTTGGTCCAGTTGCACCGTTTTTAACCGATGATTTTCGCGTATCGGCACACTGTGTACTCCCACCAGATACTCGTTATGGAGCGGATGGAGACCAGGCACCGGCTAGTTTTTCTGAGTGGACAGAAGACGCACCACCATTTAATCCATCTGGCAATGGCTATCATTACATACCGTGTTCTATTTCTGTGGTTGGAAGAAGAGTCAAAAATCCTCGTAGTGATGACTTGTATAGTTTTGAAGATTATCCTGATGGGACGCTATGGGTGCAATTGCCTACTATTGCTGGTTCGAAAAGCGAGGATAGCGTGTTAGCTAATTTATCCACTTTAATCGAATTGAGCAGGAGTGCAAGTAGTCAGGGATTATTTGATGTTGCTAATCCAGCACAATTAATAGAGCCATACAGTTCTTTAAGTGGTGTTGCTATTCCCGTTGAGTCACGTATACGCTATGGACAAAATTTCCCATCCCAGTGGGTTTTGGGCGACGAGCATTATCAGCGTGGTGAAGACGTTGTTGTTGATGATGCATTTGTTCCTTGGGGCTTTTATCCTGTTGGTAATGATACTTCGTTGGAGGTTATGACCAATAGGGCTGTGAGAAAAGTACAAGGACGCTTTGTTGACAATATATTTTCAAGATATGCTGATATTAGTCAGGTTGGATTGCCGACAGTTGGTTTTGATAGTTTCGCGGACCAGGGTGCCAGTGCTTCCGGAGTTTATGGTGAAAGATCCCATGGTGTTACAGAGCTTAATATTGTTATTGGACAGACTGGGTATGAAACAAGATATAAAATTGCGTCATATTTTGCTACATTTGGAAGAGAGGCCCCACTTGGTGAAAGACAAAGGACACAAGTTAATGGTATTTTACATCCGATAGATTATACTCTTTTAACATTAACTAATCCTATCCCTGGTGATCCATCCTCACCAGCGGTAGCTGACTCTTTATATAGTATACCGCCTTCAGTAGGTGATAAGAAAACAGCACGTAGAGTAACAATCACTGAGGTAAATGATGTCTTTACGTTAGTCTACAAGAATAATCCAGCACTAGGTCCTATACAGGAACGTTATCGTGGTAAGACTGAAACTGGTGATTATGATGCACCTAATCCTAATCGAGGATCACATATCGATTATACAAATGGTGCTATATGCGTGGATGGTTTTTTGAATTACAGTGATAGGGCTATGTATCATACGGATGATTACGAGCTTGCTACAGGCAATGTTGTCTATCGTTATTTCACTGGTGGTCGTAAATTCGGTGCTGGGAATATTGTCGATGTAAAAGAATACCTTGGTTATGATGGTACATATCATAGATATAACGTAGAGATGGTTCAGGGAGCGGGTCGTGCCTTAATTAATACTCCTCTCCTTAATGGTACACTGAATATTAATGATAAAACTACGCTTGTTGCTGATGGCGGTGCTTCGGTTCAGCCGGGCAATGCACCGAGTGGTGTTTATCTTAATAGTGCCGGTGGCGGAGGAGGCACGCCGGTCATTATCCAGAGTATTACTAGTGCTGGTACATTGGACGCTTATGCTTATGCTCAACCGGTTAATGGCGATTTGGACCCGGATGCTACGCGTAGTGCTGTAAGTGGAGTACCATTCCCATATCCTCCTTATGCCCAAACTGGTGACATGGGGCTTTGGTCAACCACGTCAGATGGGAGAAATGTTATTTATGTAAGCAGGTTACCGATTAGGAGTATCGACTAAGATGACTATGGCTTCAGGACAGAGGCCGTTTGATTATGACAGACAGCCATTTCCATTCATTATTCCAGAAAACACTGGTAATACCAGTGGTGCGATGAATCCATTCCCAGAATATGGGGAGCCTTATTTTATTTACGCTCATCACCTTGGTCAAGCCTGGTTTGCTAATTTAGCTCAGTTAAGGAGCTTGCCAGATGGTCATCCTGATCAAAATGTATATCCTGCAATAGACAGAAATTGTCGTGGTATTATCCATGTACCGTCCGGTCAGATAGATCATCCCCAGCTAATAGCCCCACATATTTTCGAACCAGACCCAAGTGGTAATGCGTGGTTGTCGATGACAGCTAGGGACGATACCGGCGATGTTCTTTTGCAAAATGTTTCAGCCCATATTCAAGTCGATACTTATGGCCATTATATTTCTTGGTTAAGGAGTATGATGAACAATATTTTTGCTGCTCAGTCGCTTGATTATGATAATAAAAGTATGGGCGAGATGCGTTATGATTATTTATTGGCTTATTTTCCTCGTAGTAGTGGTTTGTATTTTGACCCTAATGCGACTGAATTTTTAGACATTAGTTTGGCTGAAGTTCAATATAACCCCTATCCTCGTATAGCTGGTGATCCTCCATTCCCCTATGTTGGTGATTATTATTGGACGCGTTATGCTGGGCAGTGGGGCGGAGACGTTAGTGCAGATGATGAAGATTATAGATTTGTTATTAACGGTTATTTGTATTATGATAATTTATTGAGTACGTCTGATTATGGTATAAATTATAACATTTATAGGAATTATTTTTCTAGATATTCTTGGAGGGGGTCTCCAGCTAGATCGTCACCCCTAGATGATGATGATTATATAGCTCTTTCTAGGGAGCTACTTACTAAGTTTGGAACTATCGATGTTTTTGGTCCTGTTTTTCCTTGTTGTCAATCTTTCGATGGTAGCTTGACTTCTCCGCATAGCGGTGATGATAGTAAATATGAGGAACCTCCGTCTCAATGGTTTGTCGATGGTGCGGCCATGGGCAAGGAGCCTGGGCAGTATACTATTGAGCAGTCTGATACTATATATAATAAATTCAGTGATGTTATATATCCTCTGGAAGCCGACATGGATGATTTTGATGACTTTATGGCGTTTTATTACTGGAATTATCCTTATCTGTCTGCTGGGTGGGTGTATGGTGGTTCTCCAAGAAACGTATCTTTGGCTGAGCATGCTTCTTTGCATGCACTGAATGATGCTGAGCCGTTGTTGTATGGATATATTCCTGGTGATATGCTTATAGGCTATATGGCATGGTGTAGTCAAGATAATGCCAATAGTATTAGAATAGATGGAGAAGGTCTTATTCCTAATTTGACACGGATGCGTATTTGTGATTTGTCAAGTCGTGATTACGATAAATGGGTATCTACGTCTGGTCTTGTGTATCATGCTACTGGTGATTATATTGTGCAGTCTGGTAGTAGAGAAGTCCATAATAGCGTAGACGCAAGAAATGTAAACGTTAGTTCACACTGGGGACGTAACCCAGCAACGAAAAATGGTTTCCCATCGTATTCTGGTGAGCCAGTTCGTTATATTCTTGATGAAGATTTCACTGCTGTACAAACAAGCGGCTATGTACCGAGTATTAAAGATCGTAGGGCATGGTTTCCAATGCCTGATTGTAATAACCCTAGTGCCGCGAGTGGTGAACAGGAGTTGATATTTATAGAACCTATCTTCGCTGAACGTAGGAACGTTAAGAAAATATTGGTACAGAATGATACAAGTTATAGTAGTCGTGGTGTTTGTAATGCCGCTGCTCCTTCGGGGTTTTTGAGTGTATGGCCGTCTAATCCGTTGTTCCAAAACGGTAGCGGCGTTGGTTATCATGTGATGGATAAAGGCATTTGGATGCGTAAACATCCAGCAAGTTGTGGGATGACGTTGGTGTCTCCATATAATGGTCAGGAGTTGTTATTTAAGAGAGCGGAAGATAAGATACAAACATGGGGGACTCAGAATGATACATGGCGTATAGAGGTTAGACCTGGGAATGACTTTCATTATCCTGAATATTATAATACAGCAGTTAATGCGTGGCGGAAAAATATGTTTTTTCGTGATCCTTATGCTATTAAAGAGGAAGTGACGCCGCAAGAGACCCATGCACAAGTCCCACAGTTGGCTTTACCGCATAATACATATTTGAGAGAATTCACTGGTGAGAGATCCTATGTAGCCTCTTGGTATAGGAACAAGGAGGAGCAAGTAGCTCATACTGACGGTACTTATACTATTTTTAATTTAGCAGCACAAGTGTCGTCATTTGATGATTATAAGATTTCGCGAGAGGATTACTTGGAGCCAGATAATTACAATTTTTGGTGGCATGATGAGGTTGATCCAACTAATCCGCCTGATCTTCCTGTAATGTCTGACTGGGGATCTACTCGCATTTATTATCCTATCGATAGTGGTTATTGGCATAAAACAAGGGGCGGGAATGCTATTCCACCTAGCTTTGTTCCGCAGGGGGGTGTCGGCTTAGATCAAACGCCTGATATATATTTATTACACCCTCACGCCAAATATTCTCCTTTAAGATCACAGAGTAGTTTAATTGGTACTTTTACTGCTGGAAGAACATCCACGATTAATGATGATTTTTATGGTCTAGAGGGTGATGATGCTGGGAAAAATAGTTTGACGTGTGATGTTGATGTCTATATAGCAAATAAGCCCTATTTGCAATTTGATATTCCTGGGTTGACTATACAGCGTAGCGGTGAAGCTACGATAGATATGTCTCATAGTATGCTTGAGGGTATTTTAAAAGAAGGAACCCTGAAGCCAGGGTTCAGTATTACACAGAGACGTGAGTGGGTGTTGCGTACTACCACCTATCGTTGGTTTGATGGAGAGGAAATCAATAACGAGGAAGTTGTAGATGTTTATCAACATCAAGTTGCTTTTGATGGTTTTTTAATTATGCGACTTGAAATGTATGGTTTACAAGAAAGCTCTAAGGGGGGTATAGTAGAGGGATGGGGAAGGCTATATGAAACGGCGTCTGCTGGTGTAACCGAGACTATAAATCCGGATAAAGATTGGCCTAATATGTCAACTGATTATGTCAGACCGGAAAATCCAGGAGAAACCCAAGAAGAAGATAGAGTCAAGTATTCTTTATATCATGTTGATTATTGGTCTTCGAGTCAATATGGATGGGGGTCAGTTCCTAGATATAGACCATATCAAGCAGATCATATTGGTCAGGACCAGTATGATTCTATGAACGGTTCGCGTTTTTTCAGAGTGTGGTTTGATCCCAATGACGATTCTATTGTTATTCATTGCGAGGACGACTTGCATGATCTGAAGAGATATGGGCTATTGCTTGGTAATAGTCTTTATAGATATGATGTTGTGAATAGAGAAAGTGGTGGTATCGCGAATGTATTGCATTCCACCAGAGAAGATGAAGACTTTCTCCCCGGCATGAATCCAGGCGATCTGCCTGGGTGGGACCCGTATGTACCAGGACCACCAGGGGCTGCTACTAGGCGTGCTATGAATCAGGATTATCAAGATGCCAAGAAATGTGTTATGAGTTTTACGTGGGTTGAAGATGAATTAGTCGCTGCTGTGGAAATGTATGATCAGCAATATGGTTCTACTATTGTTAATCATGGCAGGAAATGCGAGATCGCTACACTAGATCCTGATACTGGTATTTTTGACAATGAAAGAGCCAATATGATTTTCGCTATGCCAGGCAGGATGTTTACTAAACAAAGACCTTTGCTCGAAGACAGGGCTGTGACTACCCCTGGTACTGCGTTTGTTGAGTTGCCAATTTGGGATTATATTGATCCATATCAGTACGAACATTATCGTTACGGTGGGTGGCTTAACGCATTTGCTGGATATGGTGATATTGTTATAGAAGACGATCCTGATTATGGGGTTACTCCATTTTCAATTTTTGTTTATTCGTCAGAAGTTAGCGATATGTGGCCAAAGATAGTGTATACTAATATATCATAGATTTTATTTTCGATATAAGGAGGTTGAAGATGTCTGTAACTTTTATGGCTGCTTCTGGTGCTGAAAGTTCTATGTATCACGATGAAGCTAAGCAGATTATATGGGAAATGACACCAGCGGTAGGAGGGAACACAGGCCCTTGTCGTTTAGGCTTTTACGGTATCGCTGGGCATGGGGATTCAGTACTTTTGCTTACATGGAGTAGTTCTTCCTATATCGTGGATGTTAATGGTGATCAATATGGTGGAGGTGGCAGCGGCGTTTTCGTCCCCGTGCAGTACGTAAGTAGTTCGCAGGCAGCACTTTCTGGCATAAACGGCGGTGCAGGCTGGTCGTGGAATCTTAATCAGGACCATCGCGTTCCATGTGAAAGTGGCACAGTATTAATCCGGTTTATTGAACCTACTGGTGCAGCGGTACAAACATTAAATTGTACGTTCAGGTCTGTGCTTTTGACCGTAGACGACGTTGTAGAGAACGATACCGTCGGTGCTGATAGTTCACAGATTCAGATTTATGCTTTTGAAACCTCACGCATGAGTTTTATGACATGGCAGTGGGGACAAAAGGGGATGGAAGGTGATTCTGGTTTAACTGGTGATACAGCATGGACTAGGATAGATGATGGTGGTGCCAGCAACCAGCTTGCTGTAGATGACCATCAGTGGGAGGCTGTGGCCCACGATTATGTGGTTTGCGTCAGCGTATCCCCACAACAAACTGGATCTATTACTAGGTTTGGTTTTATGTTCAGAGTGGACTATGTTTAAGGAATATTATTATGCCAGAAATTAGCGTAACTCTAAACGCCCCAGAGATTAATGAACAGTCACACTGGGAGGCCAAACTTTCGGATGGTAGGGTTATTGTCGAAGACGTTATCAAGGGGGCACCTACCGCGTGGAGTCGCATGCGTAGGTACTTGGCAAAGTATAAAAATATAAAAATTTTAGAATTTTCCTTGACTTTTGGTGATCGTCGTATTATAATTCCTCAAAGCCTTTCTGTCGATGGTTACTTCTTCTCCGGTAGGTCTGAAGGAGTCATCGGGGTATACCAAATGGATTTTCGTGGCGTAGGCTACGTTGTGGGTGGGAAAATATATGTGTCATGGGCACGTCCAGCCACAAATAATTTTCCGGGTGGTGTACAACAGGAAATTATGGAATATAAAGAGGGTGACCCAAGGGTTATAATGAATTAATGGATAAGTTTAAATCCATTACTACGCAAGGAATTAAGCATGATGCAGCTAATCTCCTTACGGAGATATTATTGCTTAATAAATATGGAGATCTGGAGCCTTATTGTTGGCGAAAAAACCACTCTATGGCAAAGGAGTGGCCCAAGTCTTTAGCACTTATCCGTAAATTAATCAAGTCTTTCGATATCAAGCCAGAACAGATAGCTTGGTTTTTCTATAAAACACGCCCAAAGGAAATCAACTCCAAAGAGTTCGGACTTGTCGCTTGGCAAATCCGGCGTCTTTTCCCACAAATGCCTCTTGGTAAAATCCACGGGATTTATCTCGCGAAATTTAAGCCAGAGCCCAGTAGTTATTTTTCTCTTAAGGAGCAAAGTAAGCCGACAGAAACTGGAAAAACCAGACAAAAGTCTAATTTGTTAGATGTATTAAGTCAATTGGAGAATAAGGGTGGCGAATAAGAAAAGTAATGAAGAGCCTAAGGTCGAGATGTTTCAGGACGAGAAAACGTTTCTTGCTCATGCTAAGAAAGAATATGGTAAGCTAAGTGTCAGGGATATCGATACAGTTGAGGACCCGAAGCCCAATTCGACTGGTTCGATTATGCTGGATATAGATCTCAAAGTCCCATACCCGGAAGGACGTATTATTGAGATTTATGGTCCTAATCAGGCTGGTAAAACATCCATTGTCCTTGAAGCTCTTGGTCAGGCACAGAAGGCGGGGAAGTATGTTGCTTTTTGTGATGCAGAAGGCAAGTTGACCAAGAGTCTTGTTAGTGGTATTAGAACAATTAATCCATTAATTGAAGACGAAGAAGGTAATAAAACATTTAAGATTTTAAAGGGAAGGTGTGGGGAAGAGAATCTTAATTTGGTTAGGGATTATGTTAGGTCATATCCAGGCAGTGTTGTCGGTATAGACAGTGTTGATGCTCTTGTCCCAGAGAATGTTTTACAGGGCGATATCGGCGATTCTGCTGTTGCTGATTTAGCGAAGTTAATGTCTGATGGTTGTCGTAAATTAAACGAAGCAGTACAAAAAACTAAGTCCACCATTCTTTTTATAAATCAGATGCGTAATAAAATTACTCTTTTCGGAGACCCTAGAACTACGTCTGGTGGTGAGGCTCTTGGTTATTATTCTGATCAAAGGATAGTTCTTTCTGGTGTTGGAAAAGACCAAAGAGTCAAGGGTGAGGGTGGTAAAATTATTGGTCATATTGCTAGATATAGTATTATCAAGAATAAACTAAGTCCACCCGTGGAGGGTAGTGTTCGTATCATATATGGGATTGGCATACACAGGGAATGGGAGCTTGCTAGGTTACTCAAGGACCTTGGTCTTGTAGAAGCTGGTGGTAAGGGTGGACACTCTCTTAAGATTGAAGGTAGGGTGCTCACCGTGGATAAGACTGCGGCTTTGTTTGAAGCAGACCCTGATTTATATACTAAGTATTATGAAATGTTGATGGACTGTTATAAATAATCTTACGGAGATCATCCAGTAATGAGAACTTTAGCTGAGATTATTGAATGTATTAAAGATGGTTATGACCCGTCTTATGAAGAACTTTATTGGGCTATGTTGGCCATGGAGGCTTTGGCTAATTTCGATTCTATGGATATACGTAGGCTATTAAATAAGGGGCCATTATTTACGCCGGAATATGTACACAGGACTTCGTTTGATAGATGGAAAAAGGCCTTAAATAAAGACCCCAAGACCTGGGTGGGGACTAACAATGACCCCAAGACCACCGAGTATCAGAGGCGTCGTAAGATAGCTAAGAAGATATTTGATAAAGTGATGAACAAGGATGAGCCTCACGGCAACTGAGTGATGAAATTTAAAACTGTTGATGGGCGTGTAGTTTCCGTAGACCTACGAAGAAAAAACACATGTAGGGATATTAGCCAGAGATCTAAAGGACAAGAACACTTAAGTGTGTGTATTGCACGTATATATCAGTTTGTTCCTGTGTTCGAAGAGTTTATTATTCCTGGTGAACAAGGTTTGTCGCTTGACTTTTTTATACCACAAAAGAAGATAGCGTTTGAATTTAATGGTCAGCAACACTACGAATATAATAAGTTTTTTCATAATTCTAAAATAGATTTTTTAAATCAACAAAAAAGGGATAATAGGAAAAGAGAATGGTGCAGAGTAAACAATGTAACTCTAGTCGAGGTGGTAGACCAAAAGATATCATTGGAGTCACTGGGGGAAATGATAGAAAAAGCAATCCGCAAGCAGAGCAATTATTAATTGCTGCCATGATTAAACACCCGGATATCTTTTTTCAATTCGACCAATATCTTACCGAAGACGATTTTTCAGTTCATGAGCATAAGCAAATATATTATGTTATTAAGCAATTTTATGATGACTCTAGGGAGGATTTGAGTATAATTCGTTTTGAGGCAAAAGCCACTGATGTTGGTTTTACTTTTTTGTGTAATAACGAAATGGTCCAAGACCTATTCACTATGTCTGTTACTAAAGACGATGCGTCAGATAGTTTCGCGAAAGTTAAGAAGGAATCCATCAGACGTAAGTACGATGATGCTTTACAAAGACTTAGTGCTTATGTGGATGACACTGGCGATTCGGTTGGGAATATTGTTTCGAGTGTTGAAGAGGGGATTATGGAGGTTTCTTCGATTCTTCAATATGGTGAACATGGTATTATTAATCTTGCCGCAGAAGCCGAAGATATGATCCGTCGGTTAGCAGAGTCTCCTGGGCATCTTGGGCTTGATATAGGTTTTCCTATATGGCAGAAGCATGTTGGTGAACTACGTAATGGCAGTTTACATATTGTTATTTCTGATACAGGTGTTGGTAAGTCACAATGGGGTATGCGTGGTGCGATTTTAGCCGCTAAAAACGGTATTCCGTCCCTGATATGTGATTCTGAAATGAATGAAACAGATCAGGCGGTTAGAGCCTTTGGTATGTATATGAAAATCCCCTACTGGATACTTGAAACAGGATATTGGCGGTTAAGTGACGATGAATTAATTGAGCGTGATTTTAAAGAAACAATGCCTGAGTTTCGACAAATTCAAAATGCTAGGATGAGAATGGGCGATAAAGAGGCGTTGGATGTATTTAAAACATTCCCGTTACAATATGTTTCTATTAATGGACTGACCGTTAGTGATGCTATACCTTTTATGCGTCAATGGGTTATGCGGTATACTAATATAGACAAGGAAAATAAATTTCCACAAGCCTTCTTGGTATATGACTATATTAAGCTTGCTACAGTAGAAGAAGTGAGGTCTGGTTTACAAGAATATCAATTACTTGGTTTAAATACTTCTAAGCTACATGATTTTATGCAGAAGTATCATTTGCCCGGCCTGACTTTTGGACAGACCAATCGCGATGTGGATGATTCATTGCGTTGCATTGCTGGTTCAAAAAGAATAGCAGAACTTTGTGATTCTGTGTCTATTTTTAAAGAGAAGAATCCTGAGGAATTACAGCTTGACCCCAACGGGAACCATATGGTTAAGGTGTTTAAAGGCAGACATGGTAAGAGGACTGGTCGTGGTCATGTCAGTATTCAGTTTAATGGTGAAATAGGACACATGGAAGAAATAGGATTCGTTAGTTATGCAGAGAGACGAGCCCAAGAAGAAGAGCAGGAATAAGCTTGATAAAGATGATATCAAGATACTTAATGAGCTAGGTAGAAGGGACTTTTCTTGTATCTTGAATCATTTTAAAATTCCTTATGCTGATAAAGGCAGCTTTCTTAACACATGCTGTCCTTTACCAGGCCATACTGGAGATGGTGATAATTGGTCTGCTTTTTCTTTTCAGTATGACACCGGTATGTGGGCATGCTGGACCCATCATTGTGAAGAGCGGTATGGACGCGATGTCATAGGCTTTGTTAAGGGGATGAGAGAGTGTTCTTTTAAGGAGGCTGTCGAGTGGTTACAAAATTTTATGTCGGACACAAAGAATCTTGATGTTTCCGAAATAAGCATAGATGATGTTCCAGATACGAAGAAGCGTAAGAAAGAATCTATAGTTATACATCGTCCTATACCCGATATGATGTTGGATTATTTAGATTATAGCGATGATTCTTCTGGCATGTTGTATATGCTTGGTCGTGGTTTTAGTAAGAGTGTGTTAAAAAAGTTCGAGGTTGGTTACTGGGAACGTTTTGGAACCTATATGCACAAACGTGTAATTATTCCTGTTCGGGATGCCGAGGGGCGTATTGTATTTTTTACTGGTAGAACGTTAGAGCCTAAAGAAGTATGGTCCGATAAGTCTAAGGATATATCCAAGTGGCTCCATGCACGCAACTATGTTAAATATAATAAGAGAGATAAATTTTCAAAGACTTCAGTAGTATTTAATCTACATAATGTTATAAAGAAGAAATATGATAGTATAATATTGGTTGAAGGACCTTTTGATGGTTTCAAGCTTGAGATGGCCGGAATTTATAATTGGGGTGCATGCTTAGGTGGATTTTCTCCAGTCCAGCAGAGATTATTAATGCAGGCTGGGATTAAGTCAGTTGTTCTTGCTTTTGATCCTGACGACTCCGGTCGTCGCGGAACCCAGACAGCGAGAGCATTGCTCGCCGATGTTTTTAGTGTTAAGGAGATAGCTGTTCCGGAGCCATACGATGTTGGTTCTTTGTCTGTAGCTACGTTGAGAGAACTAATTGGAGTATAAGAGATGCATAATAATATTTTTCAGTTTAAACATTTTCTTGTCTATCTTGGTGGGGCTATTCAGTATGCCTCTGACGGTGGTGTGAATTGGCGTAGAGATGTTACTAATAAGATGATGACTTTGGGCATTCCTAAGGATCAAATTATTGACCCATGTGATAAGCCATTGAATAATTTTGAAGGTGAAGATTTGGATATGGCGTTTAGTAGGATCGGTGAGTTGCGTAAACAGAAGAAATGGAAGGAGATCGAGCGACTTAGTAGGAATACTATACGGGTTGATTTACGTCTAGTGGATAAATCAGACTTGATCTATGTACATATAGATCCTCAAATTCATACCTGCGGGACATATGATGAGATTAGTGTGGCAAGAACACAAAAGAAGCCCGTGATAGCCGTTATTGATGGTGGTCTTGAGAATGCTCCGTATTGGCTGATGGGTCGTATAGGAGTAGAGCATATTTTCGCGACGGATGATGATGCACTGAGTTATATAGGCGGTGTGATGAAGGGTCAAATTGCTTTTGATCCTAAATCATGGTTGTTTTTTGATTTTTAGATGGAGCAAGTTATGGTTAAATATATTGGTTTGTTTGGACAAAAGGAAGTTGGAAAAAATACTTTTTATGATGCTTTTGAACAATATGTTGTTGGTAGACTTCGCTCTGCTTGTTCTAGGGTGGTGACGGTTAAGGAAGCTAGTTTTGCTTATCATTTGAGACGTATTTTGGCTGATACATATGGTATTCCGGATGAGATTATGTGGTCTGGTGATAAAGACCAATTGATTAAAGTTGATAGGTTAAGGTGGGAGAACCTTGGGTCTATTGTACGTAATAAATATCCTGATCGTGTTGGTTATATGACTTTACGTGAATTACTTCAGGTATTTGGTACCGATGTTATTCGTGATGGATGGGAAAAGAATTTTTGGGCTTATTTCCCGTTTATGCAACTTAAGGGAACTGATGTTGACTTTGTGATATTTACTGATTGTCGTTTTTTGAATGAAGTGCATGCATGTATAGATCATGACGGTATAGTTATTAATCTTTTGCGACCTGCGTTAGAATCTAGCGATGCACATTCATCAGAAAACCAGGCTATACCGGAGGAGTTATTTGATTTCACAATAAAGGGTGTTGAGGGCGTGGGGCCTTTTACTCGTCAAATTCATGATTTTCTTGATGCGAACCAGGAAAGGTTTTTTGGACAATGTATGTAACTAAGTTAAGCCCATCTAGAGTTAATACTTTTTTAGATTGTTCTTTTAAGTATTTTTTGACTTATGAAATTTACATATGTCAGGATTGTCATCAACCTACGTATGTTACTGAATGGCAGGCGATGAATATCGATCATTACAGTAACAAGAAGTGTCTTAATCCTAAGTGTAATAGTACGAATTTAAAGAAGCTTGAGTTACCATCTAATTGGGGTGCGACAAATGGGTCCATTATACATAAGATATTAGAGTTGTATGCCGAGGCATGTAGAACTAAGGCTGATGTAGGTGACTGGCGTTTTAAATGGAAAGACAATTTGGTATTGGCTTATTTAGGAAGGCTTCCTAATGAAGATGGTGATGGTTTTGAGGACTTTGGTTCAGAGAGACTTAATTTGTTAGTTGATAAAAACCAGGACGGATTGAGTAGTCTTACTGAGTGTGGAGAATGCCCTTTTCATTGTCTTGTGACGGATAATAAGCCGTGCTTTGATGGTACGACACATAGTGGTTTATGTCCTAAGCTGTTCTTTGAGAAGTCTATACTATTCGTTGAGGGTGTTATTAAACGTTATGACAATAGATATCGAGAGAATTGTTTGGGGACTGAGAAAAAATTTAACATAGGTATTGGTGAAGATATTTTTATTAATGGCATCATGGATGCTGCTTTTCGTGTAGATGATGATACTATTGAGGTAGTGGATTATAAAACTGGTAAATTTACCAAAAAGTATGATGAGTTATTGAATGATAATCAGGCAAGGATGTATTCTATAGCAGTCAAACATTTGTTTCCTCAATTTAAGCACCATTTATTAACATTTGATTATTTCACGAGGGTGCCAGTTACTGTCAGCTTTAGTGATGTTGATGATGAGTATATGAAGAGGCGTGTTATAGAATGGTATAGACAAATTGAGGATACCGAATACCCGAGACGTATACCTCTCCGAAATAATGGTTCTTTATTTTTTAAATGTAGATATATGTGTGATCGTGATATTTGTGATTATCATTGGGATATTTTTAATTCACGCTATGGAAGGGGTGGTTTATAATGCCAAAAATCGCCAAGGATGCTATTGATATTTATTTTGAACATGGCATTGATCAAATTAATAGACGTATTTTTTTATATGGTGATGTTGATGAAGATCAAATAGGACAGGTTATTAAAGGCATTTTTCTGTTACGGTCATTAAATAAAGAAAAATCGATTGAGATATATGTGGGGACATTAGGCGGCAATATATATGAAATGTTTGGTCTTTATGATGTAATTAGGAATTGTGATGGTAAGATTATCACTATTGGTATGGGAAAAGTAATGTCTTCTGGTATTTTAATTCTTGCTGCTGGTGATGAGAAAAAGGCGTTTAGAAACACCTCGTTTATGATGCATGAGTTTAGTGCTTATGGTGATGGTGAAGGAGCATCTAGTCAAAGGGTTTCATTGGAACATATAGATGATCTGCATAAGAAGTGGGCAGAATGTATGGAGGAAAGAACACGCATACCAGTCAGGGAATGGTACAAGATGCTCAAGAGCCCTGATTATTTTTTCGATATAGACGAGGCTATTGACCTTAAAATTGTTGATGAAATTATACCGGAAAAGGAGATGGTGTGAAACTGTGTCTTGGATGTGATTTTAAGATTTTGGCACGAACTGGATATAAGTCTGTTGATATTCATGGCAAGCCAGATATTGAATGTGATGTTTTCGATCTTAGCGTAATACCTAACGATTCGTGTGAGGTTATTATAGCCTCACATATATTAGAGCATGGTTATTTTGAGGGAGCACTATCTTATAGGGTACAACAAGTTATTAATGTTTTAAGGATGTGGAAGAGAAAGCTTATTAAGGATGGTAAGATATATATTGCTGTGCCAGACTTTGAGTATGTGGTGTCTGCTTATTTTACATCTAGGGAGAATTTTTGGGCAAATGAAGTTGATATTATCGGTCCACTTCTTGGCGGAGCCACTAATGCTAATGATTTTCATAATATGATTTTTAATATATATTTGCTTAAATATGTGATGGAGCAGGCTGGTTTTCAGAATGTCTGTGAGATGCAGCCAGGCAGTGCCGAGTTTCTGCCGGATGTTAATGGTGCATCCAGGGATATACGCAGTATTAATATGGTAGGAGAAAATATATGATAGGATATAAGCTTTTATTATCATGCTGGCGATATTTTGCTGTATTATATCTTGATGATGATGCTAAGTTCAAGGATTTTCAGATTATAAGACCTGGTTGGTACTGGGGTTTTACTTATGATCAGTGTGGAAGATTTTTTATTTCACAAAAACATAGCGATCCTCCTGGTTATTATCCCATATATGTTTTAGATCATAATTTTAAAGTTATACGTAGGATTAATGAATTACCTGAGTATGGGAGCAACGTACATCAGATTCAATGTTATGGTGAAAAGCTTTATGTTTTATGTGCTCATAATGGTCACGTTCTTGTGTATGATTTAAATAATATAGATGGTGACCCGGAAATATGGAAGCCAGAAGGTTTACAGCGGTATTCGTATATGAATACTTTGTTTTTCCACAAGGACCATATTTATATTATGGAACATAACATGGGATATAATAATAGTATTATTTCAGAATACATGGTGAACAGCCGACGTTTGGAACATAAACATATTTTGTATCACAAAAAGTGTCACAATATATTTGAACTCAATAATGAGATGTGTTATTGTGCATCACATGATGGCTGTATATGTAATTTGAGAGGGGAGTCGGTTGTCAATATTGTTGATGGAAGTTTTGTCCGTGGTGTAGCTATGGATAGTCGCTTTCTATTTGTGGGTGATTCTAAAATTGCCGAACGCAGTAACAGAGGCGTTGGTGATGGTCGTATTATGGTGTATAATACAGATAATTCAGAGTTTGTTAGGTCGATAAATATAGAGAAGTGTGGGCAAATTCATGAAATTCGTTTATTGAATAGGGATGATTTATGTCATAATGGATACTAAGATATGATACCAGATATTACTTATTTTGTTTTAGATTATAATCCATCGCATAGCGAGAAAGAAGCTGATTGGCTTCGTGAGTGTTTGATATCTTTATATGATAATACGGACGATTCTTTGTCTAAGGTTGTTTATGTGCTCAGTCAGGGGAACGGGACAAAACAGGAAGAATACCTTGGGAGACTTTCTCGTTTTCTTGATTTTCATTTGTTATGTATGAAAGATAATCTCGGCATCAGCCGGGGCATTAATCATTGTGTCCAAATGTCACGTAGTCCAGTTGTAGCCTTGGTGACCAGCGATACTGTATTAACCAAGGGAATGGATATCGACCTGTGGTGTAAACTTAATGATGGTGACAGCCGTTTGATGCATGCGACACCCCTTACCCAGAAAAGTGATATACCTTATCAGCAGTATGTACCCGAAGAAGATTTCGGTGCTGAGTCTGTAGTTAAGATGCCTGGTAAAGATATTTTCTGTATAGCATATGAACTAACAGTTAATTTTTGGAACCGAAGATTATTTGATCAAATAGGCTTCTTCGATGAACGATGGAAGGCTTGTTATGAGAATCTTGATTTTTCGCTTCGTTCTTATATACGTGGATATGATAGTATAGTAAGTGGTAGCTCTTTCGTGTGGCACAGGCATGGGACATGTTATCAGAACGATTTATTGAGACATGCCTATGATGGTTATTTAGACTACTTTATGTCGGGAGGGTTTAATCATACTCCGTTAAGAGAAATGTGGGACTTGAAGTGGCCTGGTATTAATAATTTTATTGACATATATAAACCTGTTCGGAGTATTGGCATTAATGATGATGATGTGGTAAGATTAAGAAGTTTCTTACGTCGTGAATTTGAACATAATATTTATTTACCCTATATACAGAAAAGAGTCAAATATTAATGAATGATGCAAACAGGGACTGGATTGTTAAGCAACACAGAGAAAAGCTACAAGGTAGGATATTGGAAATTGGGTCGTTTATTGTTCCAGGACAAGAAGAAATATCTATGCGTAAAGCTATTGAGTCTTTAGGTTACCCGTTTGTGGGTATAGATATGCGTCAGGGACCAGGCGTAGATATTGTTGCAGATGCCAAGAATATGCGTAGTATAATAGCTGATGATGAGATAGATACTATAATTTGCCTTGATACACTAGAGCATGTTGATTGGCCTAGAGACCTTATACAAGAATTGTATCGTGTCCAGAAGCCCGGAGGATATTTTTTCTTGGCTACTGTTATGGACTTCCCCATTCATGATTACCCTAGTGACTATTGGAGATTTACTCCACAATGTTTGAAAATGTTGCTTAAGTATGCTGGTTATGAAGTGCTTGGGGTAGAGGGATGTGGTAGGCAAGATTTTCCTGGTGTAGTAAGAGCTATAGGGAGGAAAAATGCCTAGGTGGTGGTTCCAAGAGAAACGTAATAAGTACGCAGACCGGTCTTTCACTAATCATATATCGGTAGGCTGTAGACCGCACTTGAGTGATATACCTAACTGGGAATTGCAAACTTTCGATTATTGTGATGAACTGATTATTGTGGAAGCCTGCCGAGATCACGAAGTTTTACTTAGAGAGGGGTGCTCTAGGTTTCGTAAGCCTGTGAAAATTTTTATTGAAAAAATTGAAAAAATGCTTGACTTTTTCCCAGAATGTGGTATATTTTCATGGCATCATGGACCCGAACATAGTTGGGATTGGCAGCATGTGTTGTCAGAGATGGAAAAGAAGGCAAAACTTATCATGATTTCATGCCCGTTAGGACATGTCGTTCCTGGCCACATTCACGGCCAAAATCAATGTGACGAACATCCAGATGGACTTCGTATAGAAAGAGATTACTTTGACCAAAATGGTTACGAGGTTTTTATGTGGCGAGAGAAATGGGGGATTGAAATCAATGCCATTAAGGAGAATCCGTAACATGAGTAATAGTAATGGTGTTGAAAATTTGCGTTTGTTTGCTAGGTCTGTTACTTCTCAAAATGGTGAAGACGGTATTATATCTTATCTTTTAGACAGACTCGGTATTAGTGATGGATGGTGTTGTGAATTCGGAGCGTGGGATGGGATTCACTTTAGTAATGTATGTCGGCTGTGGCGTGATATGGATTTTAACGCAGTCCTGATAGAGTCTGACGGAGGCAAGTTCGGGGCACTGAAAAATAATGTTACTCAACACAAAAGTGTTCTTCCTATACATGCCAATGTTTCTAGTAACCAAAATAGCCTTGATTCTTTAGACGGTATTTTGTCTCGTACATTTATACCATTCAATTTTGATGTTTTGTCAATTGATATAGACGGTAATGACTATGAGGTTTGGAAATCTTTTATGGAGTATAAACCAAAAATAGTTATTATAGAGGTTAATTCTAATCATATGCCGGATGTAGAAATTATTAATGTTTTGCAAGATTTACGTGGTGATACGTGGCGGTGTACTTCGTTGAAGCCAATGGTTGCTTTGGCTAATGAAAAGGGGTATGAATTAGTTGCTCATATATCTTGTAATGCTATTTTTGTTGACAGGTCTTTATATCACTTAGTAGGTCTAGAGTCTAATTGTATTGAGGATATATATCATTATGAAATGGTGAGGCATAGATGAAATTAACTGATTTACTTGATATATACAAAAGATTTGGTAACCATGGATTAGTTTCAAAACTAGAATATGAATTTACTACTGATGCCGACTTAGTAGCCTGGCGTAAATATTTTGAAAAGATCGGCGGCTTTGCCCAAAATTCATGGTATGTTATGTGGGACGCTATTATCAAGAAGATTACTATAGAAAATTTTCTTGATCTTGGTGTACATGTTGGTCAATTTAGTATATTGCCTGCTCTTCTTGGCAAGCGGCATGATAAAGAGTTTAATATCCATATGGTAAGCCCATTTAACGGAGTGGGTGATAAATATAGTAGTTATGAACAGAAGGATTATGGAGAAGTTTTCTTACAAGCCATGGCAGACATGATGATTGACTCATGTAGTTTCGTAATGCATAAAGGGATGTCCCAAGACCCAAAAGTTAAAGACGAGGTTAAAGATACAAGATTCGACTTAATGTATATCGATGGTTCTCACGATTATGAGGTGGTTACCCAGGATATAGATTTTTATGTTATGGAGCTTCTTAAACCTAATGGTATTGTGATATTTGATGATGCACAATTTTATATACCATCTGGCGGCCATCCGTGGGAGAGACAGGGGTATGGTGATGTAGTGAGGGCCGTTAGAGAAAAAATGGATAATCATCCTGATTTTATGCATCTTTGTGATGTTACGCATAATAGAATATTTCAGAGGTTGAGATGAATTTAAATAGTGTATGCGTTTTGCTTGGTCCATACAGGAATTTGACTACTCTTTTATCAAGCATGATGTTTCTTCATCCTAATTGTCAGGTTTTAAATCATGCTGGTGATCGTGTATATCAACCTAGTGTTGGGGAAGATGTTAATTTTATTGATAGATATTCAGAAGAGACGCTAGATAATTTTGTTGATTATGCTTTACGTATATCAAGGGAGCCAACTAGTGGTTGGCGTGGCGGATCTATTACAGTTTCTCATGCCTTTATTTTCCATCCTAAAATGGTGAAAACATATAATAATAGATATGGGTCTTCGTTAATAAAATCCGACATTCGTTGTTTGTGGTGGAAGGAGTCTATGAAGACGACTCTTAAGCTAATGCATGATGATTTTGACTTTGATTTATTTTTGAAGAAATCAGATCCTCGTGTTAAATTTTTGTTACCCATTCGTAACCCCATGGATTGTGCGATATCTAATTCAAATAATGGTCAGATGTGGCCTATGTTATCCCCATCACGTTCTGAGCAAGCTATTTTGAATAAGATTGTGGAAATTATCAAATGGTTTACAGAGTGGCGTACAAGGTATCCTGATAGATTTTTTTATATTACTGAATATGATCTTGAGAATATGTTGAGTGGGACGTTATTTGATGTTGCTAATTTCTTGAAGATAGACTATGTAGATGAGTGGGTTGATGATGTAAGGACGGTTTGTGAATTAAAAACAACTTATCCACATCCTGACGGTCTACAGAAGCATTATGATCTTTTGTTAAATACGTACTTTGGTAATTTTGCTGATTTTAAACATAAATTATCGTTAATGAGGTGATTATTTAAAATGCCTTTTTATGATTACAGATGTAATAAATGCGAAGAGATTACGGAATGTTTTTTTGATGAGATAAAGAAGCGTCGTGATAAAATAAAGTGTGGCAATTGTGGCGAGGACGCTAAGCGTATTTATACTATTGCTGCTGGTTATGTTAAAAAGAATCGCGTTGGCGATATTTGGGACAAAAAGGGCATCGGCCCAGTTTCTGAAGGAAATTCCAAAGCCAAACAAGCTAACATGGAGCGTGTTGAAAAAATGCGTAAGGATAAAGAGTCGAGAATTGACATGGCACGAGAAAAAAGAAAAAGGGGGGATTTATAAGATGTCCTTTTGTCACCTACATGTTCATTCTGACGCATCGCTTCTTGATGGTATGTCTAAAGTAAAAGATATAGCCAAAAAGGCCAAGAAGCTTGGTCAACCCGCCGTGGCATTAACTGATCATGGCAATATATATAATGCCATTGCATTTTACCAGGCTTGTAAAAAAGAAGATGTTAAGCCTATACTTGGTTGCGAATTTTATTTTGTTCCCAGTATAAAGCGTATGAAGGAAGAAAAAAATAGAACCGCTTATCATTTAACTGTGTTGGCTGAAAATAATAAGGGGTGGAGTAACATAGTCAGGATGATTTCTGCTTCTAATCATCCGGATAATTTTTACCATAAACCAAGAATAGATTATGATATACTTGAGCAACATTCTGATGGCCTTATTGTGTTGACCGGATGTATGGGCGGTATGATATCTAAGTCGTTAATGAATGATGACCAAGACCAGGCTATCGATTTTGTCAAGCGAATGCGTGATATGTTCGGTAATAGATTATATTTTGAAACACAAAATGCTGGTTTGGAAGAACAAGATAGCTTAAACGAGGCAATTCGTGCCCTAGCTAAAGAAGTGGGTAGACCTACTGTGGCTACGGTTGATTCGCATTATGTGAATCGAGAGGATGCCATGACTCATATAGAGTTGAAAACTATTTCTACTGGCAGGGATTTTGTAATGAGTGGTGGCTTTGGGGTATCTAGTGAATTCTTTTTTAAGGCAAGAGAAGAAGTACAATTGCCAGATAAAGAAAAAGATATGACGCTTGATATTGCTGAAAGGTGTAATGTTACTATAGACTTAAAAAAACAAAGATTTCCATCTTATAGACCAAGAGAAGGTGAGATGGACGGTATTGACACACATGATATACTTTTAAGAAAGAAACTAACGGATGGATGGCAGCAACGACTAACTAAGGAGCAACGTGCTGATGTTACATATACGATGCGAGCCCAACAAGAGTTTAAAGAAATCGCGGCTGCTGGTTTTGTAGACTATTTTTTAATTGTGGCAGATATCGTTAATTGGGCTAAGGAGAATGGCATTTGGGTAGGTCCCTCTAGAGGATCTGTCGCCGGTTCGCTTCTTGCATATTTACTGAATATAACTGATGTGGACCCCATCAAACATGGCTTGATTTTTGAGAGATTTTACAATAGTGGGCGTTCTCACAGTGCTCCTGATATTGATACGGATATTGAGCTAAGGTATCGCAAGGATGTGATTAGGTATATCGGGGAAAGATTCGGATATGATCAAGTAGCTCAGCTTATGACACTTAATACGATGGCGGCCAGGGCGGCCCTTAAGGATGTTATGAGGGTTAATAACGTAGACTTTGAGACAGCAAACGAAATAACAAGTCTTATTCCGTTGAAAAACGATGAGCACGGTACTATTACGCTTAAGGAGGCTATAGAAAAAAATGACCGTTTAAAAACATATAGCGAAAATCCGGAATACGAGATGTGTTTCAAACATGCTAAGGCCATAGAGGGTGTTGCTAAGTCGGTTGGTACTCATGCTGCTGCGGTTATTATTAGTGATAAACCGTTTTCTGATGGTGAGTTGCCGCTTGTTAGATCTCCAGATGGACAGAATTTGATGTGTGGTTGGCCGATGAAGACTATTGATGCTTTGAATATTTTGAAGTGTGATATCTTGGGGTTAGCTACGCTTGAAGTCCTTCATCGCTGTTGTGATTTTATTAAAGAGCGTCATAATGTTGTAATTGATTTTGACAACTTGGATTATGGAGATGATAAAACATACGGATTGATATGTCGGGGGTTATTGGATGGTGTGTTCCAGATTGAAACTCATTTGGGGAAAAAGTGGTCTAAGCTTTTGATGCCCACCTCGTTGTCGGATATTGCCGATTTATTGGCATTAATCAGGCCGGGGTGTCTTGATACCAATATGACTGATGAATATCGTCTTATTAAGCATGGAGAGAAGCAGGCTGCATATATCCATCCGTTCCTGAAGCCCATTTTGGAGCCTACGCATAGCGTTCTTATTTTTCAGGAGCAGATCCTTGAAATATGTAAAAAGATAGCTAATATGACCCTTAAGGAGGGGGATGAGATTCGGCGTTGTTTGGGTAAAAAACTACCCGATGAAATGCGTAGCTGGAAAGATAAATTTATTACGAAGGCTGTTGAGCATACTGATATGCGGCTGGATGATGTTGAATCTATCTGGTCGTGGATTGAGGCGTTTGCTGGTTATGGTTTTAATCGTTCTCATGCTTTGGGTTATGCTATTATCGCTTATCGTACAGCTTATTTGAAGGCTCATTATCCTTTGGAATTTATCTGTGCGTGTTTGATTTGCTCGAAATATAATCAGAAGTCATTAGATGAAGTCAAGAGGTTTGTTAATGATGCTAAGTTATTTGGTATTAGGATATTACCTCCAGATATTTGTGCGAAGAATGTTGATTTTTCTATTGCGGATGATAATACTATCAGATTTGGTTTGTCGCATATTAAGAACCTGGGTGAGAGTGCGATTGGTAAAATTCTTGATTCTAATGAAGCCGGGGATGATTTTTATCAATATATCATGAATTGTCCGTTGAATAAAAGGGCTGTGTTGGCACTCATGCATTCTGGAGCATTGGATTGTTTTGAGATCCCAAGAGATCGCATGGTTAATGAGTATACGCTGTATAAGAAGTTGAGTCCGATCCAACAAAAAAATTTAAAAAGTGTGTTTAAAAAAGGTGAGGATAGTGTTATTTCTATTACTCGAAAAATGTCATCCGAGGACGAGGTAGACAATTGGAAGTCTGTTGGGGTGAGACCACCAAATGTTAATGGTAGAAAGAAATTGCGGAAGTTAGTTTCAGAGTATGAGGGCATGGAGATTTTATCTGATGCCCAGATGGCCGAAAAAGAACGAGAAATACTTGGTATAGCTACTGTTCCTAGGATGATACCCGCTAAAAGTAAGGACACATGTCTGTCGGTCAAAATGCATCTTCCCCCCGGTACCGATAATGTTAAAATCTCGGGTTTTGTTTCTGATGTTAAAATTGTACGTACAAAACAGCGTGGCGATCAAATGGCGTTTATAGCTTTGGAAGATTCTACGTATGCACTTGACGGTATTGTTGTTTTCCCTAAATTATTCAATCGTGTGTCGTCGCTATTGAAGGTAGATAGACTAATTAATATTTCTGGTGTTCTGGATAATCATGGTACTTTATTGTGTAGAAAGATCGAGGCATGAAGAAATTATCGGTTGTATGTAATTCATATAACAGTAGCGTGTTTTATAAGCATGATGATAATGTATTATGCGTGTTGCGTTGGACAATTAACGAGAATGAGCTTGCCGGTTTTGTTATTGATAGTCATAATTGTCTTGTAGATATATATGATAAGGATTTTTATCCATTAGATGATTCTGCGTTGTCGGCTTTTATTATTAATATGGCCGATAGGATTAAGCTTGATCAGCAAATGGACACAGTTGAATATATTGATAGTGGTGGTGTTGCATCATACTTACCTATGTTTCTACCTAATGAGATTAGGGATGAAGATATTAATGATTTACCTAGGTATCAAATAGGTGTATGTAAGGCCTGGGTGGCTTTTGTTAAGGAATTTAATTGTAGTCTTTATGAGGATTTTTTAAAATATTTGGATCAACAAGGTCTATTAGCTGGTTTTCTTGACCTTGTTACTGTTGAATTGTCTTCGTTGATGAAAGGAATAAACAATGAGTGATTTTAGTGAAGTAACCGTTTGTGGTAGAATGGGCGAGCCTCAGTTTTTTGAGATTGGTGAGAAGAAGACTCCGAAGGCTGCGTTTAGTGTAGCCGTGAATAAATATCGTCCCAAGCAGGGTGGAGAGGGTTTCGATCAGAGAACCATATGGGTTCCTTGTGTCGCCTGGGCTCGTGTAGCCAGCCAAATTAAGCAAAATGGTGGTAAAGGCGTTACCATTATGGCTTCTGGTGAGTTTGAAGTTGAGGAGTATCAGGACAAGGAGGGCAACCCAAAGAAATCGCAATTTGTGCGTTTGCGTTCTGTCAAATTGTTTGATTTTAAGTCTGGTAATTCTGAAGCCGCTTCTCAAAATACTTCTCAAAATACCAATAACAATAGTGGTTTCCAGCCATCTGGACCTTTTGGATAATGGAGAAAAATAGTGTCGGATAAATATAAGAAAAGAATTCTGTTTTGTGGTGAGGCATCTTTTCTGAATACAGGATTTTCTACTTATTATCGAGAACTGCTTCCCCGTCTAGCAAAGACGGGGAAGTATGAAATTGCCGAAATGGGGTCGTATGCTAATCAGGCCGATCCTCGTATTTACGATTTTATTCGTAATAGGTGGACGTTTTATGGTGTTGAGGCTATCCCGACGCCCAATCGTGATTCGTCTGACGAATTGGCATATCGAGATCCTCAAAATCAGAGCCCTCGTGCTCCTGGGCAAAATACTTGTCAGTTTGGTGATTACAGGTTCCAGTATGCTTGTGCTGATTTCAAGCCGGATATTGTCGTAGATATTCGTGATTGGTGGATGCTGGAGTATATCGAAAGATCTGCTTTCCGTCCTTATTTCAAATGGATAGCTATGCCAACCGTTGATGCTGAACCGCAGCGAGAAGAATGGATTGCTACTTATCGCACAGCCAATTTATGTCTTGCATATTCTGATTTTGGTGTTCACGTATTAAAGTCTTATCCTGGTGTGAAAGTCTGGAATAAGCCTACTAGACCTGGTGTTGATCTGGATGTATTCCATCCCATGGATCAAAAAGAACTGAAGAAAGATTGGCTTGGGTGCCAGGATGATGTCAGGGTTATTTTAATGGTTGCACGTAATCAAAGTAGAAAGCTGTTTCCTGATGCCTTAAATGCCTTTGCTTTAATGAAAGAAAAATACAAGGGTGTTCGTGCTGTTGATAAGGCAGTATTTGTTGTACATAGTTCTTGGCCTGATAATCAGCATTCTTATGATTACCCTCGACATATTGCAAGAATGCATACTGGGCATTATGGTCTTGAATATTATAATATGCCGACTAAATCTAAAAAACAGAGCAAGAAGAAGCCTAAGGGCGGGATTATGCATGATGTTTTCCAGACATATATGTGTCGTAAATGCAATCATGTTTTTCTTGGCTGGGCTATTCATTTGTATGATAAGCCCGTTGAGTATCGTGTTCCTAATGAAGCGGGTAAGATTTATATACAATGTCAAAAGTGTGGTGAAAATTGGGCCACTACCCCAGACACATCTCGTGGATATGATCGCGAACAATTAGCTCGTTTATATGCTATGGCTGATATGTTTGTGCAGGTCACAATCTGTGAGGGGGACGGCATGCCTATTCAAGAAGCTAAGGCCTGTGGTTGTCCCACGCTAGTTGTTGATTATTCTGCTATGGCCGAAAAGGGCCGTTTTCATGATGAGTATGTGCATTTCAAGGACAAAGATTTTAATAAGGACGAGTATACCGTCCATCATGGGGGGGCGGCCATCCCTGTGGAAAGGTTTTATTATGAGCCCGAAACTTCATGCAAAAGGGCTCTTCCGGACACATCTGAGTTAGCAGACCAGATGTATGAATTATTGACTGATGATAAGAAGCGTAATAAGATGCGTGTTGATGCACGCAGGTGTGTTGAAGAAAACTATGATTGGGATAAGCTTGTTCAGGAATGGGAATATGTTTTGGATAACATGGACATTCTTGATCGTTCTACCACATGGGATAAGACTCATAAAATAGTGGAAACAAGGAAGGCTGGGGATATCCCCGAGGGACTTAACGATAGTGAGTTTATTGATCATTTATATTTAAAGGTTCTTAAATACCCTAAGGTGGATGATGCTGGTAAACAACATTGGTTAGCTGCCCTGGAGGCGGGAGAGAGTCGTGAGGCAGTTTGTCGTGCTTTTGAACAGGTGATTGGGCAGGAGGTTAAACATCAGAATGCGGTTAATGCACTGCTTGCCACACCCGAAAAAGATCCTAATAAGCTTGATGGAGAGATGATATAATGAAGATTTTGATTGTTGGTCCGCTTAAGGATTTTTCAGGCTATGCACATTTGGCTCGTAATATGGCGTCGGCTCTTCATATGAATAAGGTCGATGTCGCTATGCGTCATGTGAAGTACGATGATTATGAATATATACCTAGTGTTGAAGAACTAGATATGTTTAAGAAACCTATGGATGAGTGTGATATTGTTTGGCAGTGGACAACTCCGAATGAGATTAGGTACATTCCTGGTAAAATGAATATAGCTACTTTGTTTTGGGAAACCACACGCATTCCTAGGTATTGGGTTGAACAATTGAATTTGATGGATTTAATTATTGTCCCATGTAACTTCAATGCCACGGTTCTTAGTCGATGTGGTGTGACAAAACCTATATGTACTGCCAATCCGTTGTTTGATATTAGTATTTATAATCAGCAGTATGACAGGTTTGAAATTCCTAATGCAGGTGATAGGACCATATACTATAATATTTGTCAGTTTAATGCTAAGAAGGGTCTTGATGCTTTACTAAGATCATATTTTCGGGCTTTTTACGATATACCTGAAGAAACATTATTGGTGTTGAAAACTTATATTAGTATGGTGAATCGTAATGGTGAGATAGATCGTGTACGTGGTTTTATTGATAATGTTAAGAAGCGTATGCGTTTACCACAATATCCGCCCGTTTATGTTATCACTAATATATTAGATGACAAAGGCGTATATAGACTACATACTACTGGTGACGTTTATGTGTGTCCGAGTCGTGGCGAAGGTTGGGGTATTCCGCCTTTTGAGGCGATGGCAATGGGTTCCCACCTTATAACTAATAATTGGGGTGGTTTGGGTGAGTTTGTCCATGAGAATAATGCGATTCTTTATCCCGGAGCCCAGTCTATTGTTTTTGATCAACCACATCCCGATCCTAATCTTTACACTAGTGCAGAGGAATGGTTTGAGCCTAACGACTTTCATATGTCTGTGGCTATGCGAAATGTACATGAGTGTATCAGAGGGAGGGGGCAGAAAGATTTTGTTGATAAGCTTAACGGACTCAAAACAAGAGCAAAGGCCGATATCCAGAATTATGATTTTCGAACCGCTGGTCCAAAGTTTATAGCTGAATTACGTAAACTTTATTCGTCATGGAAACAAAATGGTTGTATAGAGGTTGAACAAAATGAAGCTAATAAGGTTTAAGTGTATTGTTTGTAAAAGTGAGTTTTATACTCTTCCTGATTATGTCGAAGAGATTCGTAAAAAAGATGATGATCCCATTTGCCCTTTTTGTGATCCTGAGCCGGGCAAGTCAATATCAAGGTGTTTTGAGGTCGGTGATGTTGAGTTTGATGATCGATCTAAGCTTGAGGCAGATGATATTGAAAATACTGTCGAATTTTTGAAGGAAGTTGAAAAAGAGATATCTGGGCAATTCGATCAAGCTTACCATAGAATAGAAAGACTAAAAAGACAAAAGGTTGAAGATAGCGGAGACACCAATGAGCCAGAATAATCAAGGAGCTAACTATCGTGGTCAAATGGACGAAATAGCCGAGGTGCTTATGTGGCCGACTAAAATCGTTCAATGTATCCAGGTATTCAATGGGGAAGAATTCATAGAGTATGTGTTAAAATCTATATATAATGCCGTCGATCACATAAGGATTGTCGAGGGGGCTGTAAAAAATCAGGTTGGTGCTACCAAAGACGGTCATTCTACCGACAAAACTGTTGAAATTATTAAAAGATTTATAAAAGAGAGTGATCCGGGCAAAAAAGTCAGACTTATCCAGATTAAGAGACCGTATGAAAACCTGGAAGAAATGAAACAAACATTTCTTGATTATGCGGTTCCGGGTGAGTGGCTTTTGATTAATGATGTGGATGAATTTTATAGGGAAGAAGATATACATCTGTTAAGAAGGGCTATATATTATCAACCTCTTGCATCTGAGTTTGTTCCGTTATTTTTGCATTTTTATAGAGATTGTGTTCATATTGCTAAACCAGAACATGAATGGCAGCCTCAACATCAAAGATTTTTCCGCTTTGTAAAAGGAATGAAATATAATGCTCATCCGATAGTGACTGATCATATGAATCATTGTACTTATTATGCTGTCCACTATCAGCATCGACGCTTTGTTGTGAAAGACTGGTATGTATGGCATTACGGGTATGCTCGTGAAAATATGGATAAAGTCATGATGGACAAGAAGACTTATTACGAAAAAGAGCTTTCTAAGCATGCCGGGGCTGATAAGCCGTTCGATGAAAAAGCCAATCTCTTTTTGAATAGAGGTGAAGATCTTGGAGATTTTTTGTCTTACAATATCGCGTTACATCCCGAGGTATTAAAAAATCATCCGATGATGAAGTTTCGCGATGAGCAGTGGAGTGGGTTAATATTTGATCCATGGCACAAGGCTGAACCCTATTGTCTTGAGGAAATTCCTAATATATGGCTTTGGATGACTGGAGCTAATCCACGTATGCCTTTTTACAGTAATCAAATTACTTTGGACGAACTAAAAGAACTATAAGGAGACCGAGATATGCGTTGTATTATTATTATGTTGTTTATTATGTTGTCATTAGTCGGGTGTCAGTCAATAAATCAAAATGAACGTCATATAATGCTTGATGTTAATGTTGCTACTGTTGCAGAATATTTTTGTGTTGCCGCACAACTTGATATTATACTCAATGAATTGCTTGTGTATAATCCTGATAATGAAAGTCTCTTAGACATTCAGAAAAAGCTTAAAGAATCTAGAGCCAACGTTGCTGAGTTGGCGGAGCATCTTCGTAAAATGGTCGAGTCTTCTGATCTTGAAGATACTGTGAAAAATAGTATGTTCGAGGTATTAAATGCTGCTATATTGTTGGGTATTGATAACACCAAGGTATTAGTCACACCAAGAGGAGAATAATCATGCCATTCGAACCCAGAGGAATAGACGGATTAAAAGTTTTTAATATCCCTGAAGAGAAACTCAAGGAGATGCAAGCCAAAGCAAAGCATATGATCAAAAAGAAACATGTTAAAGAATTACTAAGTGTTATGGAGCAGGTCCAACAAGCCAAAGACCAACGAAAAGCATTAATTAAACATCTTTTTTCTGTCCTCCGTATAGCTATCGCCCTAGGTTTTCGCGTGTAAGGAAAAACATTTATGCCTAAAATAAGCTACTTAGTATCCACATATAATTCTGCTGATTATCTTGACAGATGTATTAGGGACCTTATGCTACAGAGCGAACAAAACTTCGAGATAATTATTGTGAACCCTAATTCACCAGATAGGGATGATGAAATAGCCCAAGAGTGGTTGGATCGCGATTCTCGCATCAGGTATTTTTATGTTAAGGAGCGGGAACCTTATGGTCAGTCATGGCTTAGGGCATGGCAGCAAGCCGAATCCCCGATTGTGTGTAATGCTAATACGGATGACACAAGACATTATATGTTTGGTACATATGTGATTAGTGCTTTAGAATCTACGGACGGTATAGCTTTTGTTTATCCTGGTGTTAATGTAGTAAATCAGAAAGGGATATATACTGGAGGCGGTGAGAGAGGGCCTTTTGATAGAAATGTTTTTAAGAAGGAGTGTCATGGTGGACCGTGTGTTGCTTGGCGGACGAGTCTGAGGGACGAAGTAAATATGGATGAGGCCTGGGAAAGAGCTGGTGTATATACGTCTGCTTTTGATTATTGGCTTTGGCTAAAATTTATGAGCCTGGGGTATGATGGTAAAGTTCTTTATGGAGTGCCTGTGACATATACTCAGAGGCCGGATTCAATCGAGAATAGTTCTGGTCCTAAATCTACGTGGCAGTCGTTTTGTGCTATATCTGAGTTTTTCCCCGAGGCTATCCAAGAAATAGGGAAGGAAGCATTGGACTTTCTTAGTTTTCCTGTTGTTCCTCCTCAGGACGAATGGTGTGAAATGATGAAAACTAAGATTGGACCAGATGATATCAAGAGGTGGGACGGAGCCAAGATTAATATTTTTGCGGAGCGGGTATGAAGATCTTGCATTTTATACATGATTTAGGAATTGGTGGTACTCAGAAAACCTGTGAGCAGTTTGCTATTGAACTTGCTAGGCGTGGGCATACATGCTCTGTCGTATTTTATGAAGGTGGGGCAACAGACAGGTGTGAAAACTTAGATAGTTGTGCAGCGAATGATGTTGGGTATGATAGATTAGTTTGGTTTGGTATTAATAGGGAGAATAAAGAGAAAGCCTTCCAGGAAATAGTAGATAAGTTTAAGCCTGATATTATTCATACATATTTGAGTGGATATCCTGAATTTCCTGATCCTGGCAAAGACTATGATCCTCGCGGAGCGAAGTGTGTTCAAACGAATGTATTTGGTCATTATAATAGTAACCCTGATTTACACAAAGTGTTATATATGAGCGAATATCTTTATTTTCATGCCAGGAAACATGGCTATGCTACTGGTCCTGATTTCCGATATGACTTTATTTACAATCCTGTCCCTAAACCTGTGGTTAGTAGGGTGTCTAAGCTGGTGCTTGATGGTGACAAGGAAATTTGGCCGAAAGATAATAAAATTGTTATCGGTAGGACTGGTAGACCTGAGAATGGGATATACGACTCTATATCTATTGACGCCTTAAATATATTGTTGCAAAACCAGCCGGAATTACGTGGCAAAATTAATTTTTTGGTTCTTGCTCCGCCTCCTAATATGGTTAAAGATCTTAAGAGATATAGTATTCCCTTTAGTATGCATTGTCCTACGGTCATACCTTATGAAATCGATCGTATTTATAGTAAAATGGATATTTTTGCACATGCTCGTTTGGATGGCGAGACATGTGGCTGCGTTATTGAGGAGGCTATGATGCATGGGCTTCCTGTTGTTACTCATGTATCGCAGCCCGATGTTCCAAATGTTTATCCGTTCCAGGCACAAACAACTCTTGTGGAAAATGATCGTACAGGATTTGTTGTTGGACATTCTGCTGAAGAGTATGCTGAAGCCTTGGGTGAGCTTATCGAAGATGCTGATCTTCGCAAGAAGCTTGGTGATGCTGGTAAGGAAGTTGCCTTGTCACTTTTTGAGACTGGTGTATGTGTGGATAAGTTGGAGAAAATATATTACGAGTTAATAAATGAATAATCAAAGAGTAAAGCCATTTATTCAAGCGGTTAACAGGCTAAAAAACGCCAGGTGTGATGGCAATAAGATATATTATGATTTCCAGATACCTGGATGGTGTCATCAAGAAACAATGTTCTTTTTGAATCTTGTAGTTGGTCATTTTTTGAATCAAGACGAACAGTATTTGGAAATAGGCACCTATTGTGGTAAAAGTCTAGTAGCTGCTCTTTATAAAAATTATGCTAAGGCTCAAGTAATAGAGCCGTTTGAGAAGCATTTGCCGGATGGAGTACATATTAGAAGTAAGTGGGTGGAAAATATTAGTCGTTTTGGTCTTGGGTCTGAGAATAGAGTCACGCTTCATAATGAAAAGTGTGAGCAGTTCGATGGCGATCTACCAGAGATCGGCGTGTTTTATTATGATGGTAATCATGACTCAGGTCACACTTACGAGGCTCTTAAAAAGTACGAGAAGTATTTAGCGGACAATGCAATTATCATAGTTGATGATTATTATATCGGCGGAGGGGACGCCCAAACTCCTTATCCTGGATACGATGTTGTTGATGGTCATCCAGTTAAAGTTGATACTGACAGGTGGGTGTCTGAAAATCAAGATAAGGCCAGGATAGTTTGGATTATGCCGTGCGAGAACCATCAAGCCGTTATTTTATATAGAAGAAATGGTCATGAAGAAGATTAAGGTAGTACATCACACAAAAGGATGTGGGTATTCTGGCACAGATAGGACAGCCCAGCTTTTCTGTCAATATTTAGACAGGAGTAAGTTTGAGCCGTATATTGTGTACAGGGAAAACGCTGATTGTTCGCGGGTAAATTTTATGAAGCGTGAACTTGAAGGCAGTAATGTGGTGGAATACGATCACGAACACGGTAATAATGTTTCTCCTTATTGGCCCAAGAGAGATAATTTTGTAGATGTGATTCGTTCTATTAACCCAGACATTATACATTTCCATCGTTCTGGTCATACCGAGTGGCCTTGTTTGCCTTTTCTCAAGAAGGAATTTCCGAAAGTCAAGTTTGTTGAAACTAATATATTCGCTCATAACGATAATTTTCCATGGGACCTGAGATTATTTATATGTCCTTATATCGCAACGAGAGCAGGGCATCCTGACGGATCTTATTTATATAATCCAGTAGAATTGCCTTATTGCGGTGAAGGTAGTGACGATTCTGATATTGTCGTTTTGGGGCGAATAGGTAGACAGGATAATTTTTATGATATATCCTTACAGGCTTGTCGATTGTTGTTAGGTCGAGGAATTAAAAACTGGAAGTACTTGATTGTTAATCCTTGTGACAAGTGGATTAACAGGATTCATGAATTAGGGCTTGATAAATATTGTGAGCCTATTGTCCCGATTTATGATAATCGATCATTATCTAGATTTTATTCATTATTAGATGTTTTCGCACATTCCAGAAGTGATGGTGAATGCCAAAGTGTTTGTATGAGTGAAGCACAAATACATGGTGTTCCCATTGTTACCCATAAGTCGCCATGCTGGAATGGTCAGGTTGATCAAATTAATTTGAGTAATTGTGGGTTTTGTGTTGGGTGGAATGATGCCGTTGGGTATGCTGATAATTTACAGGCATTAATAGAAAGTAAGTCATTGAGAGAACGACTTGGGGGGAACGGTAGGCGGTGGGCTAATCATAATGTCGAGGCTAGTGTTGTAGTTAAGCAACTTGAGGGATACTATGAGGGACTCATATAATGTCTAATATATTTTTTATCGCTGATACTCATTTCGGACACGCTAATATTTCTAAATATTGTAATCGTCCTTTCTCTTCGAAAGAAATGGACGAAATGATGATCGAGCGTTGGAATAATGTTGTCAAATGTCATGATCTTATATATCATTTGGGCGACTTCGCGTTCTGTTGTAGTCCTGCATATGCCGAAAATGTTTTAAAACATCTTAATGGACAGATATATCTTTGTAAAGGATCGCATGATAAAATTGTTCTAAAAAATAAATGTAGAACATATTTTGCGGATATTCAAGAATCATTTTATTTACATATTCACAAGGGAATATTCTTGGCTCATTGTTGTCATAAGGTTTGGCATAAATCTCATCATGGATCATGGCATCTTTTTGGTCATAGTCATGGTGGGCTTGATAACTATGCTCACAACGAGGGTAAGTTACTGGATGTGGGAGTAGACAGTAATGATTTTACGCCATGGCATATCGATGAGGTCCGGGCCGTTATGGCTAAGCGTCCCTTAAATTTTAATGATCTACAAAGGAGAGAAAATTGAAGATAGGAATCTATACTACTGCACTTGGCTCGCATATTTCTGGTGGTATACTATGTATTGTTGAAACACTGAATGCACTTATCAGGCTTGGACATGAATGTTGCTGTTTTGTGGACGATAAGCCGTATCGATCGGACTGGTTAAAAACTGATTTCCCTGTTTTACCATCTGATGAGATCGATAGTTTTGATGGTATACTGGTGTCTCCATATTCGCCAACGGCTGAAAGGGTTGCTTTTGCCAAAAATGCCGATGAGAGGTTCTACTGGGTGCATACCAATGAATCTTTATTCTGTCATAATGGACCGGAGTGGCAGGACCAGGCACGCAGATCATATCATTTGCCATTGAAGATTTTTTGTACATCTACATATGTACAGATTTTGATGGAAACTGTTTTTAATAGATATGTTATCGGTGCTTTAGTCCCGCCCGGCATAGACCCACAAACATTTTTCCCTAGCAATCCGTTACAAAATAAAGATGTAGTGAACGTAGGTATGCTTCATCGTCCTGATTGGGTCAGGGGGCATGACGTTGCAGTACTTGGTATGCAGTTAGCACAAAGGACACTCGGTAAACATATGAATTCTGTGGTTATCGGTCCTACGTCAGATCGTCGTCAAATGGCTAACAGGATGCGATCCTTAGATATTTTTATTGACCCAAGTCGCGTTGCTGGTAGCCCGACTCCTGTTAAGGAGGCCATGGCGTGTGGGGCAATACCCATTTGTACAAAATATGGAACGACCGACTTTGTTCTTGATGGTTACAATGGTCGTATCATCCCCCCTGACAATATAATGTCTTTGTCTAATCAGATAGTTAGTATTGCAAATCTTTCTTATGAAAAGCGTTGTGATATAGCCTCTCAGGCTGCTGAATATGTTAAACAGTTTTCGTGGGATCATATAGCTATGCGTTTTGAATCAGCCCTTGGAGAGGGCATTAATCGTGGCGACGAGTTACTTAAGACAAGAAATTGGAATGAACCCAAATGAAACATATAAATATGTATATCAAATGTTGTAACGAGTGTCCTTTTTTAAAAATGGATGATTACGCTAGACCTGGATATATATGGTGGTGTGAATGCAAGGGAGCACCACAGGGTGATAGGGGGCATGTTTTAGATATGCACGAACGAGGAAAAGATATACCCGTGTGGTGTCCACTACCAGATGCACACGCACTGGAGTTGCCTATGTTGGCCGCATGTATTAAGCCGGTAGAAAACAAGTGCCCAAAATGTAGAACCGTGGGTGAAGTTGGAATGATAAAATGCGATAACAATGGCGTGCATCAAAATTATCAATGTCCAAAATGTGGCTGCGGGTGGAGTGACAGAATTTGAAGATACTAGTATCGTATAGAGGCATACCACAATCTCCTGGTTGGGCTACGGGAGATCTCGTATTTAATGCTTTTAAGAGCATGGGGTATGAGGTGTACACCTACGGATATTATTATCAGAACCCCAAGAATAGACTGCCTAATAATCTAACTATAGAACAGGCGAAACGCGAAACTTGGGACCTTGTTCTTTATATGGAATGTAATGACCCAGACCCACAATATGTGGAGCTTAAACATTTAAATTCTAAGAAGTTTGTATACTGGGATTTTGACGCTTCGTATCATCTTGATCATACTCTTGGTTTCGTAAACTATATGAGGTTTGATCATATATTTTGTGCTAATATTTTACTTAAGGAGTATTTTAAAAGATATGCACCTACTACCATATTACCATACGCTTTTTGTAAAGACAAACACTGTATAGTAACACAACCGGATAGAACAATGAGATTTGCTATGGTCGGTAGTAACTGGGGCGAGCGACAAAAGATTTATGAAGCTTTGATTAAGGAGCGAATTCCTGTTGATTTAGTAGTAAATAAATTTCGCGAAGAATACATAGAGGCATTGGCGTCTACGCATGTATGCATAAATCATAATGTTAAGAGTGGAAGAGGACTATTAGTGATGCGTATTTTTGAAGCCTTAGGAGCGAAGACGTGTCTGTTGACTAATGATGCCGATGGAATTCAACATTTTTTGACACCGGACCAGGATTGCATAGTGTATAAAGATATTCCGCACCTTATTGAAATTTGTCGTGGTTTGAACGCACCAAAGGGTATGATACTTGCTGACCAGATAGCCGAGATCGGACATAAAACTGGTATAGATAGGCATACGTATCATCATAGATGCCAGAAAATATTAAGAGTTTTAAACTTGGAGTAATAGTAGTGAGAGATTTGACCTTATTAATTTGTAACCATAATCACGGCCACTTCCTAAAACGCATGCTGCGGGACGTTTTTAATCAAACCCTTAACCCAGATCGCTGGAAGTTAATAATCATCCATGATGAATGCTCTGATGGCTCAGAGGAGATTTTTGACGAGGTATGGACAGAACTTTGTTCAGCCTCAGGACGCCCGGTAGATTGGCTGCCGTGTTTTTCTTTTGTTAAGGAGAAGAAGAAGGGTTTGGCTAATTGTAAGAACTTTGGTCTTAGTCGTTGTGATACCAAGTATGTAGCTTACCTGGATGTAGATGATGGCATGCTCCCAGAAAGACTTGCTACGCAGCTTGGTTTTTTAGAGAATAACCCAGAAATAGATGCGGTTTTTACACAAGCCTGGGATCTTAACGACAAGGGACAGCTTCTTGTAAATTGTTTTGGTATAAATACTTATATAACGCATAACGATATAGCTGCTGCTTTACATCATGAAAACGTGTTGATGCACGGTTCTGCTATGATAAAAATGGATGCTATCAAGATTGTTGGTGGTTATGATGAGTCAGGCAGGCTTAAAGGACGAGAAGACTGGGGTTTGTGGCTAAAAATGCTTCGGGCTGGCTATAAGTTTTACAAGATTAATGAGAGGTTATGTATATATAGCTTGGGTACTTCGGTGGAGAGATAACGCGATGCGTGCAATATGTTCATGGTTGTTGAATATAAGAGCAAAAATCGGTGACGGTGTACGTAAATTAGGACTACTGATTATACCTAGAAGATATAGATTTTTGTATGTTACGAAGGGCATTAAAGCATTGAAATGTCTGGATGTTGATCAGGAATTTTATAGCCCCGGTGCTCCTTATACATGGGTGTCATTTGGGCAGTGTCCATATACTAAGGAGTGTACAAGCAACCAGTGTTTTTTCAAAAGAAGAGATTGTTGTGGATACCAACCGTGGGCTACTGCATATAAAAATCAGGATGTTGTAGATAATGAAAAAAGAATGACGGATAGATATGGTAAAGTCGTATTTCCTGAATTTGATATGGGGGTAGGTACAAATTGTATACGTATCGTTTGTAAAAGTGCTAAGGGTTATAGAGACATAGACTATAGGGGTAGAGAGGTAACGCGATGATTTTTCTTAAGTCGTTTAATAATTCTGTTGGACCAGCTTGTCAGTTGATGCCTAACGTTTCTCCTCCACCGGTATGGATTGATTATGCACAAGAACAAAAGATGAGTGAAATTTCTGATAGCTTTAAGCAGATATCAGCCAAGATAGATAAGCTTTCGAGTTTATTAGAGCAACTTACAAAAACTTTGGATGGATTAATTAATGAACGAACATAGAATTCTTTATTGCAGTCTTAAGTATGATTATGCTGAGCCTGATCGTGGACTGTCTTATGAGGCTCTTAATCTTGAACATGGTATGCGTGAGTGTGCCGAGAACGGACTGTTCGATCTTGAGGTTTTTCATATTGATGATGAGCATATTAAGCTTGGACAAGAACAGGCGGACGTTAAGCTTATTGATGTGATTAGAAGATATAAGCCAACCATTTTATTTCATACGTCGTTTGATGATAACTGGGATATTGATCCTGAGACGTTATTGTGGTGTAAAGAAGAAGGTATTAAAACAGTTCTTTGGAATTGTGATGCGTCTTGGAGGTTCAAAGATTTTATTCTTCCACGAAAGAGTAGGTATACTCATTTTATTACAACACATAATGTTACTATCCCTTGGTTTAAACAAGAGGGAATGAAGGTTATCAAGAGCCAATGGGGCGGATCTTCTTTGTATACTAGGTACATGAATAAGTCAGCGGGTGGCGTTAAGTTATACGATGTTTCTTTTGTAGGACAAAAGCATGGCATTAGGCCACAATTGGTTCATGCATTAAATAATGCGGGAATTAAGGTGCATTTGTTTGGAAATTATTGGGACGGGCACCCCGATGATCATGGCTTTATTTCTTTTGACGATATGATTAATGTATTTAATCAAACAAAGATAAATCTAAATTTTTCTAATCCGTTTCAAGTAAATACAGTGCCACAGATCAAGGGTAGACATTTCGAGATACCGCAGTGTGGCGGCTTCCAACTATCTACTATTGCTGATGATATAGAGTCTTACTTTGTTTCGGATAAGGAAATTGTTCTTGTTGATAGTGTACCTAAGCTGATTAATAGTATCCGACATTATCTTGGTCATGATGATGAAAGAGAAGCTGTCGCAGAGGCTGGTTTTCAACGTATGATGAAGGAACATCAATGGGAACATCGGTTTGAGCATATTTTAAAGGAGATTGACAAAAATGAAAACGGAACTAGAAGCTAGGTTAGATCCCAATGAGTGTGGGGTAATTTTAAGTTTTTTGCAAAACGCGGACTTTAATATTAAGGGTCAGTACATACCCATTGTCTCTAGTGCGATGCACAAGATGCAGGCAGTGTTGGTTGAGGCTGGGAAGCTTCAAGGAGATGCTTCTTCGCCTCAAAAGGAGCCCGTTGTACGGGCGTCTGGCATTAATAAAGCAGAGGATGGTAAAGATGGTGCTCCGTTTGGATAATAAGGAGGCATGAATGAATTTACTTATCACTGGAGCTAATGGTTTCGTGGGTAAACACTTGGTCAAACTTCTCGCAAAGAAGAGGCCAGATATTAAGCTTTTTACACCATCACACGATACGTTCGATTTGCTCGATTCGTGTCATTTGTATGGATATTTAGACACATTTAAGATTGACCATATCGTACATTTGGCCGCCCGAGTTGGTGGTATCGGTGCTAATCAGAGTAAACCCGCGACTTTTCTCTATGATAATCTTTTGATGGGTATGAATATCGTACACGCAGCTAATAGCACCCCAGGTGTTAAGAAGCTTATTAACATAGGGACAATTTGTAGTTATCCAAAACATACAGAGGTGCCATTTAAAGAAGAGAATATTTGGGATGGCTACCCCGAAGAAACAAATGCTCCTTATGGTATAGCTAAGCGTGCTGTGATGGCATATGCCATAGCATCTAATTTTCAGTACGGTACTAATGTAGTTAATTTGATGGCTGTTAATATGGCTGGTGAATATGATAATTTTCATCCTCTCACATCACATGTTATACCAGCTATAATTTTGAAGATCGATAAGGCAATGGATGATGGTGATTCCGATATCAAATTATGGGGTACCGGTCAGGCAACCCGTGAATTTTTGTATGCTGGTGATTGTGCTCGTGCAATACTAATGTCTTTGGAGACTCATGTGGGGCCTGATCCGGTGAATATTGGTACAGGCAAAGAGATTACTATTCGCGTTCTCGCAAACGCTATTAAAAGTTTTATGAAGTACCAGGGGAATATTATGTTTACCTCTCAGGTATCTGATGGTCAACCAAGACGTTGTTTAGATGTTTCTAGAGCTAAAAAGATATTTGGTTTTAAGCCCGAGGTAGATTTGTCAGAAATGATTCGGCGAGAAGTTCAATATTATTATAGTCTTAAAGAACAGAATCCCGAATTAATAGATTCGTATAGAGCAATGATTAGCTAAGGAGGATAAATGAAGACTGCTGTTATAACAGGTATAACTGGTCAAGATGGTTTTTATTTGGCGTCTTTGCTGTTAAGTAAAGGATATGTGGTTGTTGGTATAAAAAGGCGTACTTCTACCCCTCATGATCAAAGGCTAAGGATGTTGAAGCACCAGAATCTTTTTTTGGTTAGTGGTGATGTAACTGATTCGGCTTCAATACAACGTATAGTGACTAAGTACCAACCAGATGAGTTTTATCATTTGGCGGCAATGTCTCACGTTGGTTTTTCGTCAGAAGCACCTCAGATTACTCAGGATATTAATTGTGCTGGTACAGTGAATACTCTTGAAGCTATTAAGGATTTAAAGCCAGATTGTAGGTATTATTTCGCGGCGAGTTCTGAGATGTTTGGTAACCAGCTTGAAGAATCTAGTCTTGTCGCTCGTGCTCCGTCTACTATCAGGTTGAATGAATTGTCCAAAATGGAGCCTCGCTCGCCTTATGGTGCATCAAAGATTTTTGGTTTTGGTATGACGAAACACTATAGGGAAGCTTATGGGTTATTTGCGTGCAACGGCATACTTTTCAACCATGAGTCAGCGTTGCGTGGTGAAAATTTTGTTACTCGTAAAATAACAAAATCTATAGCAGATATTGTTGCTGGTCGTAGTGACAAAATAACGCTTGGTAACATAGATGCTAAGAGAGACTGGGGTTTCGCGGGTGATTATTGTATCAATTTAGACGTGCCCATTCTTACAATAAATGGCTGGAAGTATTATGACGAAATAAGTATTGGTGACATTATTGTCAATTTTGATACTAAAATGAATAGATTGTCTCGTGACAGGGTGTTGAACAAAGTTGTTAAGAGTAGTAGCGGCGACAAGATTTTGTTTACTGGGCGGGGGCTACACTTAAATGTTACTTTGGACCATAGGATGTATTATCAGCGTAAGTCTACTAAATCTAAAGGGGGTTGGTCTGACTGGAAGGTTATGATGGCACAAGAGTTATATGATGTACTTAATGATAAATCATTAAGGACTAAGTATGATTATAGATTGCCGCATTTTCAGGATTATTATGTTGGCGATAGTGGTAATTGTTCTATGTTTACTGATGATGAATTATATTTAATTGGTGCATTGTTGGCAGAAGGCAGTTTAGATAGTCGTTTTTTTAATGGACGTAAAGTAAGTATATCTCAGTCTTTTGTTGCTAATGAAAGTATTTTAGATAAGATTATTGATATTGTTGATCGACTTGGCTTGATATATAGAAAGAGAGTCAGAAACGATGGTGTATATGAATTAATCTTTGATGCTCAGAGTAGTGACATTATTTTGTCTCGTTATTTTGATGAAGATAATGTTCATATTATGCCCAGATCTCTGTATGATGTCGATAGTAGACAGGCTGCTATTATTTTTGGTGCGTTGATGGATTGTGATGGATCTTGGGGCAGCATGTCGTTTTCATCCAAGAGGTCTTTATTGGCTGTTGATTTTCAAACTATTGCACATTTGGCTGGATATAGAACAACGGCAGTAAAACAATTAGAGAATGGAATGTTTCGTGTTGGTGTTATTGCTAAACGTAAGAAATATTCCTATATTCAGGATGTTGAAAAATATAATGATAGTCATGGTAAAGTATGGTGTGTCACTACTAGTAATCAAACAATTGTGACTCGCGATCATGGCTGTGTAAATATTTCTGGTAACTGTCGTGCTATGCATATGATGCTTAATCATCATGAACCTGATGATTTTGTGATAGCCACTGGCGAATGTTATTCGGTAAAAGATTTTTTAGTTAAGGCGTTTGGATGTGCGGGTTTTGATGAATCGCCCCAAGAGTTGATTGATAAGTATGTTGTTTTCGATGAGAGATTTCTTCGACCATCTGATATTCATATACTGAAAGGTGATTCTACTAAAGCTAGAAAAATATTAGGCTGGAAGCCAAAAATGACATTTAATCAATTGGTTTTATCAATGGTTCAGTATGATCAAGAACAAGGCGTCGAAGGTAGGAGCGGTCGTCATTTTGTTTTTGATGCATTGGGATCTAAGAGTTTCGTAGAGGAAGGTATAAAATGAATGAGCAATTTTCTGATATTGATATTGAGAAATTTCATGATGCAAAACAGCAGAAGCGTACTGTTGTGTCATTGGATGATGGTCAGGTTATAGAATTCGCGAGGATGTTACAGCGTCAGGCTCCTCCTGGAGATTTTAATCTGAGGTTTAATATGTCGCCAGATGAGATAGAGCGTCAACGACATACCCTAGGGCTTATAAACGAAGATACTATTGATAGTTTTTTGAAGGCTATTGATAGTAGACAACCAGATTTGGATCGGGAAAGGGAAATAAAAGAAGAGGATGCCAGGAGACAGAAAAGATTGGATGAACTTAATTCTTCTAGGTTTGTTAATAATGTTAAGAAGACTCCTTCACGCAAGAAGACGTTTAATAGAAGCGTGAATGAACAACAAAAAGATCTAGACGCCATGAATGATGCTAAGCACGGCGTTAAACCCAGGATGAAGTATAATAGTGTTCAACATTATAAAGAGGTCACAGGTAAGAGATTCCGTAGGAAGCCGTCTGAAATACAAGAGGGGTTAAGTATAGAAGAGGCGTTCGAAAGAAGATTCGAAGAACCGTCTTTTCGGATTCCTGAAGACCAAGAAGAACAATTTAAGCTGGATTCTAGGCTTGGCATTAATATGTTGTGTAGTAAGTATGGTGCTAAAAGATCTGAGATTGCGGCTGAGCTTCGCAGACTTGGTGTCGATTTGGATATGTTGCCGCGATGAAAAAATCTATCAATGTGAATGAAATTATCCGGTTATACGAGATCGAAAAATTATCTAGTTATGAAATAGGTGGTAGGCTTGGTATACCTCCTTCAACTATTAGATATCATCTTAGAAAAAACAGGAAGCTTCGTGATAAGGCCGCCGCTCAAAGAGAATACTTAGCACGCCATGATCATCAGCGACTTGGTAAAAGGAGTAATTAAATGAGTGAACCTGTGAGGAAAAAGAAAAAGCGTGGACGACCAAAAAAAGCTAAACGTAAGGATATGGCTATCAATGGTGAATGGTATCATAAATTAAGAGATAACGAGATAGGAAAAGATGAGAAGAGCGGAGACGAGTTTCCATTTTTTAGTGGTTTAGCGAGGATAGCTGATGAAGCAGGGAAAGTGTCTGAGCGTGTTATAAAGACAGAGTTTTTTCGTATACCTCGTCCGGATGATGGTTATGCTTTGGCCGCCCATGTTGTTGTTGAAGTTGCTTTCGATGATGGTACTGTTTGGTGTGGGTCTGCTGACGCACACCCCGGTAATTGTGTCGCTTTTATTGGACACCCTACTGCTTTGGCCGAAACAAGAGCCCTAGGTAGGGCTTACCGTAGAGCCCTTGGTATCCATAAGATTTGTTTTGAGGAAAAAACCGACGGCGAAAATTGTGAACATGAAATGATTAATCAGCCAAGCCCACAGCAACTTCGATTAATAAGACATATGGCTAGTAAACATGATATAAAACTTATAGATGTAATATCTAACGTCACCAATCGTGAAGATGTAACTGCTCTTGAAGATTTAACATATAAGGAAGCCCAGGCAGCGTCTCGTTATGTTGCCAGTGTTGCCGACAAAAAAGCTATGAGGAAAAGGAAAGATGAAAGAAAAAAAGCCTAGTTTGTATAAAGTTAAGGGATTCAGGGGACCAACACTTATACCCATGATATGTCCGAAATGTGAAAAGCGTAGGATGTATAGGCCTGCCGGGCACCTAATATCAACTAATAAAGAGCTTGCTATAGATGGTAAAACAGAGCGTCTTATTGATGTGTGTGCTATATGTCAGCAAAAATATAAAGACATGGACGAAAAATATATGAAAAAGCAGGTTAGAGAGGCGAAGAGAGCTATCGAAGACAGAAAGAGTCTTGATGGTACGGGCGTTTCTATAGAGGATACCCTTAATAATGGCGACTAATATCAATTATTGGTATGATACAACTAATGTAAGGGTGAAGATGAGGGCTGGTTTGCCTCGCAATAATACAGATGTAGTTATTATTGGTGGTGGGATAGCTGGTCTCAATACATTACATTGTTTGTTATCTAGAGGGATAGATGCTATTTTGTTAGAAAAAAACGATGTAGGATTCAAGGCAAGCGGCAGAGCTAATGGCAGCGTCGGAGTTCCTTCCCGTATTGCTAAATATCCATGTTCTTTTGACGATCTGTATGGTATGGTTAAAACCAATAATAATATTCTTAGAAGAATGATTCAAACAGAAGGCATGGACTGTCATTTGGATATGTGTGGGGAATTCCAAATATGTACTGACGATCAGTCTGACAAGATGGTCGAGTCGGATGTTCATAGAGCTATTATGCATATGAATAAGGATTTATTGGATGGCATCGTTCCTAGTAAGGTGTTCGATGGTGGCTTATTTATGCCCGTGTCTTTTATGGTGAATAGTTATCGTTTGCTTTATTGTTTGGTGACTAAGTGTGAATCTTCGGGAAGCCGTATTTTTAGTCATATAGATGTTAAGAAGATAACACCACTTAAAAAAAGCGTTAAGATTACCCTGGATGATACAAATGTAATAAAGTGCAACAAGGTTGTTGTATGTAATGCTGATTTGGCCAAGAAGTTTGTTGATAACGACATATTAAGTGAGGCTACATTATATGGTGGATGCAGCCCTACTTTGCCGCTAGGTAAATGTTATACTTTTCCACCTTCGCCCATATATATATTAAACGATAATGTTAGATTGAGAATATATGGACAACGTTTATTTGTTGATGTGTTGGATGGGCGAGATGTTATAGATGTTATGCCTAAAATATATTCCTATTTTAGTCATATTGCTGGCATAAATTTAGAATATGAGTGGTCAGGCAGAGTGGTTAATACTAAGGATGGGCTTCCTTTGATTGGTGGTACACGTCATAGTAATGTTTATTTGAACACAGCGTTTGGGTATCACGGTTTAAGTTTTGCCTTTTTGGGTGGACATATTATTAGTGATTGTATTATTAACGAAGTCAATGATCATAAACTTTTGTATCCTGGTCGTTTTGAAAAGGAGTAATGTATATAGATGGAACTTAGAGGACTGTCGCGAGATGTTTTTATGGACAAGTACGCCGCTCCAGGCGAAAAAGAATGGTGCGAACTATCAAAACGCGTATCTCATAATATAGCCTTAGCCGAAGGTGGTAATTACAATAAGTGGGTTGATCCGTTTTTTGACATTATAAATAATATGGACTTTATACCCGGCGGGAGAATATTGTTTGGTGCTGGTAGAGCGAATCAATCGCTACTCAATTGTTTTTCGCTACAATTTGAGGATAACGTTGAATCTTTAGGCAGGGGGCTAAGAGATGTTTATTTAATATCTTGTCAGGGGGGCGGAATTGGAATAAATTTCTCAAAAATCAGACCCAAGGGAGACCCAATACAGAATATTCCTTTTTCTGCTCCAGGGGTTGTATCTGAGATTAGAAAAATTAATGTGATAGGCGAAGAAGTAAAGGGTGGAAAAAATAGACGCACAGCCTTATTGGCTGTTTTAAACGCAGACCATCCTGATATCTTAGATTTCCTGCATGCTAAGTTAGATCTAAGTCAGTTAAATAATTTTAATATATCTATCGGAATAACGAATGAATTTCTCAAGTCGGTTCAGAAAAATAAAGAATGGCGTTTTAAATTTAACAACAAAGATTACAATGTATATAGTGTAGATAAAATTCCATTTGGTGACAAGAAGAAAGAAGTCGTCCAGGTAGTAGCTCTTAACGAAGAAGATGCTATTGGTCGTGCCCGATATGCATGCAAAGATAATGCCGCAGACGACTTTAAAAATGCACGTATAGCTAAATATATGGCAAAAGATTTATGGAATAGGATTATAGAAAACTCGTGGCGGTGTGGTGATCCTGGGTTATTTAATCTTGATCTTGTGAATACACACACAACTGTTAGTTATTTTGAACGTCTTGATCAGTGCAACCCATGCGGAGAGATACCTTTACCACCCTATGGTTCTTGTTGTCTTGGTTCCATCAATTTAAATAATATGTTTAACCCCAGAACCAATGATGTTAACTGGTCCAAGTTGAGTCGGACTATTAAAATGGCGGTTAGGTTTCTTGATGATGTTTTATCAATCAATAACTATCCTATTTCATTAACAAAAGAAGTTAGTTCAAGATCGAGACGAATAGGGCTTGGCGTCATGGGTTTGCATTATTTGCTTATTAAGAAGAAATACAGGTATGGTGATGATAAGTGTCAAGAGTTTCTTGAAAGATTATTTATGAAGATCCGTAACGAAGCCTATATTGCGTCTACAGAATTGGCTGAAGAAAAAGGCGTTTTCCCCGCGTTCGATGTCGAGGCATATCTTAAAGAAGAGTTTATTAAACATCTTCCTTCGCGAGTTACAAGACGGATCAAAAAATGCGGTATAAGAAACGCCACTCTGTTGACTATTCCTCCCACTGGGACTACTTCCATAGTTGTGGGTGTATCGTCAGGTATTGAGCCTATATTTGCCCCTGTTTATAAAAGGAGCTATAGGGACCCAGAAGATGCTTCTGTGTGGAGATCATCTATTGTTGTAGATAAATTATTTAAAGAACTATATGAAAACGGACAAGACGTTAGTCATATTATAGGGGCACATGACGTAACACCAGAGGAGCATTTGCAAGTTCAGGCAACAGTACAGCAATTTTTAGACTCTTCGATAAGTAAAACAATTAATGTCCCAGAAAAGATAAGCACAAAACATTTGTCTGATATAGTTTTCGAATTTATTCTTGGGCTTAAGGGTGTGACAATTTATCGTACCAACAGCAGAGGGCAAGAACCATTGATACCGATAAAAATAAAAGACGACAGTCATATGCAACGTCTTCTTAAGAAGGCTAACGAAAATGGTAGTAATTCTATAGATACATGTAAAAGTGGGTCTTGTGAGCTATGATATTGCCAAATAGAAAACAAGCTGAAATAGACCAAAAGTGGCTAAGGGTAGCCGAATGTATAGCCAATGAATTCAGTCGATGTAAAAAACGCAAATGCGGAGCTATTATAGTCGGTATCTATGGCAACATAGTTGGTACCGGCTATAATTTTCATCCTAAAAAAACCTGCCTTGATCATATTTGCTTAAGAGAAGAGGTTAAGAGTGGAAGTAATAATGATATAGGTTATTGCTGTCATGCCGAAGTCAATGCGGCTACACATGCTAATTATAATGATATGCAGAGGGCCACCATGTATGTTACGCATGCCCCATGTATTCAATGTGCTCGTTATATTTTAAATTCAGGTATTGCACGATTAGTGTACTATATAGATGACCAGGATCGTATTGATGGCATAAGGCTAATCAAGGATTTAACGGCTGACTGTGGGCCGATGCGTTTCACTATGAGTAGCTATAAACGCCAAGAATAACGTATCCTAAGTAGGAGTAATATTTTATGAGTAATGTTACAATTTGTGATTGGTGTAAGAAACCATTTGATGATAATCAACTCAGGCCGGTTACTTTTCCAAGCAACACTTCTATGCCAGGCAGTGGTGCCGAATCCTCATCAGACGAGTCTTTTGATCTTTGCACAAAGTGCAACGAGCAGGTTATTTCTCGATTAAGGAGCAGGGACGTACAGCTTTTTGCCGTCAACGTGAACCCAACCATGGGACTAGAAGAATATGTGGATGATGATGGCTATGATTTTGTTGAGGAGTCTGGTGCATCACGCAGAAATAAGAGGAGGCAGCAACCGAAGAAGGCTGATGTATGGCCTGAGGATCGTGGTGATAAAATTGCTGCTATTGAGCGTGGTGACGTGCCTGTTCGTGATGGAGAAGAAAAGTCTGCTGCACGATCGAGGTCTAGTGGTGGACGTGTATTTAAGGACTCAAAGTCCGCCGAACATGCAGGAGATAAAAGAAAATGTCCTCACATGAACAAAGGCAGGATTGCTGGTATCCAAACTGGTCGTCCTTGGCGGCAGTGTTTAGATTGCAATAAAAAGATACCCATAAAGCGACCTGACGAAAAAGGTTTAACTAGGCCGCCTGCGGGTGTTAATTTAGTATCGAGTAATGATAGAAGAAGATAGGAGGATATTATGAGAGTTATTCTTAGCCTGGCTTTAGTTATGTTAACATTGGGTGGATGTGTTTTGTTTGGTGGGATGCAGCAGTCATTGACTCAAATGAATGATGCTCAGTTTACGGCATTAGAAAAACAAATCTATCTGATTAGTAATCGTGGCTTTGCTAGATTGTTTACTGAGCGACCAGACCTTAAAGAGGATATGGCTTCGTTTGCTGAGATTGTTGGACCATATCTTGATGAAGCTGATTCAGATGCAGCTTTTTTTATCACTGATGTACTTGATTCCGTTTTGCTTAAAATTTCAGACCCTGATGTGAAATTTATCCTTGAATTGGCGTTATTGGAGATACAGAAGTATGGTGGGTTGAGCTATATTGATGATGCTGAAGTAGAAGCGATTTTAAATATGCGTAGCATGAAGCTTGTTCAGGCTATTTTGAAAGGATTTGTAGAAGCCTTAAATGGTTAATTGCTATTTTGATAATAAAAATTATTATTTCACAGATGGAGATGGTGGCTTTACTTTTTTTGCTGGCTCTGATTCTGTGGCTATGTGGAAGTTGTCATCTGATTATCAGAGATCGTATTTGTTGTTAATGAATATGATAGCGGATCTTAAAGTCAATGGCATTAAAAATGTCAAGATACATCACAATACTAGAATTGTAGAAGAAGTAGGGGGTGTTATTAAACCTATGAATACATGGGGAAATAATGCCCTTTTGATTATTCGTCGTAATTATTTGCCGTATCTTATTGATTATTCTATAGTTAAAATATCGTCTGAAGAACTTGCTTCTGTGATTAGCGAAGGAAGAAAAAATATACAGCATTCTTGTGATATAGATCCATCGAAATTGTTACAAAGTTTTAAACAGAAGAGATTTAGGAGGTTTAAGCGTCGTTTTTCTAAGGAGGATGTACAAAATTGAAAAGGGCAGTTGGGACAAAGGATGATCGTCGAGCAAATTATGAGAGAAAAAAAGACGGCAAAAAAAGGGATCGCCGTAAGTCATTGTATAGGGACAAAAAATTGGAGAAATAGTTATGGAGAAGGAAATTAGAAATGTTTTGAAGAAATTTTTTGATAAGTATGAGGTGCCTAATTCGGCTATAGAGTCTGCTGTTACCGAAATTTTAAGACTTGCTGCCGGTGGTCCTCCTAAGCAGAAGTATGGTGCTGTAGTGATGACTGAAGAGGCTTCTATGGCTGCTGATCAGAAGCTTGGTGGTGGTCGTCAGAAGCCTCCAATCGTTTAATCTTGCCTAACTAAAAACATATCTACCTCAGTGGACCACAAGTTCGCTGGCCGCCAAACCCCCGAGTGGTGACCGGGGGTTTTTAATTCTATTCGTCTTTTTGTCATTATTTAGTGTATATTTCTATATTAGGACTCCCTACAACCTGTTATTGTTTTGGGGTTATTGGGTTATTGTGGCTGAAAGGAGGCTATAGAATAATGCGTGTTACTCAATCCATTATTGGTAGTGGAACTACAACTCTTACATCTGACATACGTCCTGGCGTTGTACCAAGTAGAGGAACTCAACCCGCACAAGGTATAAGAGACGGCATGAACGTTGTTGTGATCAATCCTGAAGACTTAAACTCTTCACCATTTTTTGCTTCGTCTGGTGTGATGCTTGCTGCGGATACCGTCACCGAAATTCCTGGTCTTTTACCTTTGCGGAGAACGGTGCAGTTTGCTAGTACTGGTCCCGGATGGGTGTTTATAGGCTTTAATCCTGATGAATTGACCGTTATGAATGGTTTTCCTGTGCCGATGATTAAGATGGGTAATCAGACGGGACCTGGGACGTATTTAAAATTAAATTTGTTGCCTGGTGTTCAAATATTCGCTGTTTCTAGCGGCGAAGTATCTGATGTTCGCTGGACGGAATACTAAACCCGGAGGTGAATTATGCCTCATACGGCAGTTACATTACCCGGAAGTGGTACTGTCCCATCTATTTATTCTTCTTTGCCCGGAGAGGAAGACTATGGCACTGTTGATGCTGTAACGCGTCGTGATGCTGATCCTATAGCCGTTATGAATGTCGAGGACTTCTCTGCTTTTTTGGGGCCTGGAGATACCCAAATTGTCACTGTGACCGGTGGTGGTGCGGCTGTTAAGTTGGATAAAGGGATAGTTAATAGGCGTGCTGTCGCTATTGTCAATACGCATGAAACCGCTATTCTATATGTAGGTTTTCGAGATACGATTACCACGAGTGCCGGTCCATTGGCTGGTTATCCTATCCTTCCTAGAACCGGTATATCAATTAATTGTACTAATCGATATCAGATATGGGGTAGAAGTACCGCTAATATTGATGCGGGGATTATGGAGATAGCGTAATGATTAATGGTGGTATGATTACTGTTGCTGGTGGAGGAGGCGGCGGTAGTGCCGCTGCTGGTAGTGGTATCATGTCTATAAATGGCGAAACTGGGCCAACCATAACTAACCAAAGCTCTGATAATACCATAAACATCACTGTTCCATCAACTAATATTATAGATTATTCTTGTAGTGGTTTTGTTAGTGGTGTACAGCAACAAATAGAGGCGAAGCTTGCTGTGTCTGGGCAGACATTTTTGTCTGCTATCAATGCGTCTGGGCAAGTACTGTTGTCTGTTAATAGTGCGTCAGGCCAATACCTATGGACACAACTAAATGTATCTGGTCAGTATATTCTATCTAGTGTTGTGAGGTCAATTGGTGTCCAGGGTGGTGCCGATTTAAATGGTGACGTAGATCTTTTATCCACTAGTGGGTTTATAATTATAGGTGATAATGCTGGTAGTAGTCCAGTATCTTTCGACGTAGATATACATGCCCTATCTGGGTTTTGGGGACTTGGTAGTCTCGGGGCTGGTAACGTTGCTTCGGTTGGTGTTTTGGGTGGTGCTGATCTAACGGGCGATATTGATTTTTCAGATCCAAGTGGATTCATAGTGTGGGGCGATACCGCTGGTGCAAATCCGATTACTGCAAGCATTGACACCCATGCTCTTTCTGGGTTATGGGATCTAAATTTAATTAATTTAAATCGACAAGCCATTCATTCTTCGGGGCAGGTATTATTATCCGAAAATAGTGCGTCGGGTCAGTATTTGTGGACACAACTAAAGGTATCAGGCCAGCAAATTTTGTCTAGTGTTGTAAGATCGATTGGTGTTCAAGGGGGGGCAAACCTGAGTGGTGATGTGGATCTTGTATCATCTAGTGGTTTTGTTGTCCTGGGTGATAACACTGGGACAAGCCCCATATCATTTGATGTTGATATTCATTCTTTGTCTGGTTTCTGGGGACTTGGAAGCCTTGGGGCTGGTAATGTTACTTCAGTGGGTGCTTTAGGCGGTGCTGATTTAACAGGTGACATTGATTTTTCTGATCCAAGCGGGTTTATTGTTTGGGGAGATACTGTTGGTGCTAGTCCAGTCACTGCTAGTGTTGATATCCATGCTCTTTCAGGTTTTTGGGGCTTGAGTCAGATTGATCTAAATAAACAGGCTGTAATAGCATCCGGGCAGGTATTGTTAAGTAATACTGCTGACCACAATAGCTTGGATGGACTTCAGGGTGGTACAGGCGGACAGTATTATCATCTTACGGAGGATGAACATAATAATACGGTGCCTCGTAAATATTATGGGTATTTTAATAACTTTGGTAGTGGGTATTTTAATCATGGACTTAATACAAAGTTATTGACGTGGGGTGTATATGCCTCAGGCACAACCGTTGATGCCATCGAGCCGGATCAGTTTAGGGTCATGGATGAGGATCATATATTTTTAAAGTTCAATTCTGAAGAAACCGGCCTAGTTGTTATTATGGGGTAAACATAAGATAGGAGTAAGATGCATAAGTATATATTAACAATTATGTCTTTGCTTATACTGATGTGTGGTTTGGTACACGCTAGTGAGATCTGGGTCGATACAGATGGTGGTAATGATGATAATGTAGGCACCAGAGAGTCGCCAATAAAGTCTCCTAATATTGCTGTGGGTAGACTCGGTGAAGGTGGTGGAATCGTACATATAAATGCTGATGGTTTCGCTCCATGTTACGAATCGTTACACCCTGGTATGATTATTTATGATAAAAATAATCCGCTTATTATAGATGGTCATAACAATACTATTTTTTATGGCTTTGATGGTGATTTTGATGATTTTGACCCTATCAATCAGCCAGTTCGTAATTATCATGTTGTTGGTGTGATGGATTGTCACAATGTTATTTTTAAAAATTTCGAGACATGGGGTGGTGTTACCCAAGCTTTTGGTTTAAATGATTCTTATCCAGATGTTGGTTTACATCATATCACTTTAGATAATATAACCGTTCGTTATGGCCGAGACCGTGGCATTTTTATGGGTGGGAGCAACATTTCTAACATAAAAATTCTTAATAGTCACATAACAGAAACAGCATATGGTGATGTGACGCACGGAATTTATTTATCCGGTGGTATTTGGAGCGGAGACTATCCGCCGATTAGACATATTACTATAAAGAATACTACAGTAAGTTATTCAACTGGGCGACATGGTATCCAGCTTAATGGTCGTTTTGAGCATGTTATGATTGAAAATTGCTCTTTGTTTCATAATGAATTAGCTGGTATTAGTTTGATGGGGTGTAGGTTTGTAGAAGTAAAAGATTGTCTTATATACGGTAATCATAAACAAGGTATTGTTATATCTGACTATTTTGATGATCATTACTGGGACCCCGATGATGAGGCCAGCGTCACTGATTGGCGTAGTAGTCATCATTCCAGTGGCTGGATGTATATACATCATAATACCATCGTAGTTGGTCCTACTCAATGGCATAGAGATGGTCATCACAACAATATACCGGGTGGACATGGGTGTATAGCTATTAATAATGCCGCTAGAGCACAAATTATAGATTATGAAATGGGTCCATATTTTATATATAATAATATCCTATGGACTCCTGGGCCTGTTTCTCTTGCCCTAGGTAGTCAGTATAAGGGATACCATGGTGAAGCCAACATGCTTTATGTGCATAATAATATTGTGTGGTCTAGTGGGTCCGATGATAGTCCGTTGGTGGTGGTTCATAGGCATATGGGGCGATATTCTTATGATTTCCTTGAGGGTATATTGGGTAATTTTTTTATAAACAATAGTGTTCATGATCCTGAATTTAATAAAATACCAGTATATGATTTCGTGGATCTAACAAAGCCACCCTATCGTTTCAATTGGTCAGAGCATATTTCGTCAGCAGATTTATTTTCTATAAAATGTAGAAAGTTGGGGATTGGTAGACGCAAGAGATAATTTATTAGTGTATATTGATGAGAAAGAGCCTTTTAAAACACATAAGGGACAGATAGATGATACGTAATGGCAATATTATACCTAGGGCTAGTGGTCACCCAGAGGGGTCTGTGCTTGGTAATGCATGGACGCCGTGGGGCGAAGTGCATATGGAAAGCGGTGTTTTCCATAACCTAGTTGGTGTATCACAATCTGGTGTTATAAGATTTGATCCTTACAATAATGGTCTTGAGTTTAGTAATGATGGTGGAAAAACATTCGATAGTTTTGGTAAAATCACCAGCCTGGGTGTTATTGGCGATGCAGACCTAACCGGAGATATAGATCTTTCAGTACCAAATAGTGGTTTTATGACTATTCAGGATACTGGTGATGCCAGCCCATTATCTTTCGCCGTAGATCATTTAGGTTTGTCTGGCCTATGGAGATTCCCGACTCAAGGCCTTAGTAACGTAGTTAATAATATAAGACAAATCGGAAATACTCCGTTACAGGGTGTTGTCAATTTCCAAACCAAGTCTAGCGGCTTCATGTCAATTACGCAAAATGGTCAAAATCTCCAGTGGCAGGTTGATTACCATGCACTTTCGGGACTATGGGGCTTATCACCCAGTAGTGGTATCGCCGCCGTAAATCAGCAGGATGGTCAATATTTAACCTTAATAGGTGATGACTCTGTTTCTATAGAAAACCCCGCTGATGACGTTATACAGGTCGTGTGTAGCGGTATAACTTCTTCAGGCGAGGTCAACTTTTTGCCTACGACCATGATGACGGTTTCTGGACAAAAGGTTCAGTATGATATGCATCATCCGGCTGGTAATGCTGTGACGTATCGTTTTTATGACTGGAGTACATTTGGGCATTATCGTGTTGGTAATGACAACGATCCTGATTATCATGGTTCACCTTTTACATTACACCAAACATCTAAAGGAACTATAGAACAGAGGGCTATGTTATGGATTTACAATTTAGTTAGAGTAGATCCTAACGACATTGCCGCTGGTTATTATGGCTGGGTTATGGAAAACCATAACGTACAGATTAATACTGTGGCTGGTCAGAGGCCGATTGTTGCTCAACCTACCGTAGGTTTGTCAAGCGGTATAGCTACTTTTGACGGAGAAGGAGTTCTTCCTTACAACCATGTTTCTGGTATACAGTCCACGAGAGATATACGTTTGGAAGCCACCGATAATATCTATATGTTTACCATGTTGGGTAATCGTCCCGAAGTTAATGGTAGCGGGATAGCGTTGCTTGGTGAACCAAGAGTGTTATCATCTATAAACGATGAAGATGGTCCTGATATTGATATCATAGGAGATGACTCTATTTCGATAGATGTTCCGGCAAGTGATGTTATCCAAGTTATATGTAGTGGTGTTGCTTCGTCTGGTACTTTGTTGCTTGATGCTACGCAGAATTTCGACACTATGGCTGGGGGAAATGTTCTTCATTCTGGTGCTGGAAATTTTAAGACTTATGTTTACAATAAAAATTATTCGATTGGTGAGGCATCTGGTGTTGATAACTATGATATCACTAAGACCCCCACTAATATATACGGGTTCGCTACATCTAGTGTACGACTAGATGCTCTTAACATATACCTTTATCCTCAAACCAATTTACACGTTGGTCATAGTAGTAAACTTAAAGATAAAACACCATGGAATATTAATTTTTACACACGTAATCAATTCAGACTATTTTATGATGGTGCCCAAATAACAGTTAATAACAAGAGACTCCCCGAGGGGTACGGCCAATTCTATGCTTATATGAGTGCTGCCAATTCTGGTATTCCAACTTTAATATCTGGTAATAGGGGCGTTATTCCATGGGGTGCTGAAGAAATAGAAGATTCTGACTATTTCACGCATGCTACAGCGTGGCCAGGATACAACACCCATGTTTATGTAGATAGAGATGGTGTGTATGAGATCACATATACTGTTACTACTGATATATCTGTTGGTACGACAAGAACTGGTTGTCGAGGTCAGTGCAAAATAAATAATACAACATTAGTTCCTGGATCAACAACCTATACTTATAATAGAACTTTGGGTGCTGGTAAAGACACAATGACATGGAAGGGTACTCAGGAATTAAATAGTGGGGACTCCATAACTGTCGAGGTGGTGGAGTATGGTAATTCAACTAACTGTGTAGCCGTTCAAGGGGCATGTTCTATACATGTAAAATGGGTCAGAGATAGTTAATTGGAAGGGTGTAATTTATAATGTCTGATGAAAAAAAGACCGCACTTAGCGGCACTCCGTGTGATGATTGTCGAGTGCATGATACTTTGTGTTTGCGTGTAGATTACGTGGAAAGCGATCACGAGGATCTGAGGGAGAGTCACAACGAAGGAAAAAGAGTTATATGGCAAAGTATTAATAAGTTAAACGACGAGAAGGTTAGTTTCAGAAACTTCAAGATGTTCATGTCCTTAATTGTAGCTCTTCTTTTATTGGGTGCTGGATTAATTGTAGAAACTCGCGTGGCTGTGGTTAAGGAGTTAAGCGAGATACGCAAAGAGTTGAATGGAAAGATAGAGACGACTAAGGCGATCGAAGGCAAGGAGATAAAATTGAAGCCAGGGGAATAAAGAGGGAGGTTGTACCGCCTACAGAATTGTAGGCGGTATTTTTTTTACCCGTCTAAAACTACTAGTGTATTGTTGTTTGCATCAGAGCCCATCCTAGCATTTCCTTTGTCCGATAATTCTCTGCCCCTTGAAGTTATTTTAATATACCCCTTCTGCAAAAGAAACGGCTCTACTAATGTTATTATATCTTCTTCGGGTAGCCCAGACATAGCCACGATGCTTTTTAAGCCAGACACACCGTGTTCTCTCAGTATAGACATACACAAGAGGTCTTCTTTTGTGCATCCGTCTTCTTCGATGCTATATATATTGCAAAATGCCTTAAAGTGATCCATGGTAATCTTTTTTGCATTATTCATATCCAGAAACGCGGCGAATGTCTTAAGACGCCCCTTTGCTCCTCTAGGGTTTCTCCCTATCCTGGAGAGAGCTATCATTACATTATTCGGGATATCGAGATTGGTGTTTCTTTTAATGATTTCCACCATTTCATCTTCGGTATAGTCATCAAATGTTATTTTCATGATCCTGTCGAGGATGGTGTCTCTTAAGCATCCACGATGAGTAGTCCCAAGGATAAAGGAAATATTAGTAGGTAAAACAGCTTTAATTATATCTCCCTTTTGAAAAGTTTTTGTTTTGCCGCTTTCCGTGTTATAGGTTTTCTTTGTGGGACTAGAAAAACATAATGTAGCAGGTTCTTCAAGTACAGACAGAAGGTTTTCCTGTATGCCCTTTGGTAACTCGTGTGCCTCGTCCAGGAATACTAAAAAATGCTTGTGTGGGTTGGATCTGGCCTTATTTATGTCTTTGAGAAAGGCCATAGGGGTTTCAACAGACGTGGAGTTAATATAAATAAGCTCAGCCCCCATCTCTTCTGCTATTAATTCGCTTATGAAGGATTTACCCATGCCCTTAGTAGCGAATATACCAAGGTGAGGCATCTTTCCCATAGATCCCTCGTGGATAGCAATCCTAAGCTGCATTTTTACTCGGTCCTGTCCAACGAATTTCTCAAATGGCATTTCAACGTTCCTTTAAAATTAACCGACTATTTATTAAGTATAGCTATGACCTTCTCCCAGTGGGATCTGGCTTTTGCGGCAACTTCTTTATCCTTTTGTTTACGGAGCAAGTATGAAGGATGATATGAAAACGCAACAGGGCATTTAAAATCGTCTATCGCGATCTCATGACTTGTATCACATAGCTCGCCTAGATTATCCACCTTATCTTGACCTATAAGGGCCTTAGCAGCAGCAGCACCGAGTCCTAGAATAACCTTGGGTTTTATAAGATAAATTTGACACATTAGCCTACGATTGCAGGCCAAGATCTCTTCATTAAAGAGCGGTGTTCTGTTACCAGGAGGGCGACACAGAACTGTATTTGTAATATAGGTATTTTTGTCTCGTTCCAACTTAAAGAATTTCAGTATTTCATCAAGCTTTTTCCCCGCCCTTCCTACGAAAGGTATGCCCTGTTCATCTTCATTTTGGCCGGGGGCTTCACCGACAATAAACAGGGGGGCGAATACATTGCCCTCCCCGAGCACTATATTTTTTCTTACGGAGCTAAGTTCACAATTTTTACATGAAGAAGCTGCTTCTTTAAACAGATTATGCAATGTTTGTTTTGCTGAGAAATCCATATGTTGTTTCCTTAAAATGAATTATCGTCTTTTCCTATTGTTTCCTACTCTGTATGGGGGAATTGTTTTGTTGTATCTTGGCGAATGATTGTCGGGTATACGTCGATCATGCTCATCTATTTCATTGCAATTCGTACACTTTGATATAGATGATGGTAGTATCGACACGAGATCTCCCGGCTTCAGTTCTATCCTATTTCCTTTATACCACTGAGATCCGCACTTTTTACATTCAACTAGACTCAGTGTTTTCGGTGGCATTTGATTCATCTTCACTCATCTCCATTATAATACGTGCTGCCATCTCTGTCAAGACATTTTTACTTTTTGGTGAAAAATTTTTGAACTGCCTTACGGTATGATTATTGCTTGGTAGTACTTTCATTTTGCGTTTTAGTGTTTTATTTCCTATATTTTTTTCATTATATCTGAATACTGGTATAGCGGCTTTCTTGTTAACAAGATGTATGGCCATAGCCACAATATCTTTGTTCTCTTTTAAAATTTCCGATATATGTTCCTTAAAATTGTCTATTTTACAATATGTTGTATTGTTTCGCTTTTTTTTAGTATTATATTTGATCTGGATTTTTGTGTCGGGTTCGACTCGTGCATCCCTTTTTAGACTTTCATAGAAGCCTGATAGGTTTTCCCACTTCATGTATTTCGTACTCCACAGAATTACTTTTCGTATGTCGTTAATTCAGAATTTAATGTTGCTATAATATCAAGTAGGTCGTGTTCTAATGCAAAACCTAAAGCTTCTTGTTTGGTAATCAATTGCCATTGACCTCCTCCCGCCCCTGAGTTCCAGTGTCTTACCCAGTTGTTTTTTACTGTTCTATAAAATGTGAATGTTTGTCCTCCTATATTATATGGTATATATTGGGTAGCTGATATAATGTCAAACCACCATTTTTTTCCTGTTGAATCTGTTATAACTTGTTCTATATGTGCCACTTTTCTTGCCTCCTTTCACATATGTTATTTCCTAATGAATATACACTAAAAGGAAGCTTCAGTTAAATTTTAATCGTCTGTGACAATGAAACCGTAGTCGTGATCTTCGTCTACCATATCTATCAAAAAACCATCATCTACTACCTGTTCGTCTAGTTGGAGGGCCTCAGTTTGCTCTTCTTCTGCTTTTTTATTATAGTAGTCTATGATCTTACTTAGTATATATAATATCACGAATATGGCGAATATATAGAACGCTATGTGGTCTGAAGTTATCATTGCTCAAACGCCGCAGGGCTTCTGCGGTCTCCTTTTTTCTTTCCCTCTACGTGGGCATTTATCTGCTTTTACCAGTTTGTAGCAGAATGGCATATTTTCTGTGCCACGGTAAATTCCCCCACGAGATATGCCATATTTACAGTGACATTTTTTATGCCAGGGGCATGCTGGTACCCTATATTCGCATTTTCTTATTCTTATATTACTCACTTTTGTAAGTCACTCCACTGTAGTAAGTTAATCGGTACTTTGTACGCAGGTTTGTTGCCTGCCGTGAACCATTTGACCAGTTCGCATCTTGCTGCTATCACTTTACATTGTCTAACCCCTATTAAGGTAAACTTAGGTACGTTTTCTTTCCATCCGTTTACCATAAGAATTTGGGCCTTTTTACGTATGCATGTATGAAGCTTACCCTCCTTAAGATGAAAATGGGTTGGGCACATTGGATTAGCATACTGAATTTCCACCAAGCCAAGTTTTTCTATTTCGTAGTCTGGGTCTGTGGTGACGTTTTTATTGTTTCTGATAAATCTGCCGCTATTGTCTGACCCTTTGTCCCAATATTTTAGGTCGGTTTTGCCAATTGTTTTAAGCCAGCATTTCAGTATAGTCACCTGATCTCGGGTGCTCCGCTTAATGTCTTTTCTAAACTCCTCTTCGGTCCTTCTATCAAATCTACTCATATTATACCTTCTTTTCCTGTAAAGTCAAGGAAGTTTTGCCCAGAATTTTTAAGTCCTGGGCAAATACTGTTCTACCTTACGAGATTTTAACCGAACTTATTCGTCGAAAAATGGAGATGATTCATTATTTCCCACATGTTCGTTCGCTATAAGTGGAGAATCTTGGGTCGCGGTTACAACATCAACTCCCTGTTCCTCTTGAGTTTCGGCCAATACGGGGGTGTCGGCCTGGGGCTGGACAAGATCCTGTATGTGTGATAGATTAAGATTTACTTTGTTCCCTCCGAGTGCCTCAACCTTGTTGTTAAGATTAGTGAAAGTCTCGAAGGTTTTTTTGGGATCATCAATGCTTGTCACATCCCGAAGTGCCTGTTTAGCATCTTGAACTGCTTTGCTTAGTTTGTTCATTTTTTCAAGGATGATCACGATATTTTTCCGCTGTTGTGTAGCCTTTTTTAATTCGGCTGGAGACTTGTGTTTTTGCTCAATGCTTTCAATTAGGGCCACAGCACGGGGGTCGTTCTTTTCCCAACCAGCAGCTTCAATAACTCGCTTGGCTCGATCGAGGTCGATTACTCGTTTGGTTCTTCGCTTCATGTGTAGTTACTCCTTAAGTAAAATAGTTTGTAAATTTATTAGACCAATAACTGATTATATTATGTATAAATGTTATATTGCTGTGTTGTGATGGTATCACTTGAATCGGTGCTGTTTTTAATACCGACCTTTTAATAAGTGGTCCCATCTCATCCCAAAAATGTGATAGTGCCCTTTTCACAACGGAGTTTTTCGTATATTTACTCATTTTGAATTTAGCTACCTTCCATAATTCTTTTTGTTGATAGGCAGATAATTCAAAGATCTTAGATGGGAAAAATTGTTCCGTTTCTGGTGGGATTATAATGCTTTGTCTTATAGCATGTTTTAGCAACCTTGTCCATACCTTTGGTTCTCGCGTTTTTTTTGTTGGTAATGAAGGTGTCAAGAACGCCTTTCTGTGTTGGGTAAATCTGTAAAATTCTGTCGTACTTATTTTAGTTTCGTTTTCATCTATTCCCACTTGGCAAAAATTCCAGTCGAAACCTTGTAGAATTTTTAATGGATCATTTATGTTATCCACATTCATAAATATAAGTTGTATTTTTTTGTCCCATTTTGTGTCTATGTATTGATACTCAAATATAGCAGCAATGTTATGTTTTGATGATTTGAAGTGCTTGAGTTTGAGAGCCTGTTTCTTGGTTTGCCCGATAGCTTTAAAGTTTCCTTTAGGGTTTACAAGTTTGTCTATTACATTATCCGTGATATTATTACTAAGGGGCACGAATACATCAACATCACCATAATTATTTGTGTATCCTTCCGCAAACAATCCAGCACCACCGGCTATTAAGAATGGATGACCGTGCTGTATACGGGTATCAATAAAACCCATAACCCTGTTAAATACAGTGTTCCTGTCATAAGACGATATATTCTGTGTAGGTTCGATAATAACATGTCCTGATGGCGGATCACATACATCACACACCCAGTTTACAAGAAGCTGAGTCATTTTGTTATTACATTTGGGACATTTCATTCGCTTAATCGCCGCGAAGGCTTACTCCATTTATTAAGTCTTTCAAGACATTCTACACAGTCTGGTTTTCTATATTTATAACCCCATGGCATTATTACTACGTGTTCACATAATGTATGTACGTTATCTATTTCATTACTGGGTTTTTGGTTGTTTTTTGTGGCACAAAACCCGTTACTATGTTCGACGCACCATACTTTTTTCATTGTAATTTCTTTTTCTTATATGGTATAACATAACCACTACTATGTATTGCGAGTAAGTCACCCGTCTTTATAGGACCAGAAGCAGACACTTGGAATGTTGCTCCTCTTGCTGTGCCGCCAGTCATCATCACGAGCACCGTGTGGTCTTCTGGGTCAGGAGCAGACACTGCAATACCAATAGGTATCTGTTTATCATCGGCATATTCCCACCCGTTCCATTGATCGTCTTGTGGGAAAACACACTCATCTTCGGTTGATGGCTCTTTGTTGTTAGCAGTCTTTTTCTTTTTAGTATTGTCAGACGGATTACAGTTTTCGCAAACCCAGGATGTTAATAACTGTATCATGGGCTTTTTACATTTGGGACAATTCAACCTTTAGTCACCCTCTTTCTTTTTCTGTTTTTTGAGTTTTTCCAGCACCTCGGGCGAGGCATTAATTCTACGATAATCAAAGCCACCATCAAGAGACAGGTTTTGGCATTTGCATGTTTGGTAGTCGTGTCTATGTAACGAATGTATAGTTTTTTTACATTCCGGACATTTTATTTTCGGTGCTTTGTTTTCGTCAATAATATTTTTCTTCAACATGTTAGACGGTAAAGTTAGTGGTAGGGCCATGCCTCCATAGACTGAAAAATGTCTATAGCGTTTATGTAGCCATCCGAATGACTGTCTACATTCACAATAAACTTTACGTCGTTGAAGTTTTTTGATGTCCCGGCATCTGGGACAATATATAAAGACATATTTGTACCAATCTTTTTCGTTATATTCCATTAGCTATATCCACGTATTGTTTACTTATATCAAAACCAAGCCATCTACGGTTTAGTTTTTTCGCTACCTTAAGAGTTGTTCCAATACCACAAAAAGGATCGACAACAAGGTCACCAGCATAACTAAGCATTTGTATAAGCCTATAAGGCAATTCTTCTGGGAAAACGGCAGGATGTACCTCGTGTTTAACTCCTGGAAACTTCCATATGCCATTAGAAAACTTAACAAACTCTTCTTTTGAAACAGTTATTTTTTCTTTATCACCTTCCTTGCGATGTGTTTTGTGTGCAAACACCAGTATGTATTCAAACGGTCTAGGGAAAGACGGGTTAAGAGGAGATTGGAACGATCCCCACGCCGTTCTATTGCTTGTACTCCCTTTGTCCCACAAAATAATTGTTACAGGGAGAAATCCCAGATTGTCAGTCATTCTCTGTATAATGTCAGAATGAGTGGGGACCTTCCCGTTTTTGCCGTCTCCTATATTGATGCAAACCCTAGCACCGTCTTTTAAAAGAGGCATAAGGCGAACCATTTTCATCATTAACCACTCTATATAGTCTTTGTGATCTTTATTGTCGTTATATAGATCATAGGGACGCTTATTGTATTTGTTGTTTCCCAAGTTAATGTTGTATGGTGGAGAGCAAATAACCATATCTATTATCGGGTCTTTTACGTACTTATTTATATTAATACAATCATCACATATGGCTTTATTAATTATGTTTTTATGCATTTTTATACACTTTATAGTTTTTGTTTTTGAGTATTTTTTTCATTATATTTGTGGATCTGGTTACCCATTGCCAATTACGTGGTATATTTTTCCCACCACGAGATTTAGGGATTATATGATCTACGGTAGCGTCGAAACCTAATTCAAGTTTTTCATTTGTATAAGCACATTGATAGTTTTGTTTTTCAAGAATATTTTGTAAATCTTTCCAGTGTTTATTGGTGCCTGTAATTTTGTATGACTTAGTTTTAAGCCAACATATTTCACACTTTACGCCAACGATAGCTTGACAACCACAATAGGGACATAGCCCAGATTGTTTCCGCTGATGTTTTGTCTTGAGTTTAAGTTTCGCGGCTCTCTTTTTATTTAATTTATACCATGGATCACCACCATGTTTTCTGCGATATGCTCTCCTACAGGCATTTATTTTGTCTTTATTTTGCTCTCTGTACACACGAAGGTATTCTTTTCGTTCTTGACGATTCATGGCAGAACAATTCCCCCACCAGTTTCTTCGTTAGGGAGAATGATACCTTTGCCATGTTTCTTTTCCATCATACGTAAGCATACTTTTAATATATGGGCGGGGGCTTTTTTGTCTTGTTCAGCGATGTGCCCTATTAATGACAATATAACGGCTACGTGTTTATCAAGATAGCTTTGGAATAGAACTTGGCTTAGCTCAGTTTTGCTTTTTATTTCTTCTTTGAGTATAACACCTTCTTGTATAGTCCATTCATCTATAACTTGTTCAATAGCAATAGCTAATGCACGAAGTGTGTTCACACGAGATATATTTTCGTGTTGATATAGGATATAAACTATTTGTTGAACTGCTGATTTTATTAAATCTAGATCTTGTTCTGTTGGCTCTTCTTTAAAGGCTTCCATGCTCATTTGGTGCTCCCGTATATTTCTTGAAACGCTTCTTCCCGAGTAATTTCGCCCTTCTTATGTCTGATCGCTTGTTCTTTTTTCATGCGAAATCTTTGTCCTGTGGCTTCTGTAAATTCTTTGATGTTTGAATACACAGTGTCGTTTTCTGAAGTATCAGATTCTTTTGCTTTTTCGCGACGGAACTGGATGCATTTTTGTCGTATGCGGCCCTGCTCTTTTCTGATATACACTATTTTTTCTTCACAGTCATTTCTTTTACTTAGGACTGGATGAAATTCTATGGCCATGCGTACTATCATACTTGATTTATGTTCTCTAAGTATTTGTATTATATCCATTTCTGCACCGCATGTTCGATGATCGATCATGAGCATTTTACGCATAAAATGTTTAAAAAGTTCTCCTTGAAAATGATTGGTTTGACCATTTTCTTGGGTTGTAAAAGGATAAGAGCCATGAAAGTTCTTAAGAAAGTCGTACAAAAGAAGATAAAGATCTTTGTCGCTTAATTTAAGCTTGTCTGTCATTAGAATGTTCCTTTTTTTATTTTTTCCTTGACTTATTCTATCCCATAAAGTATACTTTGTCAAGTTGTTTTTTCTTTTTTTTACTATATGGAGGCCTTATAAATGCCTTATATTCCAGCCGAGCGTCGAGAAGAAAGATTTGATGAACACCTCGAAAGAATTCTTGAAGGTATTGAGGTCCAGGGCGATCTTACCTACTGTATCTATTGGTTGATGGTCAAGTGGGCTCGTTCTAAGCCTGGACGACCCAGCTATCATAATTATAGCCCATCCGGAGCAGCCTGTCAAGATGCAAATAGTGAATTTTACAGAAAGGAGATGATCCCTTTAGAAGATAATGCTATTGAGAGAAATGGAGATATTTAATTTTGTATTGCATAAATGTGGTAATTCTGTGTGTTGCAATCCGAAACATTTATTTTTAAGCAGGAAATCGACAAAAGATTAGTGTATATATAATTAAGGCAATTTGACAAAGAGCAAGTTACGAAAGCTATTGAACATATATAACAACTATGAAGGAGGTGGGTCATGTTCAAGAGTAGTATTGTAACGTGTGTTTTGTCCGTTTCTTATTGTCTTTTAACACTTCTCGGCTGTACCACATGCAAAAAGGATGTTTCCCCCTCTTTATTTCCGGAAGAACAAAGAATATCTAATATTTATGATCGTGTAGCCCGGTCTGTTGTTTTAATTAAAAACAAAAGAAAGCATCCTACTATGGGTGTAGCTACGTACTGTATGGGTAGTGGATATGTTGTATCTTGTGGTATGGATAAAATTATTGTAACAAACTATCATGTTGTGGATTTAGCATATTCTGTTTGGGTAGTGATTAATGAACAAGAATGGGAAGCCGATTTCGTAGGCGGGGCTAAGTCTTGTGATATCGCAATTATTAGAATAAAAAACCCAGCTATTTTGCAACACATGCCGTCTTTGACATTTGGCTCATCTGCTGACTTGAAGGTTGGCCAAGATGTTTATACTCTGGGTTACCCCTTTGCTTTGCCGTTAACTATGACAAGAGGTATAGTTAGTGGTTTGAATAGAAGGGTTTGTGTGGGTGACGATATCGATATGCATGGATGTATACAGATTGATAGTGCCGTCAATCCAGGCAGTTCTGGTGGTGCGGTTTTGAATAGTAGAGGAGAATTAATAGGTATGGCTACCATGATTATGTCTCGTGGAGGAGACTTTTGTGGGATAGCATTTGCCATTCCAAGTGATCTTATTCGTACTATTGTAGACTCTATTATGGAAGAATATAATAAAATGTTAATATTTTTTCATAATTCACTTGACTATTGAAAATAATATGTTATGGTAAAATAGTTATGGTGTGAGAAAAACATTTACACTTCGTGGTCTTAAGGGTAAATTGATTATGTCACAGAATACAATGGATGATTTCGATAAACTTTTTCCTGGCTTATCAGAAAAGATATTTGAGCAGTTTTACGGTGATGCTGATCATGGTATATTAATATGGAATAGAGAACAATTAGACAGAGAAGGTTTCAACCATACGTTTTGTGCTGAAATAATATTACATGGGCAACATATTTATGTAAGCTGTCAAGACGGAAATTGGAATGGATCAGAGATACTGGATTTTGAATGTTGTAAATTAGATAATCATCAAGAAAATATATGTCCATATTGTGGTGGACAAATAGAAACAATTATTGGAAACTTTAAAATATGTCAAAAGTGTGAGGATTGTTAATATGAGAAATCTTGCTTCTATCCAGAAGATCAAAAGCCTTCAACCCATTGAAGGGGCTGATAAAATTGAAGTGGCTCGCGTTCTTGGTTGGGATGTTGTGGTAAAAAAGAATGAGTTTCAGCCTGGAGATCTCTGTGTCTATATTGAAATTGATTCTGTTCTACCATCGCGGGATGAGTTTAATTTTTTACTTAAGCTAACGGCTAAATGCTCTAATGACAATTGCCCAAATCGTTGGCAGGTTCCATATGATTTTAAGCTTATTGGTGGTCGTGTATACTGCCCTAAGTGTGATAAGCTAAGCGAAGAGATCGAGGAGATTCCTGAAGTCAAGCAAGAAAAAATGAGACGTATTCGAACTATTAGGCTTCGCGGTCAGTTATCTCAGGGAATTGTTTTCCCATTGTCGATCTTGCCTAATAATGCCATGTGTTTTAAGAAAGATATGGTAGATACCGATGTTACTGAAGCCCTCGGTATTAAGAAATATGAGCCCCCTATTGCTAGCGGCCCTGGTGGCCCCAATCGTAACAAGAGAACTAAGGGGAAGCGACCTATTTATGTACCACTGACTGACGAGACCCGTGTACAGATCCTGGGTCCTGTTATCGAGAAATATCAAGGAACCGTGGGTTATATTAGTGAGAAACTGGACGGCTCTAGTTTCTCTGCTTCGCTCGTAGGAGGTAAGTACGAGGTATGTAGCCGGAATATGAATTTGGCAAAGCCCGGACTTCCTTGGTTACGCAGGTTATTGAATTGGTACTGGCAGTTGCGAAACCGACAAGAAATGGTCCGTCATCCCGAAAGGGTAGACGCCTGGTGGTCTGTGGCCAATACTCTTGGTTTAAAAGAACGCATGCAAAAGTACTGTAAAAATCATGGAATAAGAAATATTGTTTTACAGGCAGAATTAATAGGACCTAGAGTACAAGGAAACAAATACGCACTAGATGATTACGACCTTTACGTTTTTCAAATTTATAATCCCGACACTGATAGTTATTTTAGTTTTATTGATTTTATTAATGCTGTTGAAGAAATGGGACTTAAAACTGTGCCAATTTTGAATGATAATTATATTCTCGGTGGTGACAGTGATACTTTACTTCAGGTGGCGAAGGGCGATAGTGTATTAAACCCTAAAATTCCAAGGGAAGGCATAGTCTTCCGTCCATTAAAAGAAGTCTTGGTTACTTCTGGTATCGGTAGTAAGTTGCATCGAAGTAGATTAAGTTTTAAGGCAATCAATAATGATTTTCTACTAAGATATGGTGAATAATATGGGGAAAATAATCCATGGGCACAGTTTACAAAATAATAAAACCTCTACTTATCAAATATGGAAATCTATGATAAAACGTTGTTCTAATTCTAATGATAGGTATTATGCAAATTATGGTGGCCGTGGCATCAAAGTATGTCATCGATGGAAAAAGTTTGAAAATTTTCTAAAGGACATGGGTGAAAAACCCAATGGCATGACGCTCGATAGAATTGATAATAACGGGCATTACTGTATGGAAAATTGTCGATGGGCTACTAGAAAACAACAAATGAGAAATACTCGTAGAAATAGATTAATTACTATAAATAATAAAACCAAGTGTTTGTCCGAATGGTGCGAAGAGTTATGTCTAAATTATCACAGAACCAAAAAAAGACTTAATCGTGGGTGGCCTGTAGAAGAGGCTTTTGATATAGTGCCACATAAAGTCTTGTGCCATAAATATTTTACGTGGCATAATCAAACACTAAATATGAGACAGTGGTGTAAAGTATTAAACCTCAAATATACTACCGTGATGATGCGTATAAAAAGTGGGTGGTCTATCCCAAGAGCCTTAGGTTTACTATAAAAAATTTAAAGGAAAAAAATAACTAACGAAGAGGGGGAAAACAATGACAGCCAGCAGTTTCACCGTGAACTGTTTTCAATCGACGGCGACTAATGCCACCAAGTGTTCAAAATGTCACAGGCAATTGAAGAATAGTGAAAACTGCTGGGTTATTCAGTGCTGTATGTTTGACGAACGTATTTTTTCCTATTGGATCAATAATTATTGTTCAAGCAACCATAAAGTTTGTAAACAATGTATTGATGAAATACGGGATATATTTCAATAATGATTTACAATCATAGATGCCGTGTGTGTCCTAAATTTGTGTCTAGGGGTAAAAAATTCTGTAGCCCGAAGTGTGCGACAAAGTTTTATGCCTCGGGGGCTCTTAAGGAAAAAAGACAGCGGCTTGCAGCTAACGCAAGAAGAAACTTATCGGCAGCTACGAAAGCGTATTTCGCAAGATTATGTAGTAAAGAAGAGAGATTCTTCTGGAAAGAGCGACGATGTTCGAAATGTGGAGCAAGCGGTAAACGTATGCATGTTATTCTTAAGAAGCCGTTCTGGCAAGGTGGACAATATACACCAGATAATATAAGATATTATTGTAGTAATTGTAATAAATGTAGTGTATAATAGATGAATAGCGGGGAGGATGGGTATCCCGGCAGGGCTCATATCCCTGTTCTTGCAGGCTCGACTCCTGCCCCCGCTACCATAAATATTTTCTCCTTAGGGAGTTGTGTTCTCTGCCTATGGCAGATAATCTAAAAAGGTTTCCGCTGAACCCGCCTGGCGAATCAGCGGTTTTTTATTTGGACCCGTAGCTCAGTTGGTGAGAGCACTCGCCTCATAAGCGATAGGTCCTTGGTTCAAGTCCAAGCGGGTCCACCACCTCAAACGGCAATAGCCTTAGTTTTACATTGGAGTATGAATTAATGCATTTACCAGTTGGATAAGACTTATTAAGGACATAAAACATAATGAGTGAAGAACTAATACGCAAGATAGAGGAAGAGTGGGATCAGCCGCAACCAATGCAGTGCCCGGATTGTGGAAATTTTGTCATGGTTTCTCCAGAAGATTTGCTGGTACCAGTTGAGGATTTGTGTGAATGCTGCTTCAGATATAATGAAGAATGTATCAGAGAACACGAAACTATGCACAGCGACCGACTATTCGACGATGATTTATGGTAATTTTTTCGAAAAAATAACTTGACTTTTCGTAAGGTTTAGAGTATTATATATATACACGGGGTTATTCCCGATCTTACTATAGTTTGTGGGATTGTGACAGTTTGACTCAATTCCACTAAATAGTAGAACACGCATATAGCGTAGTTATTTCATAGGTTATGGAGAATAAAATGTTTCTCGCAGAGCGACCATCTAGTTTGTCACATTTATGGACACCGGCATACGGCATCGAAGGAGCCGATACGGGATAGCTGAGGGTCTGCTTATAACACATTTTTTAACACAATATACAGACCCTCAGGAGAAAAACTTCTGAGGGTTTTTTAATGTTCAGTCGCCGAAGGGCTCACAAAAAAGTAGCTTTAAGATTAGCCGAATGGATTCAAGATATTTATAAATAAGTGCGTGGATGGTGTAGTGATAGCATCTGTGATTCCAACTCATAGGGCCAGGGTTTGATTCCTTGTCTGCGTGCCAATTTTTATTGAGATATTTTATAACGGGGGTGTAGTTCAGGTAGTTAGAACGCCAGCCTGTCACGTTGGAGGTCGAGGGTGCGATGCCCTTCATCCCCGCCACTTATTTCTTTGTTATGGAGGAATGAGCCTTAAATGAACGATATATGGGCGAATAGTGTTAACGGGAGCATACTAGATTTGCACTCTAGGGGTTGGGGTTCAACTCCCCATTTGTCCACCAACACTCAGTCGCCGTGGGGCTTTGATAAAAAATATTGCTCTTAGGCGAAAAAATAGATTGACAAATAAGAAAGATGTAGTATGATTACTAGGGTTAACTCAGTTTGGTAGAGTACTGGCCTTGGACGCCAGGAGCGTAGGTTCAAATCCTACACCTTAGACCAAAATTATTCTTCCTTGCTGGGTCGTCTAATATGGTAGGACGCCAGTGACTCCTGTGGGGCGGAGCCTGCTCCGTAAACTGGAAATGGTGGTTCGATTCCACCACCGTCATGGAGGAATCTTTTAAGCTTAAGTTATATTGTATTGGATTTGTGTTATGATATATTTAAGTGAAAAGCAACGAAAAAACAAACGCATTATATTAGAGGAAATCAAACCTGTTGATTGTCAGGTGTGTTTTTTCCATGACGTATCTCATTTGCCGTTTAGTGGTTATCCTATGCGTTCGAGTTATTATGATGAAATTAATAAGATAGCTTTCGTGTATACGGCTGAAGCGACCAACCGTCATATTTTGTATTCGTTACTACATGAGGTATGTCATCACATTACATGGGACAAGAGATGGGATAGGCGTAAGTTTAGACGAGATGAATGGGGGGAGTGGAGACCTAGCCATCCTACATATTATTTGCGAGAATATAAAGCAGAGAAGTTATTGCGAAAAATATGTAGACGATATGGATGGCATGAATTACTACAAGAGTCGGATATGTTATTAACAAAACATTTATTAAATAAAACAAAAGATACTGAAAGACAATATACATATTCTTGTAAACGTATAGTAAGAGAAGAAAAACGAGACATAGCTCAGATGGTTAGAGCGTTCGGCTGATAACCGAAAGGGCGTAGGTTCAATTCCTACTGTCTCGACCAACACTCAAGCGGCGTGGGCCTTATGGAGAAAATAGATGATAAGAAAGTGTGATAAATGCGGATCTAACCTTGTTGAGTTGATTACATCGTGGGTTTGCCCTAACAGTTGCAACAAGGTGGACACCCCCTTGAAATCCCCCGGTGACTGGGGATCCGAAATAGAACGTGACACCTTCTACCAGGACTTGCTTAAGGAGCAATGCAAAAACTGCGTCAACGAAGGAGATCATGATAATTGTTGTGGCAACGCTTGTGATGAAATACCGTGTCCTGGATTTGAGAAAATGCCTGTAAAGAAGTCTATTACAGAACAGTCAATGATGCAACCAGTAGATATAACACAAAGCGGTTGTTTGAGTGGGCTAAAGAAGCCGCAGACAAAAATGTCATTAAAACAAGATCTCCATAAGCGGCAAGAAGATAAGTCCGCGTCGCTCTGTTCGATGGGTGTTTGGCGATGTGGATGTGGTAAGTTTCCTATACTCAAAAGCGAACCGGATGAAGAGGGAGATTTATTTTGGTTTTCATGTTGTGATATAGTTTCTTTTAATACGTCAGATCTTAAATTGGCAGTTTTGCGATGGAATAATCTCCTTAAGCAGAAGGAGGGGTGGGAAAGACTAGGTGAAGTAGATCACATCGAAATAAACGATGGAAATAAAATTGTTATACATACTAAAAAGAACAATTTTCATATGAATGAGGATCAAATAATAAGTGATATGTCGGAAAAAGATTGTCCAAATAGTATAAAAAACATATTTCTTTATTATCAACAAAAGCATAATATATATAGATTTGAAATTATACCATGAGTCGAACATATAAAGATACTAAAAGGCGTAGAGATGAAGCAGACGCACAGAAACAGATAAACGAATATAATCCCGAGCGGGAATAATTGCTGCTTTGCAGCACTAAAATGTTAAATATTTACCGAGCGGTAATATCTAGTTGTTTTTATTATCATAAACACAAATGTATTATATGTGATGAGATTAATATAGTGGCCGTGCATCATTTTGATTTTAATAATAAAAATAATGAACCGGATAATTTAATACCAATGTGCCCAACGCATCATCAATATATGCATAGTAGATTTAGGGAACTAATAGATAAAAAAGTTATTGAATATAGGCAGAGCTTCTTAAAGAAATTTCGGAGCACATAAAAAATGGGAATGTATGATGAAATCAAGGTGCCTTGTCCTGAATGTGGTACAATTCATCTTGCCCAATCTAAGGGCGGCGATTGTACACTGGCACTTTATACGTTAAACGAAGCACCGACAGACGTATTACTTGATGTAAACAGACATGGTCCATTCCAATGTGAAAGGTGCTGTACAAGATTTGCTGTTAAAATACATTGTGTAGCTCAGGTTGTAAAAGAATAATTTGCGTAGCAATAGCAGGACATATCGTATAATGGTATTATGTGTGGCTTACATCCACAAGACGGTGGTTCGATTCCATCTATGTCCACCAATGCTCAATCGCCGCAAGGCTTGTTAAGGATATTATTATGAAAACAAAATTAAAAATTGTGATTGAATATGAAGCAGATCCCGAGGATTATGATACCGAAGATCCAAAGAAAATGGCTGAAATTGATGAGAGTAATTTTAGAGAAGACCCACCATCTTTGATGGAAATGTTATGTGATTTAGAAGATATTAAAGTTAAAGTGGAGCCAGCATAGTCATGCAAACTTTTCTCCCGTACCGCGACTTTGAAAAATCGGCTAAATGTCTCGATTATCGTCGGCTCGGTAAACAAAGAGTTGAGGCAAAACAGATCCTTAATGTTCTCCTGGGAAGGACAAATAAAAAGGGTTGGCGTAATCATCCATGCGTGACAATGTGGCGTGATTATGAACTTGCTTTACAAGAATATTATAATATGATTCTGAAAGAATGGATAAGGCGTGGATATAAAAATAATATGGAATTTGAGTATACTTCATATTATAAACATGGTATACTGAGGGTATATCAAGAACCATATACTAATCCTTATTATTGTAAGCCAGAATGGCTCAATAAGACATTCTGTGCCTCTCATCGTTCTAATCTGCTCCGTAAAGATCCTGAGTGGTATGGACGATTTGAGTGGGAAGAACCAAATAATTTACCGTACATTTGGCCCATTCAGTCAGCGTGAGCCTTTTTTGTTTATGGAGTAAAATATGATTGATCCCCAAATTAAAGAATGGATCGACGGTGCTAATATTGAAATGTTGTTGAGGAAATGGAGGTTCGCAAGGTCTGGTGATCCATATTTCCAAGGAGAAGCCGGAAAGTATTATTCTGAAGTTATGGCCAAGAAACGAAATGAAGACCCGGCGGCTTATACTCGGGCTAGCAAGAATATTGGATGGTAATAAGTTATTTTTGGAGACAATGAAATGAAAACTACGGCTATAGTAACCCTGGCGATATTTATGTTCATAATAGGATACGGAGCCTTACATTGTATTATGATAGAACGGGTGAAAGATAATGCAGTTGAAGACTATCGTAGATCGGCGGGTATGATAAGTTTTGATGATGAAGGTCCTAAGAAAACGGCATGTAAATGGGGCTGGGATATGGAGGCTGATCTTATCGAGACTCCTCATGGTAATCACAAGTTGATACTTAATGCAACTATTACCAAAGAACCCTGTGGAGAGCCCACGTTCACATTTTTTGTCTTTTTCTTTGGTTCTGATAATCAGATACTAGGGACTAGGAAAATTGTACGTCCTTGTGATAGTCCTGTGCAGTTATGGATTCCACGAAACACAGCGTATATACTAGTTTGCGGTGAGGGTAAATGTGGTAAATGCGGAAGCGAAGTGTTGAATGCGGCATTGTTGGAAATAGAATAATCAAGAGTTGACCATGGTGTAGATAGTTAACATATCGGATTGTGACTCCGGGGTCAGCGGGGCGGAACCGCTTGGTCAACCCACATAACTTCGTTATGAAGAAAGTCGTAGTTTAAAAATTGGGAGGGTTGTCGGAGCGGTCAATCGAGGCGGATTTGAAATCCGTTGGTCAGTTTAAAGCTGGCACGGGGGTTCGAATCCCTCACCCTCCTCCAAACTTTAAATAAAAGTCCATGGCGAAGTGGCAGACGTGTTATTTCATGGTGGGCGTCGGGAGCCGTTAACCGATAGCTGTTGGTTCGAATCCAGCCCATGGACTGTTTTTAAAATGGATAACTTCCCATGGATGATAAAATAAAAATACTAAGATGGTGGAATAAAAATGAAGCCGAAGTAATAAAAGAATACCATATTGCTGTACGGGTTACAAGAACTAAATCTGGTAAACGACATAGGTATGATGTATGTGCTCAAGACGATGATCCGAACTTAGCGGGGTGGAATTTTATTAGTATATATCTTCCTCACGATCAGGATGAAGAGGCGAAAAAGAAAGCTATTGAAAAAATTAAAGGCATGGTTCGGTGTGGTTCTCCTGACATACATATGATAAGAAATGATATCGAGGAACATAAATCATGAAACCCAGCAAAAAATCTGAAGGTATTGAGGATTTCCTAGATCGTTTTGGCGAAGTCGCATACGGAAGAGGCCGTATAGAATCAATTGAAAATGATATCTGTATAAAATGTGGTCAACCAGCCAAAGTTTTTCGCGACGATCTTTCCCGTAGGGAATATACGATTTCTGGTCTTTGCCAAAAGTGTCAGGATAAGATATTTAAGTAGGGGTGGCGGAATAATAGACGCAGCCCGATTATGGGTGGCTATTTTGATCAAATAGTGTGTAGGTGTGAATCCTACCCTCTACACCAAAACTTAGACGCCGTTAGGCTTTGAAATAGAGACGGGCGGGTACCCAAGCGGCAAAGGGGTGTGGCTGTAGACCACATGGCTAACGCCTACGTTGGTTCGAGTCCAACTCCGCCCACCAACATAACTTCGTTATGGAGAAAGAAAAAATGCGACTAAGTGAGTTGATTAATGTATTACTAGAAGTACAGAGAGATTGTAAAAATGATCCCGATTATCCTGATGATCCCCCCGTAGAGATTTGTCAAGCAATTAGTACAAATATAGGATCGGTAGAGAGATCAAGATATTATAATCACAGGACGGACGGAAAAGATCCAATTGTTATGATACATGAAGCATGAAGGTCGATAAACATAGTGGCTCCGTGGGGGAAATTAGCAGACCCGTATCGCTTAAGACGATATGCCCTAGGGCGTTCCAGTGCAAGTCTGGACGGAGCTACCAAAACATAAATACCGCTACAGACTTTTGCGGAGCATATACTAATGGGAATGTCACGATCAGAAGCTGGTAAGCTTGGTGCTAAGAAAGTTAATCCGGCACAAAGACAAAGAGCGATAAACAAATACTACAAAAGTCCATCTATTTGTAAATATTGTGGTAAAGTTATACGAATCAAAAATAAGGAAAAAGCATCTTATGTTAAAAGAAAGAAATTTTGTAATAGATCATGTTTAATGAGATACATAAACGCGTTACATGTTCGGCAAAGCGATAAACGAAATTGTTTACAATGCGACAAGGTAATACCAGCGAGACAGAAATACTGCTCTTTGAAATGTCAGCAATTATATAAAAAAATAAAAAGATTCAACGATATAGACGAAAGACAAGATGCTGATGGGTATGGTAATAAAACTATTAAGTCATATTTGTTATATAAATATGGTTATAAATGCTCTATATGTAATAATACTGTGTGGATGGACAAACAAATCCCCTTAGTTATGGACCACGTAGATGGTAATCCATACAATAATAAGATCAATAACTTAAGGCTGGTCTGTGGTAACTGTGATATGCAGTTACCAACGTATAAGTCAAAAAATAGAGGAAGTGGTCGTCATTATAGACGACTAAGATATAAACAAGACAAAAGCTATTAGCCTGCATAGTTTAATGGTAAAACCTCGGTTTTGTAATCCGAATTTCGGCGTTCGATTCGTCGTGCAGGCTCCATGTATTTTTCTTTGTTATGGAGGTGTTAAAATGGTTAACTTCAGTAACGTAAGGGATGTCGGCAGAATTCTTGCTCTTAGAGAGAGAGCATACCGCAGGTCTAATCGTGAAAAATCATTACAGCCTCGTCATAGCAAACATTGGTGTCCGTCTTGTGACGGAGCTATAATTGGTGCTGGTAGCAAATGTCCTAGATGTGGAAAGCGTATTTCGCCGAGACGGCTGAAAAAGGAATAATGCTACGCAGGCTAAAATTTTACGGAAGGGTGGCCGAGTTGGCTTATGGCACCGTCCTGCTAAGGCGGAGGGGTATAATAGCCCCCGCAAGTTCGAATCTTGTCCCTTCCTCCATGCTCAATCGCCGCAAGGCTTACAGTTGATCTTTGAATATTTATAAGCAAGAGGACTAGGGGCGAGAATCCGTATAATTCAATTCTTAGCCAGGACGTTCGGAGCATGTAAAATGCAGCACCGCCTAGTATGAGTTTGCGGATACATATACAGCAACTCTGGTGATAGTTGCTCTGTGAAATCTAACAGAAAAGGCCGTAATATTCAAAGACTTGATTAATTTTAACTAAGGAGCAATTTATCATGTTTAACTTTCTAATTTATCTGTTGATTACATTTAGTTCTTTTATAATGCAAGATCCTGGGCCTGGTCCGCAGGTTTGTGTACTGGAGGGGTGTATTGATCTTGTCACTGTTGATTATGGTGATGGACTATACGGCCTTGAAGTCTATTCAAGGGGTAGTTCCAGCTTGAATCACGGGGTCTCTATGGAGATTTATTGGTATGTTTTTGACATGTTCGGGAAACTTGTGGGGCTTGGTCGTGATCTTATTCCGTATTGGTATGACGAGAGAGAATTAATCCCTTTGGTGGCTGGTCAACACGTATATATCGAACTAAGAGTGATTTGTTGGAAATGTAAGATCGATACGTGGGCTTATGCGGATACTAAGATACCTCCATTTTAAACTCAGGTGGCGTTGGCCTTATATTGTATTGTTTTAAAGGCACAAAAAATTGTGCGTAGCACAATGGCATCCTGGCGAAATGGCAGACGCGGTAGGTTCAAAACCTGCTACCACGTAGTGGTGTCCCGGTTCAAGTCCGGGGGGTGCCACCATATTCAGTTGCCGCAGGGCTTAGAAAAGGAAAGATAACATGAGTGAAGATGAAATAGTCGAATGTCCCGAGTGTGGTTTTCAGCAGCTAGATCCTGGTAAAGGAGTTGCTTGTGAAGAATGCGGACATTATCCCCTTGTTTCTCTTAAGGAGATCGAGAAGCAGGACAAAGAGTGGAGAAAAGGCAATGGCTAGATGTAATTATTGCAATTTTGTAAGTATTAGAGAAGAGCATAAGAATAGTGATAAGACGGTGACTTTAACACCAGACAATCACGTATATGTACACCCTAAAGAGATTATTATTGCTGATTTGTCAAAGGAGGAAAGGGAAAAATACTTTGTGGCCTGGTTTATGGAGTTGCCTAATTATTGTTGTTGCTAAAGCGGGTGTAGTTTAGTCGAATAGAACACCTCGCTACGAACGAGGAGGTCGGGGGTTTAAGTCCTCCCACCCGCACCATTGAAGCTCGATAAGAGATTGTCAGAGCCCGTTGTACAGGCTTGATTCGGTGGACGTGGTGACCGAATGACTATGATACAAGGAAGCAACCTTGCAGTTATCTTATCCATACAGCATTATTTTTATGTGGGAGAGTGGCGTAACTGGTAGCCGCGTATGGTTTAGGACCATATGTCGAAAGGCGTGCAGGTTCGAGTCCTGTCTCTCCTACCAACACTCATGCTTCGCTGGCGTGGGCCTTATTAGGGGTATATTATGACCAGGAAAGAATTTAGTGAAGTGCTTCGTGATTTATCTCCCGTTGTTTACGATGGTATGTTGGCTGGGGGTATGTCGCTGCCTAAAATAGCACAGGCTGTTGCCCTGGACTGTTTTTTATATAGGTCGGGAGAAGTAGACAGTATTATGCAGAGAACACTGCGTGGGTATTTACAAAACCTAGATAAGACTGGCGTCTTTGGATTTGATAAAGAATAGAGAGGCTATGGTGTAGTGGTAACACGTCAGGTTTTCAGCCTGAGGTCGAGAGTTCGATTCTCTCTAGCCTTACCAACTTAAGAAGAATATGATATAATGAGAATTCCTGATATTTTGATAAAAGATCTTAATAGCCTAAGTCCAGGCAATCGTGTTTTGAGATTAAGGGGATTGTCGTCATATTATCGAAACCCAAGATATTGTTTGTTTTGTAACAAAGTTATTAATGCTGTACCTGGAGTACGTCTTGCACGCACAAAGGCAAAAAAGTTTTGTAACCAAAGATGTGCTGCATTATACAATAATAAGCGTAAGCTGTCTAATGAGTGTTTGTATTGTGGTAAATCAATATATAAGTATCGTAAATACTGTTCTCATAAGTGTGTTCAAGAGCATAAATATAGAACATATATCGGTAAATGGCTTAGCGGTAAAGTAAGTGGTATAAAAGGCAAGGACAGCATATCTAATTATATCAGACGTTGGTTAATTGATAAATATAACAATCGATGCGTTAAGTGTGGATGGAGTGTAAAAAATAGATATACGAATAAAGTCCCTCTACAAATTAATCACATCGATGGTAATTGGAAAAACAACAAGTCCGAGAATTTAGAGCTTGTATGTCCTAATTGTCATTCATTAACACCTAATTATGGTGGTAGAAATAAAGGAAAAGGACGACCATATAGGTATAAAATGCGAGTATAATTCAATGGTAGAAAGTCACCCTTCCAAGGTGGATATGCCGGTTCGAATCCGGCTACTCGCTCCATACTGCTCAATCGCCGCAGGGCTTGCTTTTTAAGGAAGAATATGGTGGAAAATAAACCGAGTTATCTCTGGGTGTGTGATCAATGTCGTGAGAAAGATTGGGAAACCCTGACTATTGGCAGATTAATTGATGACCGGGTGTGCAAGTGGTGTGGTAGGGGTGGCGTTAATACATCTGCTGTTTCGTTTGATAAACTTATTGGTACTCATGCTATGAATTATATTTCTAAGAGAAATGATATTGGGGGTGGTTCATGTGGCGAAGAAGAGAAAAGAGAGGGTAATAAAGCTGGCTAAGGAATTGTGGAAAGATAAGATAGAGCAAATGTCTGACCAGGAATTTGTAAATTTCCTTAAGATGAATTCGCCATGTGAAAATAAAAGCAAAAAAGGATTTGACATTCTCCGAAAATAGGATAAGCTTGACTAAAAACTCTTAGGGATTATCTGGATGGAAATTAATGAACGTGTTGTAGGCATGTTAGAACAATCAGCACAAAAACTTAACATTACCGCAGAGCATCTTTGGGGTGCTCTTGTTGCCCAAGCTCCTATTCAGGGCTTAGTGAACTGTTGTTATCTTTTTTTGTTTTTAATATCATCTATCTTATGTCTTAGAATGGCTTTTAAGTTTAGCGTAAAGGGTCGATGGGGTCCTAACGATCCATGTACCAAAACCGAGGCCATCACTGTTATATATGGCATTTTATGTTGTATATCGGTTCTTTGGGGGCTGGTAATGATGTATCGCCTGCCCATGTCTATCGGTGCTATTGTTAATCCTGATTATTGGGCTCTCAATGAATTAGCCACAATACTTGGTGTATCTAAATAAGGAGTGTATTCATGAGAGGTGATTATGGTTCCATGGGATGTAATTTAGGTAAATCATCTGGGGCGGAACGATGGGTGTTTATTTGTCTTATAGTCGCCGTCTGTCTTGTCACCGTAGTATCGGGTCTATGGAGTGCTTTTGCTGATGAACCCGTTATACGGCAGACGGGTGCTCCTCAAGATACAGAAGAAGAGACTGGTGGCTGTCCCGTTAGTATAGAAGTTAATGTTTATGAGGAAGATGGCAGTCTGTATTATTGGGTGAAGACAGCAGAAGGATGTGGCGAAACAGTTTTTGAAATTTCGTTTACATACTGTGTAAGTATTGGTGGAGTATTCTCTGTAACCCATAGGATATATGGAGATATAGAGGACTCTTTTTTAATCGACTCCGCTGATCTTAAGCTACTCACCATCGTAGGTAATGCGGTTGATGAGGAAAGACATCAAAGCGTTGATTATGATGTGTGGGTTTCTCCTTCTCATACGGAGAGCCTACTTAATATTGCCGTTAATGTATGGCATATGAAGTTCAGTGTTTTTTATTCTGCTGATATCACAAAGGACACATCACCAGCCAGGTTCAGTATAAGTATAACTACGGTATTAAAAGGTGGTGGTATAGCTACTTATTCATCGCCGATCCATCGTGATTGGCCGCATGTTCCCACTGATAACTATGTCGATTTGGCATTGTCCAGTATAGTCGGCGAAGCCATAGACCAACAAGGACACCATAAACTCGACCATGATATGTGGAAGGAGTAAATAAAAAATGAGATGCGGAATGAAGCTTTTAACATCTTTGTGGATAGCATTTTCTTTGATGACATTGTGTGGATGCATTAGTCGAAACGAAGCCGAGGCTGTTGTCACCGCAGATATCGTTGCTATTGAAAACAAAATTATAGATGGCGATTTGAATTTTGGTATTCTCGGTGGCCGTGGTTCGGTGAGTAATGATACCATTAAAATAGGCGTCAGATTTTATCTTGCCGATGAGTTATTTTTGCTTGATATTGATGCTTTACATGCCGAACTTGCACATTTTTGTAGTAATGAGAATAATAACAAAATACCTATTCGGGTTAGAGCAGTAACTTGTGATACCTGGGTGACAGACGAAGGAATTTTATATTTTCATTTGAATCATAGGCGGATATATTATAATCGTATCCCTATGGGGCGAGCAGACAAGTTTATTAATTACCTGAAGTACAAATAGGGGGCGATGTTGAAGTACATTATCAACTTATTGTCAACTTATCCTAAATTTTATTGACAACTTCATGGGGCAAGTAAGCGACTATCATTATAGGGCTTGCCGCGAGTAAGCCCGTCTCATTATAGGGTCTCTTTGCCGCTATATTCTTCGGTTATGGAGCAGCCCCACATGTCGAAGAACATTTACTCCTGTCGAAATGACAGGTTTTTCCTGCCAATTTGTCGAAACGCAAATACTACCTATTTTTTGCGTCAAAAAAATATTTTTCAACTTGACAACACCATTTCGCGATGTATAATAAGGTAACTTCGAAAGAAAAAGGAAGCTGAGTTTTCCTTACTCTTTTTAGGCAAAATAGTTATGTGAGTGTACCATTCTTTCATGGATTGTCAAGGAGTTTTTATGAAAATCGCTGTCGAAGATCTTGAGATAGGTATGCAGGTCGGACCTTATGGCGAGGTATATGACATAAGAATCTATGATACTTTCATAGTCGTAGAATTCATAAGAGATGATACAATACACGATGGGATTTATGGTAGATACCAGGAAATTATGTGGCTATGAGTTATAGACAAATTCAAGGGGATTAAATTAATGAATAATATGTGTCCTAAATGTGGTGGTGTTATGGAGCTAGGTTTTAACCAATACACTTGTTATCAGTGCGGAAAAGAACCGGTATATAACGAATATAATTTCGATGTAGGTTATAACCGTGATTTTAAAATTGGCGATAGGTGGTGTAATATTTTTAAGTCTGGTGGTACAAAGTATTTTAGAATAGCCACTAGCATTACAGTAGATGCTTCTACTTGCAACTGGTTTCCTTTGTGTCCAGATGAATTGAAGATATTTCTTTATACTATTAAGTCTCCTTATAAAAATCATTTGCTTTCAGGCACGCAACACGCATTGTCAGGAAAGCATTTTGATATCACAATATATAACAGAGACCAATTAGTTATAAAGGGTTCTACAACATCTGAGCAGATGGAAATCATTTTTAGTAAAAAAGATGCGGAAAAACTTGTATCTCTTGTGAAACAAGTGAAAAAATTATTTGACTCTTGTTGAAAAATAAGCTATACTTTAATCAACAAGGAAAGGATTAATCGATGACTGAACATTGTACATGTTGTGGCCGTCCACTTAAAGAGAGTCGGATAGTGTGGTTAGAACTTGACCAGAGGATTAATGAGTATCATGATGGCATTATTCCGGAGGAGTCATCACAGGGTGCGTTTCCGTTTGGAACTGATTGTGCAAGGAAAGCAATCGTCAGAGCCAATAATGCTCTTATCAAGCTAAAGAAAGGAACTTAACTCGGCGTGGCAGGTTGCTACCCGCTTGCGGGGAAAAACGGTTAAGCGTGATCAAAGCGAAAGAATCGAATCATAGGTTGCTGATCACTGATCTGCTGAGGGCTATAGTCCGTTGAGGCTTAATATGATGAGTGAATTTCGTTAAGGTTTAATTGAGCGGGTTCGAATCCCGCCGCCGATGTCCAAAATTAATCTTGTTTTTTCTCTTGACTCTTGGAAAAAAAGAGATATAATTTAGTTGATGTGAATAAAAGACAAGCAGGAATTTGTTGAGCGGAGCGAAACAATGAATCTTAGGGAAGCTAGAGAGAGAACCCAGTATTTAATGAAGAGGCATGGCTTAGGGAATAACTGGTCTTTCAGGTGGTCTCGTGGCAGAAGGCTTCATGGGTATGCTCAATATAATGAGAGAACAAAAAGGGGACATATCGCGTTGTCAAGATTTTTTGTGCAGCTTAATACATCTGACGAGATTGAAGATACTATTTTGCATGAAATAGCTCACGCTCTTGTCGGTGTCGGCAAGGGGCATAGTCCTGCCTGGAAGCTTAAGGCTATAGAAATAGGGCTATCTAATCCACAAAGGGTAACTATAGCTAATATGCCTGAGCCTAAATATTTTGCTGTTTGTGCTTGTGCGATAAGACATAAGCGTCATAGAAAAAGTCGTAGACATGCTTACTTTTGTCGAAAGTGTGGCGAAGAATTAAGGTGGAAAGAAAAATAAAATTTCTTCCTTGACTCTGATTGAAGATCAAGATATAATTAGGTAAATCGAAACTAAGAACTTTTGTTAAAAGGAGTAATGCTGATGGAATCAACTTTGTGGCGTGATGAAGGCAAGGACGTTAGTCACCTTACTACTCTTGATGAGGTAATCGAGGCGGCTGGTCTTGATTTCCCGATGGTTCTTTGTCAGGTTAAGACTATGCTGCCTGACGGTAACGAGAGGCTGGAAGAGAATCAGTTCAACGTGGTCCGTTCCGATACGAACGTGACCCTCACCAGGAAGACTGTCGCCGGGTCTTATGGTCTTCTCCAGAATAAAAATCTCCTGGACATAGCTAGGCAGTTGATGGAGCAGGGATGTACTCCCGATGCTGCTGGTGTCATCGAAGATGGCCGTCGTGTTTTCTGTGTCCTTAATTTTCCCGAAGATGAAAGTACTGTCACTGATGTCGGATCTTTAGGTGGTCAGGCTGAGGATATCATTCTTCCTCGTATCGGCATCTTTGCCGCAAATGATGGTTCGGGCAGTGTGGTTGCCAAGCTTATGTCGCTTCGTATGTGGTGTAACAACATGTACCAGGCTGCTATCGGGCAGAAGGGATATACTATCCATATGAAGCATAGCAAGAATGTTCATGACAGACTTGCGGAAGCTACGAACGTTCTCAAGAACATGAGAGAAGAATGGATTCGGAGAATTGATTTTTACAAGGCTCTTCGTAGCAAGCCATTGCCTTTCGACCAGGCCCAGATGGCGGCTCGCCGTATCCTCAAAATAGATACCGAGAAGCCTTATGATGAACTTCCTACTAAAAGCCGTAATCGCATTGAAGCTTTGCTTGGTGAATTCAATAACCCCGAGAGAGGGGCTTTCGGCAAGACTGCTTTTGACATGTTTAATGCGGTAACAGCCTATAATACTCACACTGTCAATACTAAGAAGTCTCGACTCGACTATGCGGCCCTTGGTGATGGTGCTAAGAGGGAAGACCGTGCTATGCGGATATTGGCCGAGATGATCGGATACGATCTAAAAGAGGAGTAGTAAACCCCTTTTACAGTGAATAAGTGTGCAGCCCCTACACGGATAGTCCGGTAAGAGTCCGGTTAAATCGGGGATTCATCGAGCAGAGCTATCCTTTATATTTCTATTATGGAGAGGATCATGGAATTGATCAGTAAGGTCGGGCATTATTACTGGAGAGATAATGAGGATCGTATTGTTATCAGTGACGAATCAGCAGATGGTGTTGATGAGATTGGAAAACCCGAAAACACTGATGATGGCATCTTGTATCTTGATGAAGAGGGGTTGAGGAACATCGATTTGAAGAAAGCCAGGAGTAGTTTTCGTCAGTCTACTTATTACCTGTTGCCTATTATCACTACAAATGGAGAGAAAAGATGGACCCCGGCAGAGACAAATGAATTTTATTTTGCTTTGGGGTTGGCACTTGGAGTTAAACAGTAGTTAAAAAATAGCCGGTATGTGTCAGATGGAAAACTCTCAATGGTCCAATAGAATGCTCGCCGGTTTATTTAAACTCAGTTGCCGTTAGGCTAAAAAAGGACTAATAACAAATGAGTACTAATAAAAATATTAAGCGTCTTCCTATCGAGTGGCAAGCGATAGATGAAATAGTTGTTATAGATGCTGATGGATGGCGTTGTGATAATAAATCTTGGGACGATCCGATTACTCGTTTTGAATGGGATAAACGCAAATCTCAGTCTACTATTCGACCTAAAAAGAAGATTAAGGGGATGACTGTCCGACGTGGTGATACAATCGAAAGTGAATTTGGTAGGGGTTTAATTGTTGCCATTACTAAACAGTGGGTTATCCACGAGATTCGTGGTGGGGAAGAAGAGGTTGCTTTATATCGTGCAAGAGATTCTTTTTGGATACCTGCTGAGCCCGTGGGCGAAGATGTACTTGATGTAGAGATGGAGATCGATTAATGGACAAGGACCAACGAATTGCTTACATTAATGCTATGGTTGTATGTGCTCAAATCGAAGCTATGGGCATGCAAGCCGAAAATAAATATCGAGAAGAATGTGGTAAACAGATAGCTTACGATGAAAAGTCTTTCATGGACGTGATAAATAAGTATGGTATTCATCACAATGCCGTAATAGAATATTTGAGGGATTATTAAATGACACGAAAGCAAATCTTGACGCGAAGCGTCAAATATTTTCTTTGGAGATGGTTCATTTGTCCCTGGAGAGTATACCATCATTTAAGAAGATGGCCAAATAAGTCAGCGGCTATTAGATATGTTCGTGAAAACACAGGATGGCCCCTGCTGAAATGCAGAGATTATGTCTATAGTAAATTTGGGCGGCATGTGTGGCATGAGAATCTTCATTGTATGTATTACAAAATAGGACCGATCAAATTGTGGCAATATCCACGCCTGGCTAGACTAAGATTAAGGAACCCAAAATGATTCGTATTAGTGAATATCCTATTCATAATATATTAAGTAATGTTGTTATTGCTCAAAGAGGTAAGAAAACAAGAAAGAAAGACAAGAGATATTTGGAATGGAATGAACATAAGGTCAGAATGGATTCGTTACGCCTCAAAACATTTGCGAATTATGGCACACAGTGTGTGAAGTGTGGAATCAAAGGTAGGTTTTTTGCTCTTGAGAAACATCACATAAATGCGAGTCGTGATGTTGCACATTTTAATCTTTATGCTTTTGATGATAGGGGTCACGAAGTATTAATGACAAGGGATCACGTTATCCCAAAATCTAGGGGGGGAAGAAATTTTCTTGGTAATATGCAACCGATGTGCTGTAAATGTAATAATGAAAAAGGTGATCGAATTGGAGATTAAAAATGAATTTTAGAATAACCAGAAACAAAAGAAGTCGAAAAATGGCTACGGTAGGCAGCTTGGTCCGTGTAGGAGGAGTAGTTGTGATTGCTCTTCTAATTATTGGGGCGATTACATCTGCTTACTGGTCTCACGACACCGTAGTTGTGACCGTAAAGGACAAGGAGAGGGTTAATAGTGGCGATTCTTCATACTATCTGGTGTTTACCGAAAACGAGGTATTCAAAAACAAAGACTCTCTCCTCTATATGAAATTTAATTCGTCTGATTTATATGGCGAATTGGATAAGGGAGAGACTTATGAATTCGATGTGTATTGGTTTCGTATACCATTTCTCTCAATGTACCGTAACGTTGTGGATGCCCGGTTATGCGGCTTTAATAAGAAAGGTGAAGAGTAAATGAACATCACAACTGCTGATATCCTCGGAGTTCTTGAGGGTGTTTCGGGTATAAAAAAGTATGAAGTTGCTTTTATCCTAAAGTGGGATAGTGATATTGAACTTTTATTTAATGTCGAAGCTACAAATAAAGATAAAGCAGTTCAGGCAGGTCGCCAGAGGCTTATCGCCATGAATCAAAGGGAGCGGAAAAAGAAGGAAGACGGTGGTCCTCTTATTGATCTAAATATCTGGAAGAAACATCCTCGGGTGACCGAGATTGTTGAGAGTGGTCGAAGAATAGGTAAATAAATCGGCGTTTCACGCCGATGGAACAGTAGGAACGAAAAGAGAATTTGTGTTAGTGTGTTGGTTAATCACACTGCGGGTAAAAAGCCTCGCTCGTAAAAACCCGGAAAAGTTAATAGCGAATCCCGGTCAGCTTTGTCTTGAGGCAAACTGCTAAATTGATGACCCCATACCTGAGGCTCAGGTGAGGTAAAATTATTGAGGTTTTTTTGGTGCTTGTCATTTTTGTCCTAGTAGAAGGTCAATGATCGTAAAGATCAACCGGATAGGATAAGAATCACCAAAGAACCATAAGTGGTGAGAATCCACACACAAGTTTTCTTTTTTTAATTATTATTAGCTTTGGAGTGAAACTACAAATGTACCACGAAGTTAAAATATCTCTCCAGTGGTTTTTGGATCAAGAGATCACCGGTCAGGCTGCGACGGTTAAAGATATGTTGGTGGATGAAGCGATGAAGAGAATGTCCAATGAGAATGTCCCTATTTCTGAGTATGACTTGGGCAAGCCTGTTATAATATGTAGGGATGGGTATCTTGTGATCCATTTTTATCCGCATAGGGGAGAGGACAATGAAGTGCCCCAGGTATGATAGAGAGATGACTATGTTGCTTACGTCTTCGTCTTGCGACGTGTGTGATGCCAAGAGTGATCCGGATGGGAAGGAAAAACCATCTTCGTGTAATAGCAATATAGGGTATAAGGTCACTGATGCTGCTCTTTTTAAAACTGGGTCTGATGGAAAGGGATCTGTAAAAAGTCTTGTTCCAGGATTTCAATTCAGGACAAACTGTGTCAAACAACCATCTATTCACGACCCTTACCGTATCGAAGATTATGCTGTGGCTGCTTCTGGTAGATTTGCTGACGTGGAAATAAAAATTCTAAGCTTTGGTTTTGATGGTTACGGGAAGAGAATAGATTCTTATTATGCTATTTATCTTCCTGTGGATTGTGACTGGAAGAAATTTGGTGAAATGTTATCCCGTGTTCGACAGAGACGAAAGGACAAAACTAATGGCCCTTAAAGTTTGTACACAAGACGGAAGTTTCGAAATCAACGGACCCATTTTGATTTCTTTAAAAGATGGTCACCAGGTTAGACTGTATGAATCGTCACATGGTGGTATAGCGGTATCAAATAACACTGTACATCCTGTACAAGAAGTAAAAGATGGCACCGTTGTTTTTGGTCGTAAAGATAACGATAGGGTTCGTAAAAGCCATCTTTGTGTGAAGAGATGGGACAGGGTGGCGAAGTACTAGGAGTATAGTATGTTAAAATTGGAGTATAACAACAAATGATAAACTTAATCGAAGGTAGAATTATAGAAAGGTTTGCTCACATAATCAAATGGCATACCATTATTATGTCTGGTGCTTATAAAGATAATAAGTATTGTTTAAAGACAGCATCGGATAGTGAAAGAGCCCGGCTATCCAACGCGGTGGGGATCATGAATAACCACGTAACCCGACTCGGCGAGATAGTAGAAAGATTACCGACGGAGTAGTCTCAAGAAGTATGTCCGGGTTGTAGTAAACTAGTAAGAGATTGCACCGGACAGTTTCCCATGTGTAATAGGTGATAAAAGTGCAGTTCACAGTCAGAGAGATTGTTCCCGACATGGATTACATCGCATACTGCGATAGGGTCCCAGGAATTCAAACCAAAGGCAGAAGCGTAGCCGATGCTATTGGTAACTTTGTGATTGAAATGAATAATCGGAAAATAGGTACGGTAAAAATTGTTATTAAAGCCGCACCCATTGGGTCGGCTTTAAGGGCTCTTAAGGATAAAAACAGTGGCTAATACATGCAAAACTTTTTGTCGTCGGTTACATACTGAGGGTATGAAAACTGTTCGCAAGCATGTATCCAGTATTGATATCAAGGCGGCATGGGCATTTAAGAGTATAAGCGGTACCATGGAGTTTCATGGCCCTAATAAATTTTACTGGCATAATCAGTCTTGTTGTAAGTGGTATATGAAATATAAAGGATGGATGAAATACCTTGATTACATTGGCGTCAATATAGATGAGGAAAAACATAATGATTAAAGGATACTGTAAAACACATTATGACATAGGAGATAATTCTATGCCGTGGCCGACTACGTTTGCTTCTGTCCCACGAAAAGGCGAATTGATAGCTAGTCCATTCAGCATAGCATATGCGAGAGTGCTTAATGTTATGCATGCTACTGAAGATAAAGAACCAGTAATTATTGTGTTTATTGAAGTAATAGATCATATAAACTCATGAAAGGAATACTTGATATGGATAACGACATTAATCAAAGAATCGAAGACGCAAAGACAAGGGCTAAGAATCAGTTTACTAAGGTAAGAAGCCATCTTAGTGAACTTGAGAGTTTCGTAGATAACGCCGAACCTATCGTGGAAGACCGGGTAGCGGAAGCCTGCGATATAGCCAGAGAACGGATAGATGGTGTCGAAGAAGCCATTAATGATTTTTTCAGCGAGATTACGGAAATGAGGAACATGGAGGATTAATGCTCAATCGCCGCAGGGCTTATATTAAGGATCAATGAAATGAACTGGGGTGATTTTTTATACAACACACCTAAGGGTTTTTATTTTGTGTGGCCCTATTCTTCTCTTAAGAAGCATAAAACATTTTTTGATTATCCTTATCACAAAAGGATACAGATAGTCTGTGATTACCTTGATGAACAAATAAGACTTGTTAATCGGTATGGCTGGGATTACGATCATAATAAACGGAGATAATAATGGCAACATATGAATTAACCGTGTCAACAAATCATTATCGTGATTGGGGTGTTAAGGAAGGAGTGAGTGAACTTTTCCAAAACGCGATGGATGGAGACACAAGGGGTAATATTATGTCCTATAAATATATCCCCAAATCTAATACTTTAAGAGTTCATAACCAGGGGGCTTTTCTTAATATTTCTACTTTGCTTCTTGGAGAAGGAGACAAGGCGGATGACTCCAGCCAAATAGGTGGATTCGGTGTGGGTTATAAGCTGGCTGCCATAGCTCTGCTCCGTATGGGTAAAGAGTTTGTTATTTTTAATCGGTGTCATCCTGATGGTCCTCAGCAGTGGAAAGGTTTTATCAAACATTCTAAGAAATATGATAGACCTACTGTTAACTTTAGGGTCACTAATATTAATCCAAGTCGCGACCTTGATAAATTGACGTTTAAGATCAAGGGTATTACTCCAGTAGAATGGGAAGAATGCAGAAAGAGGTTTTTGAATTCTGGAACTTATGGAGATTATACCGCCTTTGATACACCGAAGGGACAGATACTTGATGGGGAAAAAGTTAAGGGATGTATTTTTGTAGGTGTGTCTGAGGACAAAGCTATTTTTGTCCAGAAAAATGATAGACTTCATTATGGTTATAATTTTAAACCTGGTGAAATCCAACTAAACCAGGAAAGAAATATGGCCCAGAGTTGGTCATTAGAATTTGGTACCAGCAGCATATGGAATCATTTGGGTAAGGACGATAAGCATTTACTAGCTATCGAAAATATGCTTGGTCAAGATGCTCTTGATGTATGCAGACTCAACGAAACATGGTGTGGTAGTGATGATTTGGTGAGCAAGCTATCAAATAGATTTCGTTCGAAACATGGTGATAACGCTCATCCTGTTACAGACTCAGCTAATACTACTGCATTGGGCTTTTCAAATATAATTGGTGTTCCAACCAGCCCTCTTTATACTAAAGTCTTAGAGCGTGATATCGGCAACGTAGATGATCGTGTTAAAAATGAACAAGAGTCTGTAAGAGGAACGGTTCCTTATGCAGCCCTGGATAAAGACGAACAACATGTATTTGATACCGCGATTTCCTTGATAACAAAGGAAGTTGGCAACATAGTAGATGTCAGTATTGTGACTTTTAATGGAGATAAAACAGAAGGGTTGTTTGTGGACGGGATCATTCTGGTTGCCAGGAAGGTTTTAAAAGATATGGGCAGAGCCCTAAAAGTGCTTATCCATGAACATGCACATTCTGCTGGTTATGACGGAGAGGCTGATTTTTGCGAAGCAGAAAGATCTTTATGGGCTAAGGTATTCGTGAGGTTATATAACAAACATGTCACGAGATAAAGAAAGCTTAGTTTTTCTTGATGGCAAATGGTGGAGTAATAGCGTGTACTATGCTATTAAGGAGGGATGGAGTCGTACAAGGGTCGTAAATGCCGCCATACGGGCTGGAGAAGAGGTAGACATACCTGAGACCATTAGACAAACAAAAGACGATCCTCGGGTATATTTGGTGCTCCAAAGTGGCGAAGTGTTCAGGGGCGGATATGATAAATATGGAGAGATCAGTTTTTCAAGATTCAATCCAATAGAATATGCCTGTATGGGTATCTTGCCCGGACTACAACTTTAGGATAGTATAATTATGATATGTTCTAAGTGCGGATCGAAAATGAAGCTTTTATTAACTTCATCTTATTGTGATTGTGAAGATACGGCTATCGCCAAAAATAATATCAACGATAAAAAGGCGGGACGATTCAATGAAATGATTGGAGGGGTTAATTTCTTTTATGAGGATGGATCACCACCCGTTGAATATATAGGTCGTCCATTTTCAATGACATGTCGGCAACCAGACGATCATGGTCAATATACTTACAAGTGGTTTTTTAGTATAAATAGTATACGTACTATTGTGAATTTTTTATCCAGTGTTTATTATGACCATAATGATAAAGACAAAATAATAGCTGACCATATTTGTTTTGAGTGTGATAAAAAAAGAACCGGAAGCTTCGTACATATTTATCATAAGGATTATAGTGATGAGCGGTGGATGTTTACAGAAAGAGAAATTGGGCTTATCGTAGGTTTTTGGCATAAGTTTTTATCCAGTAGTTGATTATAAGTCAATGTACATAGATCCTATAAGGTACATGTATTTCTATACATCCAATCATACATTTTAACGATGTATATACATTTTTCTGCTTGACTTTATACATCCTTCGGAGTAGAATATAAGAAGAAAGGAACAAAGTAGTAATATGAGCGATTTAAGAAAGAAAATTATCGATACTACGGCAAGATTAGTGTCTTTTGCCCGAGATGACTTTCCCTTACATGAACTTGAGCGGAAAGTTTTCTTAAGAGTTATAGAGCAGATCGATAATAACTTTGTTAACATGACGACAGACATTATGCGATATGTAGAGAGGGCTATCGATGAAATTGTCCGGAGTGGCATGGACAAAATTTTTATCGTTCATAATGGCGTAACCCCTGCTACTAGGTATGTTAAGGACATACTTGGTAAGTTCAGTTTGTCATGGACATCAAGTCGAGAAGACGCTATGTTGTTTAACAGGGAGGAAGCAGGGGCGGTGTTGGCTTTGGCGGAAAGGCAGTTTAGCTGCCCCTGTTTTGTAAGGATAGATCGTCATGAATAATGAAGAAAAGACTAAAAAAAATCCATGTGCAAATGGTTGCATATGCGGCAGTTACAATGCTGTTCGGAATTTTATAGCAAATAGTTCAGATGGTACCAAATATACGGAAGCGTTATTGAGGAGATTGTCCAAGTTTAGCGTCAGGGATGATTTGCATGAAGGGATTGTGGAGTTTGTCAAAGCATTATCTCAGGACCTCGAAGACATATACAAAGACGCAAAAGGTCCTAAGACTTGTTGTGTTAAGGAGGTAAAGGAATCCCGTATCCCATATGCTAATAGTCATTTCATGAAGCCCTATAGTCATCCCGGCCCGGATGGGTGGGATAACCATAATGAGCGGGTAGATACTCCCGAACGTATTATTAGTCTATTAAGGAGGGTAAGACAAGACAGTCGTCATATTTCTGTTGTTAGTGATGAAGAAATTGCCTGGGCTATCGGCAAGGTAAGAGGAATGAGCGACTACAGAATACCTCCTCATCTTTACCAGATGTTAGCTGATCTTAAATATTTCATAGACCTGCCTTTACATAAGTTTTATAGGAGGCGGTGGCCGTTTACAACGGTAAAATTTGTGGTTAAAATACTGGACAATCTTTCGCGGAGGACAGGCGAGATCGTAGAATCTGCAAGAACCTATCTGCCTAAATCATAAACAGTTATGCTCCATAAACAGATCCCGGAAGTCGGTTAAAACTATCGAAACAAAATCGAGTAATATGTGTAAATTGGTTTTTATGTGTTGCTCGAAAAAATATATAAAGCAGCTTGACTTTCCCGGTGTTATGGAGTATATTAAATATGAAGCGATCGCTTCAAAGACGAGATCTAAAGCCTCACGATCAGTTTTCGTGGCTTCCTAACAACAGAAAGAAGAAAAGGGCTAACCTTGCCAAATGGGCGAGTTGAGTCATGGCCAGACTTGGGAGATCTCAGTCTTGTTTTTCTTAGTAAGAGAACGGCGGTCAATGCCTGGTATCCAGAAGACCGACTACGTAGTAGGCATCGGCGTATCTGATTATCTGCCTCTTGGCCGCCTATTTTTTTCTTAAGGAGCCTAAAATAAATGTATGCTCTAACATCACATTATAAAAGAGGTTATCATGACTGCGTTGATTTTCTTGCAGTTTGGGGTCGTAAACCTACCCCTAAACAAGTCAAGAAAGTCTTGTGTGATAAGAACATTACACAGTTTTATGCTGCATATGAAGAGATACCCATGGCTCCGTATCAAGTATTGTGTTCGAAAAATGAGGTTAAGATTGGTACAGCAGTTACTTATAGACTAAAGTCTTTTGCCAAAGGAAAGCGTATCAGACTGGATACAAGTAAGTGATCGGAGTATATAGACATGACGTTTCTTGAATGGCTTGGTGAAAAACAGAATCAGGATTTTGTTTTACTGTTGGCAGTTTTGTTTTTTGTGTTTGCGGGTCCTCTCATGGTCGTTATTCGGAAGAACAAAAATGACCTGGATGACGAGTAAGTAACTTCTTATATAGCCGCAAGTAAGCGAGATCCTATATAGGACCCCGGCCATCATACTTCCTCCTGGCTCCGTAACCTGAATAGAGCCCACCTGCCAAAATGGCAGATCCCAGGCCAGAATGGCACCTGAGCCAAATCTGCACACTGCGGATTATACTATTATCATAGTCCCTCACATAGAAAAAAAGTCAAGTGGAAAATAAAAAAAACTTAATTGAGTTTTTTGTTTGACTATTTCCTTCTATGATTTATACTCTTAATGACGAGAAAAATAAGGTTAAACTTAAGGAGTATAAGTTATGTTGCCTGTTACAGTTACAAATCTCGGTACTGGAAAGACTTTGACTTTTGTTGGAATATCACCGAAAAAGGCTGTTGTTTGTGCTTATGAACAATCAAGGGGTAATTTTAATACGTGGACCTATGATGAAAACAAGGCGATTGTTTCAACTAGTGGTGCTACAGTATCTTGCGGTGATTTTTGCAGTATCATTGATAGGAGCAAGATGAAATCATGAATCCTAATTTAGAAGGTATTATCGGTTTTATTCCAATAAAAGATATTAAGCGTATTTTAACCAGTTATAATGTAGTATTTTATGATGATGATTTAAATTGGCAATTAAGGGCATTATTGTTAGAGAAAATCAAAGACGGCACAATTCCCGATAGTGCTATCCATAATTTTCTTTGATTTATTCTTGACTATTGTTTTCTATCTAGTATACTCTTAATAACAAAGACAAGGATAAGTTTTTTCAGGAGTTTAGATTATGAAACAATGGTACGCCATAGAATATTATGATAAATCTGTTTGGGAAAAAATAGCTAGACAATCTATGGAGCAAAAAGGGGCTTGTGTCGGTTCATGGGGGGTATCGTAACAATGAATGCATCTGTTTTTAAAACAAGCCATTACAAACAATTCATTAATGGTAAACGTCCTAAAAAATGGTCTCCTACCATAAGTATCAATTATGGGAACGAAAAAACTAGACCACGTAAACGTGGCGGGTTTAAGGGAGAATCCCTTGATATTTGGTCAACCGATGTAACTAAAGGATGTGACAATGGTTGTGTCGAATGCTATGCTGCAAAAATGTCGGCTATGGCTATGCGTAACTTTGGTTGTGTCAAAACCGTTAAGCTTATTGGTAAACCTAAGGGGAATCCTTTTATATGGACGGCGGGACAAGGGGATATACCTAAGTGTATTATCGATAGCAAGATAGGGGTTATCGTAACGGTTGATCCTATGCGGGAAAAATCCTTTGTCGATAATTCTATCAAGGCTGTATTGTCGGTACCACCTAGGCAAGTTTTGATCGGTTTTCGGGTATATCCTAAAAATATGGTCTCAATAGCTAGATGCTTGAAGCTTGCAAAGTATTTTCGAGCAAAGGGTTACAAGGGCATCTTTCATATGATTGTCCGGATAAACTCTTTAGAAATGGCTAGCAGGCTTGATTCTATCATATGCCCTAAAGGAAAAGTCAACCGTAAAATCTTCTATGAAGATAACAAAATTCCCGGTCTAGGCCTAGCTTGTGGGTCAAAGGGTAACGGCACTTGTGCCGATTGCATGTTTTGTTTTAACTATCATAATGCTACGCATAGGGTTGGAACATCTAGCGATCCTCTAAGATACCCTAAACATCTTGTGTCGGAATTCAAAAGAGTTGGATGGATAAAGTCTTAGACGCCGACGGGCTAATAATAAGGAAAAATAACCATGATGGAAATTATAAAAATCCTTTGTTTGTTTATAGCAATTTTGTTTACTATATCATGTTTGTTTCGTGCCCATGCTAAGAATGATATTGCATTCCATAACATGGTTATGATGAGTATAGGATGGACGGGATTTATTTATTTGCAATTTATTTACAAATAATGATTTTTGATTTGACTATCCGAATATGTTGAATATACTTTTATAACTAAGTCACATTTAAGGAGTTACGAAGCATGGAATTGATCAATACTCCAGCCGATCAAATCTTTGAAACGGTTGCCGATTATGAAAAGGCAAAAGGTAATTTCAAAACCCTGAAAAGTGATATTGAAGTCTTTGAAAAGGCTTTGATTGAACAGGCGGGTGAAGGAAAAAGAGACTTTGTTTTTCCTGATGGAATTCTCGTTATCCCCGAAAAAGAAAGGTCTGGAGATAGCCCAGCATACAAGGCTATGTTTGAAGCTATTAAGGAGCGTATAAACGACGGCTCTATATGGACGGATAGCAAAGACGACGTAAGGCTATGGCTTGAAAATCTTTGGAATGATAAAAGAGGAAACAAGTATAAAAGCCGGAAACCCAAGATAAAAAAGGAAATCGCATCTAAGAGCAAAAGAAAAGCCAAGAAAATGGCATCTGCGAGTTAAATAGATCTCCTCTAACCTCCTTGTCATCGCCGGTTTACATCGGGTAGACCGGTCAAGAGACCGGGCGAAAGCCCGGTCTCATTTTTTATTTAAAAACAAGCTTGACGTTTCCGTTTCATGGGATATAATATACATAACAAGGCAATAAAAGGTTAGTTATTAAGGAGTTAAGGATATGTCAAGAGATAATGTCTATGGTTTCTGGGCGGGAAATCTTAAGCTTGATAATAGCAATTCTGGTAAATCTTTGGTTGTTTCCGACGGAAAAAACAATTCTATAAGGGTTATCAGAACACAACAGGGTTTGTTAATTGACAATCTTCAAGGTATAGTCAAGGGCTCAAAGGCGGTCATAGACTCTATGGAATTTCTTAGGGCTAAGCCTGTTACGGAGCAAAAGAAAGCGGGATTAAGGATTGACATCAAACTATTAGAGAAACAAGCCAATCAAATTGGTATAATGCATCAAGAGATGAAAAACGGTCTTTCTGAAAATGATGATGATATGCTTGAAGGGTTATTAAACTTTGTAACTAGTGCTCTATTCCAGCTTAAGGAAAATGGGGCTGTAACCCTTATTGTAGCTGATTAAGGAGAAAAAGAAAAATGAGATATAAAACGTCTAATACAAAAGAAGCTAAGTATGTCCGACGACATAACGTCTATCGGTGTATTTGTGGCCGAAAAAAGATTATGCCTTTCAGAACAAAGGTTTTTGAAATGATATGGTGTCCTAGGTGTAAAAAGAAGACTCTTCATGAAACGCCATAAAAATCAATGGTACAAGGTATTATGGAGAAGAATACATCGGAATATCCGTATTATATACCTTAAAATAAACAAAAAAAGATACAATGAACTACTTAAAGAAAGACGGGGAATCGCTTGCAAGGTTATCTTAACCCATAAGGAGGAAAAAGAGTTAAGGAGGATTAATATTTTGTTAGGTAATGGCCCCTTATACATATTTTCAAAAAAGGAAATACAGGATGCGTTGCGAAAGATGTAAACGACATATAGAGAATGATAAGAATAGGGAAAAAGAAAGAATCTGGTCAAACATAGCTGAATTGACAAACGTGTTAATGTGTCAAGCGGCGTCAATACCTACTTCTTATGGAGAGAAGAGTTATAAAGAAGTTAAGGACCTTATTTATCAACAGATTAAGGATATTGTACTAAGAAATGATCAAGAGACTTTGAAGCATTGTTTTAAGGAAGAAGTATAATATGCTAATCCCACAACTGATTATAAAAATAAGCCTTGCGGAGTTATCAATAGGTAAAAATGATTCTTTTGATGGGCAATACGAAACAGCGAGAGTTTTAGAGGCTTTTGCAGAAAAAATAAGGAAAGAAGGTATACCCGAAGTTTTAGCAGATATAAAAGATAATAAAGATGGAAGAACCGTAGGCTTTGCATATCTTCATTGTTAAATGTATTAGGTTATGGAGTAAAGAATTGTGAAAACTTTTAACATAGATACAAAACTATTATCTAGACAATTAAACCTAATAGGACAATTAATCAATACCCTACCAGATGATCATTTCAAGGAAAGGGATACGGAATTGTTATCTGGTATCCTCGATATGTTTTGTTCTATTGAAGCAAGCATTATGCGGGATAATGGGGTTATGCTTGTTGAACATAAGGAATTAACAGAAAAGCAAGGGGTTACGGAGCAAGAAAAAACATATTTCATAAAAATACAACAAGAACTAGTATACACAAACAAAGAAACAAATAATAAAAAAGAAGCAATAGAACATGCAAGGCGAGATATGATCGAAAGGTTACAAAGGGGGGAAATGGACAATTCTATTTTCCACATCATTGAAGTATCATCGTAACAGGGGAAACAACGGGATTCGGTAGTTTTAAACTAGGTTCATTGTCAACATTATATAAGCCCCTTGTAAATGTACATTAATCCTCGAAGCAAGCGGGATTTTAACGAAAGGTATCGATAATGCGTGATTAATTCTGAAAAACTGATTTGACTTTTCTTAAGGGCAGGGTATAATAAAAGCAGAGAAGAGTAGTAGTGAGTAGCTTAACTGGGGGACGCGTACCTGACTTACTATAACAAAAGTTAAGCCTTCTCTTTAACTGGGTGATGACGAAAGTCAATATTTCCGGACTCATGATAGTTTGCCGGAAAAGCCCCTCATGGAAATTGCATGGGGGGGACACCCTATTTATTTTTAGGTTAAGGAGTTAGGGATTGACTAATTTTAAGCTTAAACTTAAACGCGTATTCGCGGGAAGGTATATAACTCATAGTCGCGATTTTATCATTAACAAAGATAAAGACGGGTTGTGGAAAGTCATACCTACGAAAAGCCCGTTGATGCATATCCTAGAGGCCGAGACCTTAGGTTTAGTCCGGGCTTATTATGAACAGCATGGAACATTTTACTAGGAGGTTTTAATGGGCTGGAGTTTTTGTTTTGCACACACAAAAAGAAAGATGCTTATTGAAGACTTGTGTCGTAACTGGTCTTATACGGGTTATAGAGGGACCCTCTTAACGATTAGAGTAATAGCCCATTGTTATCGCGGAAATCCCGGTAACGGGATATTATGGAGCGTACAGGAGCGATATAATGAGAAGACGGGGGAAATCGAAGATAGGATGATCCGTTGTGATAAGATGCATTATAGTCGTTTCGATGGATGTTGGGGCTATAAGCCTATGTGTGAAAGGGAAGGTCCCTATTATTATTCGTGTCCTCAAAGGTATTTAGATATGACTCCTAAGGAAATTAATCCAGGATTTAATCCATCATGGAGAAATACGGTTGAAGGACTCCATAACATGAAGAAAACAACCAGAAGTTTAAAAAAACTAAATAAAAGGATTGCGGTGTCATAACTCCATTGTTTTCCTCCAATTAGGGCCGGAATTTTTCCGGCCCTTTTTTATTAAAATGTTTGACAATGGGCAAAGCCCATGATATACTCTTAATAGTTAAGAAAAACTAAGCTTTAAGGAGCTAAAATCATGGCAAGGACCATCACACTAAAGTATAGTGGTCGCTGTAAAGATTGCGGTGCTTTTCTTCCAGCCGGTTCACGGGCTAAGTATTATGGACGTGGACGTATCTATGGGATCGGTTGCCATAGTAAGAAAAACAAAACTGCTTATGAACAAGGTGATAGATCCCCCGGAGCGATAGCAAGTCATTTTGATCGTACAGGAGTATATAGCTATGATGGGCGGAAAATAGGCTCTACTTGTGGGTGTGAGGATTATCCTTGTTGCGGTCATTAACTCTTAAGGAGCATATAATGATTTTCAAAAATATCATCCATGCAAATTTAGGCATTATACTTGCAAGGGAATCTAAGAAGGCGAGAGGGGAAAGGCATTACTGCCCAGATTGCGGGAAGGAACTAATCATTGATGATGGGGTAGCTTATTGTCTTATGGAGGAGGGTGGTTGTGGATATTCGTTTGACCCTAATTATAAAAGGAATATAGGATAATGACTCTTAAGAAAACGCTTGAAGAGAAAAGGGAAGCTTTAGCAAAACGGGATATGGAAATATTAGATGGTGAATCTTTGTTCCATATTTTCTTGCATGGATGTACCGGATATAATAATATGTCTGATGAAGAGGTAGAAGAATTGTATCTGATGTTTTTCAGCGAGTAAGTGAAAACCGTATATAGGTTAAGAGTAAGTGATTTCTGTATATAGAGGGATCGGCAAGTAAGTATCTCTTGTATATAGAGACGTAGGAAAACGCCCCCATGCCATATCGGCAGACCGGTACCGTCATTCTGGCAGTGTGCAGAATTGGCACATGTCACCCTATGGTAACATAGGGGATTCCGATCAAGTGTATCATATTTAATGAGACAATCAAGGAAAAAATAAAATTTTTTCGGCGGGGTGATTTGGTGTGAACAAAATTCTACACCGTCCTGCTATCTTCCCGGCTCTTTATTCCGGAGTTTCAAGTTTATTTATACTGGTAACTTTTCTTATCCAGTCTTTTGTTTTGTTATCTCTATTATACTATATATCGACATACAATCAAGTAAAATTAAGATTAAATTTTCATTTGACTACATATTTTTATCGACTATAATAATGGAAACGAAACAACAGGATAGAATCATAAGGAGTTAATAGTATGAAAAAAACAAAGCTAAGCTTAACCGAAAAGAAGATAGCAGAAATGCTAACTGAAAATACAGGGACTCATTTTTTAGATTCCGGCGGGGCATATGGTCGAAACTGGGAAAGAAACCAGGGAAGGAATTTCAAAGCTGAAAATGAAACATCTTTTCGGGCTAGCAACGGCTATCTTGAAATAACGCATAATCTTTTTCACTGGTTATCGGAACGGTTGGAATATTCTCCGGAATGGCAAAGAAGATTTTCTAGGTTTGCTAATAGAGAAGAGGAACAAAATAATTCTTGGTTTGAAACGGTTGATAATTTCCTAGGATACTTAAGAGAAAAGGGGCATGAACTAGGCGGGATATATGGGGAAGGTGAGCCCCTAACCGTTAATACTTATAACGGGGAAGATTTGCTTTCACAAACAATTCAATATACTTATTTTACTTATAATGATTCGGAAGTAGTTATTGCTCTTTTCATTCATGGCGGTTGTGATGTTAGGGGGGGATATACAGCACCTAAATTTTTCACTGAAAATGGCAATTATTCCGAACTAGCTATATTAAATAATGCCGATGCTAGAATATACTGTCAAAACAAAAACGATCGTCATTCATGGTATACTGATGATGGTTGTCATTTTTACGGGGATAATCAGGAACCGGATATAAACGGCTTTAGAAATAGCATGGAATTCATTGATTTTACTGATGATGAAAATGATTATCCTTTTTCTATTGACAAGAATGAAAAGGGGGATATAATTAATGTATTCCATGAGGGGAAAATTATTGATTCACCTTTGAAATCATTCAAGGGTATTCCTTTTAATGAGGTACCGATAGAAGAAAAACTAATTTTGCCTTTCGACGGGGAAACGGGAAAGGCTTTTTGTCCTATATGCGGGGAAGAATTGCTAGCCCATAGTTAAGTCTCAATTGCCGACGGGCTTAATAGGGGGGATTTTAAAAGGAAACGATAAAATGAGCAATGAAGTTTTAGAAACAAGGGTAAAAGGGGTAAATAATGCTCATAAATACGGAAATGAACTATATCGTATTTTAGTAAAGGTTTTTAAGCCTTTCATAGGTCAAAAGGTTATCAAGAAAACAGGGGGATTAATTCAGAAGGTACAAAGGGCTATTGATTCTCTTAATTTACCTTGTAGTGTACCTATACAAGTTTATAGAAATTCATTTAGTGATTATTCCCTTTCATATGTTGTTAAAACTTGTGAAACATTAAATCAAAGGGCCTATTATTATGAAGTAAGTATCTATATCGGGAACATAGAAAACGGAATCTTAAAAGATATTGATTATCCTTTTCCTAATTTTAAAACAGATTATAAAGCGGAAACAATTAGAGAAAACAGGAAAATATATAAGGAACTGCAAGAAAAAGCGGATAAAGCAAAAAGCAATTTATTTCCTTTTGATACGTATGATAGATAGCATGTCTAAATCTTAGTTTTTGATTTGACTTTTCTTTTCGCGGGGATATACTTAGATAATGCCGACATATGATTATCAATGTAAAAACTGTGGAAACACATTAGAGAAATTTCAAGGCATAACCGATAAGCCCCTTAAGAGGTGTCCTAGGTGCCGGAAAATGGCTCTTAAGCGAAAAATAGGACCGGGAAGTGGTTTTATATTCAGGGGGGAGCCGTTTTCAGCCAGTACTGAATATCTAGCAAAAAACAAGGATAAAAACAAATGAGCAAAGAAAAGGAAACGTATCCTCTAGCTGATTATCATTCAATGGCAAATCGGGCCATTAGAACCGGCGATTTTAGAAAGCCTAAAAAAGGGGAGTGGTTTCTTAGTGGGGCGATACCAGAGGCATATAAAGCCCCTAATGATTTGTCTGTTGCATATTATATCATGAGACCCGTCAAGGCTAAAACTAAAACCGTATGGATTATTAAAGAATATTATTAATCTGTTGACAAAAAGAAAATCGGGGATATAATTAAATCAACAGGAACAAACCGCCGTTTACTTTTTCAGTTAAAGAGCAGGGGGTAACAAATGACAAATACAAAGACTCTTAAGGCAGTGATTCAAAAAGAATTCCCGGAATTGACTGATCAATATTTTGATGCTCATGAATCAGATCTTTATGTTCAATGGGTGCCGGGATTAAGGCATTTTTTGCGGCATAACTTAGGCTTGCCAAGTATTCAAACATTTATGGATGATATAGACGGCTTAGCATGGCTTGACATTGCTTTTATGAATGATAATTTCTGGGATAGATTTAACTATCTGTAAAATAAACCCCTTCTTTTCCTGTTGCTATAGGCGGGGGGATTTATCCCCCTGCCTAGGCTCTTAAGAGGAAACAATATGGATAAATATAATATTCAATGGAAAAATCGAATAATCAATAATCAACCTGGTATATCATTAAAAGAAACTGGGTATTATTTTATTGATCATTATGGGTGTTGGCATAAAGTTAAGGTTATTGCTATAACCGATAGCAAAACAGCAAAAAATAAAATAGATGATGAATTTTATATGATAGGGGAATATCCGGAAAATTATTAATTTTTCGTTGACAATATAAAACAACAGGGTATAATTGAGTATCGTAACAAAAGGAAGTTTTTTTAGGGGTCAAAAATTATGAGTACAATCGGAAAAGTCATCATGGGTGCCGGTCGGGAAAAATCGTATACTTCCCCCACCTCCCCCCTCGTTTATCTCCGTCACGAGGTTGATTTGAACGGGGATTTTATGGAAGAATGGAAAAAGCTCGACGATACCACCAAAGAATGGTATCGAGCCGCCGCTCTGGCGGAAATGGAAGCAAATAATATTCCTGTCCAGGGTAAAAAGTAAAATTGTTGTAGTGGATTGTAAGCCCCACTAATTTCATGGATAAGCCCCGTTGTGGATCGGCCACGGCGGGGTTTTTTTATTGCTATCTGGGGACCGGGGTAAAGCCCTGCGAGTAAGCGGTTTTAAGTTATATCGCGAGTAAGTAGTTTCCCTCTATAGGTGGCAAGTAAGCGGTTGTCCTATATAGGCACCCTGCCGGGGGGGTGTTACCGAGTGGTAACGTTACCGAATGGTGACGCTCAATGTTACCAAAATGTGACTTGTAGTCAAATGGCGACATGTTACCGAAAAGTAACATAGGCAGATTTTAGGTATATGTTAGCATTATACAATACAAAAGAAAAATCGTCAATATGAATTTTTTTTTATTAAGTTATTGACTATATTATTCCGACAATATATAATAGTATTATGTTTTTTTGTTATTTGACAAATCATCTTTTAAGGAAAAGCATTATGGCGAAAAAAGGAAAGGCTAGCAACAAAACGGAAATGCTTTGCAATGAATGTAACCATACTTTCAAACGTGTTATAGGTAAAAATACGTTTGAGGTTAGATGCCCTAAATGTAAAGGGTATGATACGGAACCAAGCGGTTACATATTGGTTGTGAATCCTTTACGTACCAACACAAGAGGATAACATGGAAAAGACTAAACTCATTTTGTTACAAGAGGATATATCCTCTAGGTTAAGGCTCTTAAAAAGGTTTAACGGAAATCCTGATAGAATCAAAGAGTTATCCGAAAAAAACAAAGCCTTATCGGATCAAATCAAACGTAAAGCCTAGCAACACAAAAATTTAGCCCCTAAAAAAATTTTTAGGGGCTAAATTATTTTATCCTTCATTTTACCCGTTTATCGGTCGATAATATATATTAGTCAAGGAAAATTAACAAAAGGGGTTAAAAATGAAACACTTAATCGATAAAGCAAAACTTTACAGTACTATCCCGGTTATCGCAATAGTTATTTATATTTTTGCGAGAATAGCAATAACCCTTAGTACTGTAACCCGATAAAGGGGTTATCATAAATGATGATTATCGAAGCTAAAATGCTAGTCTTGTCTAGCATTTTAGACGAAAACGTTTATCAGACTAGTGTTATATCATCATTAATTAATGATGAAACGCATATTAAACTTTTAGATATTTTTGAAAAACTACAAGATACATATGGATTAGAAAAATCCATTAACTTTTTCCGTAAATATAGGGGAGAAAAGCCTTTAGATTTTTAAGGGGTTAAAATGGCGAAAATTCCGGATATGTCAAAATGGCCTAGTTTTCACGTTCCTATGAATCATCATAAAACTAGTGGAATAAAACCTTTAACCCCTAGACAAGAAAAACTTTTGCAACTAGTTAGAATGTACCGAAAAGCAAAATCTAAAAACGTTAAATCAAGAATATTAGACAAGATACATCAGATTGAATTAAACCCCTTAAGAGATTAAGGGGCTTTTGTCATTATTGATTGAACATTGACAAATGATTTTCCTAATAAGGGGCTTTGTATGCTCAAAAATGACCGAAAAAGACGATTCAGGCGAAAAGCCTTCAATACCCTTATCAAGCTTAAGAATAGGCTTAAAGGGGTTATCAGGGGCTTTTGTGAAGGTTTATTTGATCAAGATGAAAGGGGTTATTTCATCAAATAAGGGGTTTCAAAAATGGGAATAGTTATGAAAACATTTTGTACATCTAACAAAAAATCATTTCTTGGAAGAATAGAAAGATTATCCCTTGAACTAGAAAACCATTTCAAGAGGATAACCGTTATTCCAGATAAAAAGACTAGGATCAAGAAAAGGGATGAAATCAATTTTTTGACGGATTTTCTATATCGGGATATGAAATATAATCCTCTTGAAAATCACTAGCGAAAACTGTACCAAACAAATAGAAAACCCGGATTTATCCGGGTTTTTTATTTTTTATATTGTTAATTATTGGTATACCTTTTGCTATGCCCTAATCTATACCCTAAAATCTGGGATTCGTTTTGATACATGATTTTGATACGTTATTAGAGCCCCATATTTAGCCCCTATCGCATATTAACACCTAGGACGTATCTTAACCCTATTTTCTGGAGAATTCAATTTATACCTAATAAACCCCTAACAAAAAAAGAAAATAAATTTATTTTGTTTTTGATTTTTTATTTAGGTTAGGTATACTTAATAGACGATATAAAGGAATGAAGGGAAAAAGAAAATGAATAGATTATCAGATGAAATTATTTTACGTGATAATGATCATTTTGAAGGGGAAATAATAAGGTATCCGATTGATTTCATGTTTGAAAACTTTGGACCTTATGAAACCCTTGACGGAAAAACGGTACCGATACAACAATATCGTTTTTATATGAATGTAGGTTGTACCGGTAACAAATGGCAAGCTTGCTATATTTGGGATATTAACTCTAGGCAATGGACATTAGGGGCTAATTAGACAATCGATAGGAATAGGGGAGAATAGGGTTATAAAAGGAACTAGAAAGCCTTTGAATCCTGATAATTTCTAAGATCCTATTCCTAGTTTTTTATAAAAGGGGTTTTTGTGTTACGTCCTATCGAAGCAAAATTATTGATTCTCTATTGTATTATGTCTTTCGATGTTTTGCCTAATTTTACATCAAATCATTTTACTTTAGTCAATAATAGATTTGCCTTATTGGAATCGGAATATAATAAACCGGTTGATGATTATCACACCGATAGATTAATCGATAAATATGCTGCCTATTATGAATATCCCGATTTGTTTGAAATAGGGGTAGAATACGATAGATTCGGGAATAGATGGTATACAGGAAAAGAGGATAAATAATGGTATACTTTAGAGAATTGAAAGGCGAAAAGCCTATTGAATATGATAATCAAAGATGGTTATATGTTCATGATATTAAAGAAGGAAAAAACACATATTTGCATCTAAACTGCGATTGTCAAGTTGATGAAGAGGGATATTGTCTTTTATGCGGTTGTCCTAGTCCAATAGTGATTAAATAAAAAATACTCCTTTTCCCATTTCCTGATTTTAGCCCCTGGATTAAATCCAGGGGCTTTTTTTATTGTCTAGTCATATCCTAATAATACCCTAGCAAAAAGCATACCAAACCACTAATAAAATTAAATTTATTTTTTGTCTTGACGTATTCCAATGCGTCAAGATGTTACCATATGGTAACGGTCATTTTGACATGTCAACCTGCCAGCTTGGCAGGGTACCCGGTTTTTTAATTTCCTGCCATTTTGACACTGCCATTTTGGCAGCCGGGGGGGCCATCTATCAACGCCCCGCCTCGGCGTGAGCCGAGTTGCTCACCCAAGTTGTCAAAAATCGATGACCCCCCGGTTCAAAAAAGTTGCTCACCTAAGGGGGACACCCCCTTAAAACCCCCGGCTTCTTAACTACACATTCATGTATTTTGTGCAGACTCACAATAGCATGGTCTGTGTGCTATATCTGCAATATCACCACACCTCATATGTAATGCTTTAATTTCTTCGTATATCGAATCCAGTATAGCAAGTATATCACCAGCAGGGACGTTCTCACTTTTATGGTTGTTTAACCATACTGCCCAGCAGTGTACACAGTTTGTTTTTCGTAACGGCTTCCTGACACCTTTATATTTGGTGTGTTTAGGGCATTCCATTATTATTTCCTTTCAGTTAACCTATCCCAAATGATATAATTTGTTTCAAAACCCCCGGCTTGGGTGTGGTTTTGTAACAATGGGAAGCTTTATCCCACTTATACCACGTTTCATATTCTGGAAGCGGGGGGAGGGCGTATGTCCCTTCGGGGACTTTTTCAACAACAGCGAAGCTATAATATCCACCATCATTGATATCAAGATCATTTCGTATAACCATTTTTTCGGCTATACTCTTTTCAGAATACCAGCCAACCAACCTGCTGCGTTTGATGGGATAACTACCATCACTCAATTCGATCATGGTGATCGTGTAGATATATTTAGTGGTCATATTTAAGACTTTCTCTTCTCTGATGGCATCGCTGTGCGTTCGTGACCCAATTGCCCACTTCCTTTCTTTTGTTAAGGAGTAATATCGGTATCACCGGTATATTCCTTATACGCATCATCAATTTGTTGCTTAGTAATACCCTTATCACATGATTCACATCTGATAAAAACAAGCTGTTGTTTTTCAAAAGCCTGGATATTAATTATCGGTATAGGTTGATTACAATGTGGACAATATAAAGTTGATAAATTAGAATCGTCACGGACCATTATAAATGAAGCCTTTCTGTTTCACCGCTCATAAAACCATCTCTTCTAAAAGCACCCTTCTACTGGTTGCATAAAAAAGAAACTATTAAACCAATCTACAACATCCAAGGCCCTTATAAGCCTATCTTCGAAAATCATACTTGTCTTTTAAGCCACCCAATACATCTACGACACTCGACCCAACTATACACAATATCATAAGCACACCATTGGTATACTGCCCTTTTAGACATATGAGTACCACAAGCGGGTTTACCATCTTGTACGATGTGAACCTTCCCGCCATTCCTGCCCGGAATACCAAAGTATCCTGTTTCGTAATTACCTTTGTCTTTCAAAATATATATCCAAAGTATAAGTCAATACACCATATGGAATCTTAGTTCCATTTACCTTATGAAAACCGTCTACCTTAGACGTGTCTCTCCATCTACTATTTATAAAGTGATTCAAATATTTATCGTTATCACCCAACGTGTCTTTTATAGCCCTCCATGCCAATTGGTCCCAATCTAGTTGGGTGAGAACCCCATAATTTTCAGGATGCTTCCGGTATTTTTTCAGTACTATGGTTATTTTTTTCATCTAAGTTGTCCATTGATCATTTTTTCCCAAAACTCATGAATAACTTTTAGTTCACTCTTTGTGAATCTTATTTCAGCGGTAGAACTCGTTTTTGTAAACACGGCTCCCCATTGAGGGGCTGCTTTGCTATTTATTATACACAACCCATCTTGACTATAGTTACTATCCCAGACTGGTACCTGAATAGCATTGTTATGATCAAAAAAGAGCCATCTTTGTTTTACTATCTTTTCAATATCACTTCTACGAAAGAACCATTCTATTGTACTATTTAACACACTAACCCTGAAAAACGTATTTTCCGAACGATACGAAAAGAGAACACCATTTACATCGATGACGGTATTAGATGCGGAAGATATTTTATCATTAGAAGAACATTTTTCACAGACACAACTTGTCAGCAAGGGAATCATTTTATTTCCGCAAACTGGACATATCTTTTCACATTTAGTTCGCCTTGTTACCACGGAACACTCCTTAACAAAAAAATATAGCGGCAAAACAGATCACGCGGGGGTTCCAAAGGGGGTATCCCCCTTTTTAGTCGTTTGGATCTACCTCACTGACGCCCTCGCCCTTTACCTGATCTTTAATCCTCTCTACGAGAATATACCACCAGTCTTTTTGGCTTCTATCAGACAAGCTGTTTATAAATTTAAAACCCGCCTCCTCTATAGAATCATTTTCATAAGGACACAAAAAGCCTGCTTTGTGGCGAAGCCTATCTTTTTTCTTCTTTTTCAATTGGTTGTTCCATTTCCATCGAATAAAGTAAAAGGAGTTTCCTTACACTGAAAGCCAGATGCCCCCTTATGTCCGCCACCGCCGTGCTTTTTGGCGATATCCCCAACATTTACATCACCCTTCGTAGAATACATGGTCACAACCCAGTGTTTGCCATTCTTGTTATAATAAACCATCATTGCATCATGTTTGTCGGGATCATACACAGAGTCGAACAACTTGGACCCAGGCATACAGGCGTTCGCCGCTATGAAACGAAGGCCCTCAAATTCGAACTCATAACACAGTGGACCACACAAGAATTCGTTTTGTTTATTAACATACTTTTGAATTGTACGACCTTCACTGACAATATCCATAACAAGCGTATAAGAAGGCAGCATTTTGTTACCATCAAACAATATATGCCACAAACGATCGTCATCTTCCGGATTCGTGTCTCGTTGCTTGATGCCATACTGAAACGGCAGTACGTCCATGTCTTTATGATCCCAAACGTCATACCTACCCAACAGAAAGACAGAGCGAGGCATTACTTGGTTAGGGAACAGATATTGCCACGTAAGTTCACATGCCGCGAATTTCGTATCACGTATACCGGCTATAGCAATTTCGAATGCATTGACGCCGTTTATAGCTGTTTCGTGATGATCAATCCAAACCAAGTCACAATGATTAAACAATGTGATCATATCTTCGTGTGGCTGCAAGGAAAAATCGACCATAAAGACAATTTCGCCTTCTGTAATAGAATCCCACGGAAATTCTTCTCCGTAATCCATGCCGATCATTTCGCATTCTGGATATTTATGTTTGACAATTGCACCAGCACAGTGGCCGTCAAGGTCTGTTGAATGATAAAAACATTTCATTGCTCAGTCGCCGCAAGGCTTAGTTGCAGCCTCCATTTTCTAACACAATTTTTCTTATAAAATTACCTATACGTTTAACGCCATTGTTTTTAATAACTATAGAGTCTTTAAAAAGACGAACCCCTACGTCTGGCATCACTATCTTGCTAGCAATCGTTAATTTGCCAAACAGTATGGTAAAATATATCTCTCCAACACGCAATTTAGATGATGAAACTTCACTTAATAAAAAATCAGCTATTCTTGTTGCTTCTTTTTTAGAAAAATATACCCCTCTGGTATTTAGCATATCACATGACAATACCAATACATAATCTTCATGATCAGAATGTGACCATCGAGCATCATCAGTTATAATAGTTTTATCTGATGAGGTTGCTTTTTTATCGCATTCTTTGGAACAGTAAAACGAAGTTAGTAACAAAAGCATGTCTGCTCCGCATACAGGGCATTTCATTTATTTTTTCCTCAGGGAGATAAGGAAATCATAGATTTCCTTTATGTCTTGCATCGCGAATGTATAAAAACTGTTTCTTTTTTTGCGACCGAAAGCATCTGGGGCTGTATATTTTACCTCAAGACTGGCTTCGGATTTATGGTGTTTCGAGACTGGACGATAATTAAAAGAGACATTTTTATATCCACATTGGCTTAGAAGAGTCCATTTATATAACTTTTCGTTAGAAAGAATATATTCCAGGTTTTCGGCTAGTACATGTGTATGGTTTTCACCGAATTCTAAAATATCCCTTAAGTCATGTCTAGAAATAGAAAGTTGACCATCTCCGTATCTGAAACACACTTCGTTGTGTAGTATCAGTCGTTTATAGTTATGTGTACGACATTCTTGTTGTATAACATTTTTGTTGTCCGTTGGTGATGGCTCGACCAGGACTTCACTACGGCAGCTCATTTGATGATGACAAGCCGTGCAATTTAATAGACAATAGTCAAGACTACTCCAATTATTTTGTGAGCATAACGAATTGTTTCTGTATAGAATGTCTTCGATGGCTGCTTTACGAGTTTCGATGGACTGATTCCATAAATGTCTTGCTAATGGTTCATCAACGGCTTTTGGCCCCTTGATACCACACTCACTACAGGTATAATTATTATGAAAACCCATTTCACGATTTAAAACGGCCAACCCACCACATAAACATTTGTCAAGGAAAGTCGCATCCATTAGAATCCATCTCCTATTTTAAAACCACGGATATAATTATCGTCGTCGCCACATGGGTTATAGTCAGGATTGGGCTCTACTGGTCCATGTATATGTTTTTTAATATGTATAGGGAAACATGGGATGATACAAATCCATATGTCTGTTGATATATGTCGTCTATGTTTTGGTGTCGCTCCTGGATGTGTTTGTCCAGTATAGTTATATGTTTTTTTCCAGTATACACCAATCCACATATCCCGTAGATTAAATTCCCATTTTACGCTTGTATTTTTCATGATTTTCCTTAAGTGCTTTATATGCTGGGTCATTAGTGTCAGCTTTGCCTAATGCCGACAGGATGTTAAGTTTTAGTACTTCTGGTATTCCTCGCCAATAACATATGTTGCCGCAACCATCCTGACACTTAATATATTCTTCGCCATCCTCACCCTTGGAGAAGAACAAGGCATAATGCTTGCAAAAGGGACACTTTACTTTATCACCATGATCTGGTTTTAACATTATAGAAACCTTTTCCATATATCGTGTTCGTTGTCAAGCTTGCTTTTAGTTCGCCGACCACGGATATTGTTGATAAGTTTGAATTCATTTGTTATACGATTTATCATAAGGCTATGTTTGCCTTTCATAAAAGCTTCTGATAGACCAGGCGGATCGGGCGGACACGACATCCAATTATTTATTCTTTCTTTTGTAGAATAACATATGGTCCATTCCGAGGTATCACTATTATTTATCATACCAAGCGGGAGGCCGTCTATATTAACAGATTTGGCATGTATAATAGAATAACATTCGCCTATGTATTCCCAGTCTGAATCTTTTAATTCTATGCCATATGGCCTTTGTTGATACTGTGTTTTGAATATATTTCTATCCACATCGGGGGTTTTTGAGGGGGTCCCCTTAATGCATCCCTTGGGGCAATATGTCGAAGTCAGCAGCATTTCTAGCTCAGAACCACATACACTACACTTTTCCATTGAAGTCTCCGAATATATTACTAAACATACCAGAAGTCATCATCGCTGCTTGAACTTTACGTATAAGGTCTTCAAGCCTTGCCCTGTGTGTAGGATCTCGTGTCACACTAAATTCGATGCTAAGCTTCTCGTTAAACGTTTTTAATGTTTGTCTGATGTTCATATGGCTCCATAATGAAAAAAATAGCGGAGATTGATGCATCTATAACGGTGCTCTCTGCCATCAAGTGGCAGCAGCATTCCCGGCTTAATAGGCAATAGAAGGAAGATGCAATATAGCCGCTCATATTAACAGAGGTAATTATAACACCTAAATTTATCTTTAGAAGGAAGATGTTATATAGCCTCTTTTTTATTATATAAAGTAGCCTTTATATTTCAGGTCGGTCGGGGACAAGATTCGATACTTGTCATATCGGGGATCAGCCGCAGTTTATCTTAACCTACCCGCCGAGTTTGTTTGTTATCAAGGATCATCTTACAAAAACTCTCCCATAATAACATCATCATCAAAATGAGTTACTACACGAGCACCTTCTTTAAGAGGCAGGGAGTTCACGTCGTCAACGACAGTAAATATGGTGTCGGCTTCTTCGATACTGACGAGTTCGCCGCGAGCCTCTACGTGTAAATTGAATAGATCGAAGAGAGTGGGTTTTACACAGATGAAGTTAGACATAGCTTTGCCCATGGCGATCATGCCTCTCTGGTTACTCTCGACGTTGTTCCCGCTCCACGAAGGTCTTTTCTTAAGAGCAAGATCGGTCCAAATCACCTTATTATTTTTAAGGTCTATAATCATAGGAATACAGATGCGAGTATTGGCGGTTAGATCGATTTTGTTTTCTACCGTCTTGGGCTCGTAAATTTCTCCGGAGCCAGGTTCTTCTCTGCTCATCCAACCCATAAAACATTCAGGGACCTTACAGAATGGCTGACCGCTATATGAAAGTACCGACCATACGATGTAACGAACACCATATCGTCTAGCGGACTCGATATCTATATCAATGAATTCGCTTGCTCCATTGGGAGCATTAGTAATATCTCCGCTATGACATGCTTTATAAGCGTTTGACCTTATGCGTGTATATGATATATGCTCCTTATAATTCCAGTCGTCGTCGTATAGAACAGCGGACGAATCAATATCAACGCGATTACTAGCGGATATGTTTTTCCAATGGATAAAGCTGCGTAAGGTTTTCATATTTTCCGGCATATCCACCTGTGATCCACGAGTAATGGTCCGGAATGCACCGCTTGCCGACCTCTGAGAAAATGGAACGAGGTAGCTAGCAAGCCTTTCGTCGATATGTACGTTACCTAGACTACCCCTTTCCTTAAATATTGTACATAGTGCTTTATCGCACACTGTTACTACTCTTTGACAAATATCATCATCAATCTCGGGCAGATGATTATCCATACTAAAGGCTTTAGCTATTGTTCTTTTGGGGAAAAACACCCTTGTATTATGCTCAAGGCTATTCCTGCCGCGAAAATGAGCCATAACCTGTAGCAACACCGGGACGGAGACCTTGCTGGCTACGGCAGCAAATCGAGCAATTATATTGCCGGGCCTCGCGGTCATTCTCATTAAATGATCGAGTCTACGGGCGAATTCTCCCGGCCTCTGCTTAAGGAGATCGGCCGCCACGCGGGTTTCCCCTTGTGACAGGGCTGTTTCGACCTTACCATTAAAAGTCTTGATTTTCCTATGATTGTTACGGAGATTCCAGAAAGCACTATAAGCCTTTTCAAAACGCCCTTTATAATCACCAGGATGTAATTTTTCACCAAGACGAATCCATTTCATGGTGTAACGCTTCATGTCTTCTTCAAGAAGCCCACACGCATGCTCTAATAGACCAAGTAGTAGTTTTCTTTCTGAGCGATTGAAATTACGATAATTGGTGTTGGTAGCAAGACTTATATCACCATCTGACATGGATGTTGCCAGCCTCAAAACGTCGGTAGCTGTTTTGAAATAAGGTTTTAGAAACGTTATAGCGGCATCGTCAACCTGAATATTTTCAAGAACACACTTTGAAACCAGGGCTACGTTTTCTTTAAGAGGAATGGCATCAGGCAATAGTCGTTCAAGATCATTTTTGTAGTATTCGACGTACCACATTACGTCAGTCTTATCGGTTTCCGACAGAGAAGTTTTTGAGTTGATTAGATTTTGTCCTATCTCCACAAACTCTTTTTCTGTACCTAGACCAATACCCTTGGGCTTGTGTGTTTCTAAAGACGGAAATCTTTCTTTGACTTCATATTCTGGAATCCATTCGCCGAAAGTCAGATAGTGAAAAATGGCATTAATGTAAAGTTCAGCTTCAACCATTTCCATTACTTGCTGGGGGAAATTGGGATACATGGGTTTGTGACGAACGTTGGCACCCACCATCTTTTTAAGGTTTGCGGCTATGTTCACGTAAAAAGTTTTAGCCTGATCGATGGATAATGTCCTTAGGGCGTTAACTAGATCTTTTGAGAAAGTAAAACCAAGGTTTTCGATATTACGCATCATAGTTGCGATGTACTGATCGGGAAGACAGTTGCTTTTGAACATTCTACTGGTTCCAGTGGGAATAAACACCTTTAGTTTTCTTCTCAGATAAATTTCGTTTCTCATCTTAGTTCGTCCTTATAATAAATAAAAAAGGAAATTGACGCCTCTAATAAGGTAGCTCCCAAAGCTACTGGCGAATCGCCAGTGATAGAAGGAAGAAGCGTCGTGGCCTTAAAATTTTTAAAGCAGCAGGAAATTTTCCTATCTAATAACAATATAATGAATAGTTTTTAGAAGGAAGATAAGATGTAGTCTGCTTGTTTTTATTATATACAATTTTCCAAGAAAGTCAAGTAAAAAATCTAGAAATATTATGAAGTAGTTACTGGTATAATACCTCCGACCATCATTTGAGCCTTACAGGTAGTACACTTAACTTTACATGTGAATTTAAGACCTTTGGTTACATCATAGTCGCTTGGGTTTACTTTGTCATTCCACCATCCAGCAGCTTCTTCATCAGGCAGAGTTTGGCTACCGCCGTGATTACCTAGTTCTCCATCAGCGGTTCGATCATCATTGAAAATACATGTCCAGTCGCCTTCACCGTCTTTGGCGTCAGGGTCCCATGCGAAAATTTTCCAGTAATATATCCATTTTGGATTGTCACATAGTTGGACGCAATTAAAGCTGGCCGTCCATACAAAACCCTCTCCGTATACCAGAGGATTAGGATCTAGTATCATCTCTTTTCTATTCCACGCACACATTTTAACTTGTGGGTTCGGATTATAGTCCATAATCGTTGTTTCCTTTCTATCGACAGGATAGTTGTGCAAACAAAGTATTATGTGTTCTCTTTGCACATCTTGCCTGATTCGATCATTTTGAATATCTCACACGCCATATCTTCGGCGTCACCGATGGTAACATGGCTTGGTAAATAGGTCCATAGCAACTCATTAATGGTTTTTTTCAGTTCTGTGGTATCTGGTTTATCGAGTGCTCTTTTAACAACGCTTCTATGTATTTTGGGACATTTACATGGTTTTGTACCACATACACAACAAGAGTGATCTCCGTCGAATCGTTTATCCATATGTACGCCCCTCTCTATATATTTTGAATGCATCAACTCTTCTCTGGAAGAGGGCACCGCCGAGATTAGGTCCTTCTTCGTACCCCTCTTCAATAAGTTGTTTGCCCGTAATGGTAGCCTCTATTTCAAAAGCTTTGTCGATGATATCTTCTGCATAATCTAGCCATATCAAAATATCTAAATACTGTGCTCCTTCGCGATATATAGAGTCCAAGGAGGATAGATGCATCAGGCTTTTTATGAATTTTTTATTATTCAAAATCCACCTGAGTAACTTCCCTGGACGCATTTCCTGGATGGTTTTGATACGCATATGATGTTTTGCACAGAAAACACCGAAGTTCCTAAATTCGTTAGGTATTTTGAGCCTATCACAAAAATCATTAACGGGCTTTTCGCCCATTTTGCCATGACCATGGTGAGCGGGATGTATTTCTTTGGGAGTACATCCTTTTCCAAAGTCATGCACCAAGGCTCCAAATCTCATCAAAGGTGTATCACTAAAAGTTAAAATATTCATAGTATGGTTAAATGCCGTACCATCATGTTTATCGAAAACATTTAGGGCAGCTACTTCTTTAAAGTGAACATCTAGAACATCGATACTCTTAAGTACTTCGAAAAAACGCCTTGGGTTAGGTGTCTTCAATACCTTTTCAAATTCAATCCAAACCCGTTCCGGAGTTAAGGTCTCAAGCTGTTTCTTCATATTATGCATTAATACAAGAGTATGCATATCAATGTCAAATCCAAGCTGAGCCGCAAATCTGGCGGTTCTGTAAACACGGAGCGGATCTTCCTCGAAAGCTTCCGTGGTATGTCTCAAAATTCTGGACTCAATGTCCTTTTCACCACCAAAAGGGTCAACTACGGCAGACACATCATCCGGGATACAACATTTTTGCATATGAATCGCTATGGCGTTCATGGTCAGATCTCGTCTGGCTAAATCATCATGAATAGTGACATCTTTGCCTGTAAAAAATGTAAATCCTTTGTAGCCTACACCGTCTTTTTTCTCCTTACGAGCCATGGCTACTTCACATTTTTTGCCACCAATTTCTACAAGAAATACAGGAAAGTCATCACCGACTACCTTTTCAAAGGGCATGTCTGTAATATCAATACCCGTAACAACATAGTCCTCATCATTAGAGTTTATACCTAAAAAAGAGTCGCGTACCGCTCCTCCAACCAACCAAAGATGACCACCTAGCGAATCTATGAAGTTGGCGAATTCTGTTGTGTGTTCAAAGGTTTTTGTTTTCTTTTTTTTCATCAAAGTACCCCATACGAACGGTATTTTTTATATTCTCTTCTTGATATTGGTTGCCAGGACAACAGTGTTACTGGTATATCCTTAGTCGGGTCTTCTTCTCTTTTCTCCATGATTCTCTTAAAGGCCATAAACCAGTCTATTGGATGCTGATTTATGACTTTACAGCTTAATTTAGGGCCACTACGATAACTTATAAAATAGTATTTCAATTTTCCTCAGCCTCCTTTTCTATAGCGTTTATAATGGCTTGACGAATATCTGTAGTGCCACCAGGTTTACTGGTTTCATGCAATCTCCATCCATGCCCAGTAGACGAACGTCTACAAATTATTTTACCGGTATATTCTCTCATTTTACTTTGCAGCCAGTCTAGTAGCTCTGTGTCCGAATATTGAGATAGAGAATTTGTTTCTGGTATAGATATTTTTAAATTTGGTTTTGGAAGCCCATTATTCATTATGGCGTGCTCCTATTCTATTTCTAGTGCCTGTTTTATTGGCCATTTTAGTTGATTAATTCTGGCTTTAACCTTGTTGTAATCTAGACAAAGACTTTCACACCATTCCTTGAGGCATTTGGTGACATTATCGATAGTAATCATTTTGCTAGTACGCCTATTGCGTGCTTGTGTTTTACGTGTGGTCCATCGACAGTTTTTCTTGTTATAATTGCCATTATTGTTAATCCTGTCAAGTGTTAGCCCACTTGGACACTCCCCCATGTCTGACAGAAAATTTTCAAATTTTAACCATGTTTTACAAACCGTGATACCGCGAGAACCATAGTGTTTATAAGCTCTATTATGAGGATTGTTGCAACGCTGAATCATACTGGCCCACGAGCGATATGTTGTTGTATTTTCATAACCATGTTTTATATTGGGTTTTACTTGTTTATTCCAACATCCGCAGCTTTTAGTATTACCACTACGAAGGTTATACCCAAGTACTATTGGTCGATTACCGCATTTGCACCGACACAATCAACGCAACTTACCACGACTACAATTAGTTACACGACCTAAGACGATCAGATAATGAAACTTTTGTCCGGTTAAGTCAACCAATTTACCCATAATTATCTCTTATATTATGACATATATTCAGAAAATGTCAAGTAAATTTTATTTATTATTCTACGATTTCCTTATCCCCGTTTACCCAACCCTCCTGATAATCAATATCATCAGAATCTCTCACTCGCACAGCCTTGGCCGCAACGTCTGTCCAATCCATATTGTTTTCTGCCCAATCTTCGATATCACATGAATATTGTTCAAAAAATGGCCATGTATCTTCTTCAAGCGAACGACCTATATCGTTGTCAAATTCATGCTTGTAGTAATCCGCCCTATGTTTTGCTATTACGGAGACGGGAATATCCCATTTCGATCCGTCAGACATAGTAACTCGTAGCTTAGCTTTTCTTATGTTCATTTGGATTTGGCTCACAATAAAACATATTTTCGTATTCTTGAAGTATTCGTTGTTCTGTTTGTTCGATTAATTTTTTTATCATATCTTTGTCTATTATTTTATTATGCTCTAAGCATGTAGTAACCCCTGGTGGTGGCCAGAAGAATTTTTCTTCGGACCAATTAATGGCTTTAAAATCTTCTTTATCTATTTTTTCTGATTCTTTTACGGGTGTAAGGAGATCTTTTATCTCTGGTGTTAAAAAGCCTTTGTTGTCAAGTATTTGTTTGCACTCCTCGGCAAAAATAACGTGAAGCTGAGATATAAAAGAGTTAATCGATATCATGCCCTTTTGCAAAGCTTCTTTAAGAGACTCTTTTTTTCTTTCATCCCACGTTTTGTGACATGGCCACTCATGTGTCTGTTTCCAGTTTCTGCGGTCATGTAGCCGACCCCATTCCGCGATAGCTTCTTTTTCAGTTGGCATAGCTCCTGCATGTATACCACAATTATAACACCCTACACGGACTCTGTGTTTTAAATGCATTAAATATACACTGTCTCTGCCACTACACCCCCAACACCGCTTATAGGGTTCAGGAAGTTCATATTGATGAATAGATGTTTTTGATCCAACACCCCATTTCCGATCAAGTGTAGCCTCAAGGCTGGGATTTTTTAAATGAGTGTCACCTTTCAATATTGTTTCTTTAGTTTCAGCATCTACAACTTCAAAAGACCACTTACTTATCGCATCAAAGGTTTCTTTCATTGCTTGTTGATAACCAGGCTCCTCACAAAAACCGGGGGTTTCCAAGGGGGTGTCCACCTTGTTGCAATTGTTAGGACACACTCCCCCCGAAGTCAAAAGATCAATAAGTTCTGCCCCACATATATCACACTTAGTATGCATCTTTATCTCCGAACACGAACTCTATTCTATATTGATCAAAATAGTCACTCTCCTTTTCTCTTTTTCCATAAAGGATCATTTTTTCAAAGCCACTATGTTCATCATGTGTAAGCCCCAGCATTATGGCCAAAATATCTGAGTCGGTTATTTTAACATCGCAAGTATCAAATGTACAAGTCACAAGTGTACCATTAGACATTCTATCACCAACCTCGATGGTTACGTCAAGTCGTTCGTTGGTTTTATGCATTATGGACTCAGCCTCACCTAACATAAATTGTTCCTCAAGATCATGTGTGCCATGCATATTGATAGAATCTATCGGACCAAGTTCTTCCCAGCCTTGTTCTTGTTGTAATAATTTATTCCAATGTCGTTTGGCTTTCCTAATACTAGAAAACCCCTTGGTGGCTAATTTAGTTTTACAATCACATGACACACATGTTATAGTGGAAAATGAATATACTTCCTTGTTGTCGATTTTTGTGACATGTAAATCCGGAAAAGACCCACATTCACAACGCCATAATCCTATATTCATAACATCTAGTGGGCTGCCATCATTGCGTTCTAGCTCAAAACTTGACTCACACGAAACATTGTTTTGGTCTTCGTGTACAAAATCAGCACCGCTTTGATCCTGCTGATGACAATCCGCAGGACATACCCATGATGTAATAAGTTGAATCATTTCTTCACCACACTTGGGGCATTTCATTTACTTTGTTCCTTTATTTTATCGGCCAAAAGTTTTATTGTTGGTAAATTATAAAACCCATCATCAAAAGAGCTTAATGCTCTTTTTATTTGTTCAATGGTATATTTCTTTTTCTTTGCCTTAGGCGGCTTTCCACCACATTTATATTTCCACGCCACAGTATCAAAAATAGGCGGATATAGTATCGCAAATTCCTTAAGTAAAGGCAGCATCAAATTACGGATATCTGGATGGGCACCCTTAGAACACCGAAGATTAAACACATGGTTCCATTCACGGAAATTGGCTGACATAACAATTTCTGTTTTAAGATCATTGGGTAGTATACCCCTAGCTTGCTGTGGCGATAAACCTATCAAAACGAGTTGTAAATACCTTTCTTCATCTTGTTCTATGGCATCCATCCACAGTTTACGACATTCTTCTGAATACTCACTCCATGTACTTGGTCGTACAAATGTTAATTGATTATCAAATTTATCATTTGAATAATTACAGTATCTAGTACTTTCTTGGGAATAGGCAGCAATGCGATGCCGAACAAGTTCGTGGGTTACGCCACGGTTAGTGATAAATCGGACAGATGCATCCGAGTGCTCTATGACAGATAAATGACCACGGCCCATAATGCGACTCAAAAATTCGTCCGACTGTTCGGGCGAAACGTCCATCATATTTTCTGTTTTATAGCATGTCCTGGCCGCTCTTTCGATCCGCTTTAGTGCGATCTCCGGTTCCGGCTTCCATTCCCATCCGTAATATTGCTTTACTATTTTCATTCTGGGTCTTCCTGATCGGAAGGAGGAGGAACACTACCGACTTCCTGAGAAAGATGTACGTGAATAGGATCATCGATACTAATATCTACCTTTTCATTGTGACCTAGGTCTCTGTCGGCAGGAGTTTTGAAGAAAATTTGTAGACCAGTAACCCTAGTCTTGCCCGTAATTACTCTTTTAAGACGCAAATATTCTACTATATCATTCTCGTCCAGTGTTATAACGTCTTTTTTGATTTGTACATATTCAGTTTTTACTTTAACTTTTTTCTTGTCTGTCATTTTCCTTTTCCTTTCCTAAAAGTTCTGTCGGTATACAAAATGCCTCTATTATTTCTTTTTCTATGCGTGTACGAATATTTATTAAATCGTCCCATTCAGGGACGACAGCAAATTCTATAAACTCTATGGATTGAAGATTTTTGAACGTACAAGATATTGAGGAAATCATTTTATCACATTCCTTTGGGCATACCCACGAAGTCAATAATGGAACCATTTTAGACCCGCATATCTCACATTTGTTCATCGTAACTATCATCTCCGACATGTGGTAGGTTACCATAGAACATTTCAGTTATGTTTGCTGCGGTAGCCAATATAAAGCGTCTTATTGGTATTAATTCTGGATGAGCAACCAAAAAAGACAATAATTGACCCATTTGTCCTGTGGTTAATTTTAATTCTTGATTATTCTCAACAATTTTTGGGTCTTTATCCTTACAGTCCTCTGCCCACACATTCATAGCGTTCCATATTAAACTAGCCGCAACATACATGCTTGTTTTCACAGACATTGCTTCGGCAAAGGCATGTTTTTTAAGATGTTCGTTATATGCCTTTAATTGATTTTTTTCTTTTTCACTTAACGGCTGTAAAAGATATGGAAATTCATTGTATACATCAGCGTCATCATTTATTTCCATCAGCCTTCTCCTTTGATTCAAAGCCAGTACACTCCTCTAACCATACCGGATCGAAATTCCATGGATGATTAAACCACCCTCGTTCAATGCCATGCGGATTACCTTTAACATATATATCTGCGTCGGTGCTATCAGCCTGTATGGGCGATATACGACCGACACCAGCAAATATACCAAGAATTTGACCTAGTGGATCATCCATCGCGGATGCAAAATCCGGATGTTTACAGCATGAATGAGCATTACCAGCCAGCCCACCACGAAATTTACATTCGTAGCAATTCGGTTTGTTTTTGTTCATCTTCTTCTTAACCCAAAAATACTATGCTGGGACGACCTCTTGTTTCTTCTGATAGTGATGTTTCTGCGACTATGTTTGCCATAACTAGCTCTCGAACGGGTCATCCTATTCATTTTGTACTTTAGAAAATATTCGCTTCTGCATCTTGAGTACCGTTTATGTATTAGGCTACGATGCCCCTTACATACTACGACAACACGAACATTTGTCTGTCTGCTGCTACGACTTTGGGCCATTACTGGTACGGCTATTAGTGATAAAAATAAAATTACGATAAATACTTTTAGTTTCATTATCTCGCTCCTCTGGGGAAGGCCACGAATCCTGCTTCATCAGCACCCATATCTACGGTCCCCTGATATATACGGGACTCTTGATCAATATCTTTAGCCGCTATATAACTTGCATTATTATTACCGATATTAATAACTGGTGATGACCTAAGACCAATATGATAATCATCATTGTAATAATGCATGAAAATAGGGTCTATATTTACATTTCCACTTCCCCATGTAAGGGTGCTTCCTGTTTGTACCGTACAAGATCCAGTTCCTCCATCAACATCCGTATAGCTTATGGTTATAGAGGAGTGGAAGAAAAACCCATCACCAACAAGCATCTCGTCTGCTGCTGGGACCGCACATACATTACCCCATAAAATCCCGTTAACTACTTCGGCGGCAATACCATAAAATGTCATACCTGCACCAAAACCTCCCCAAACAGCAGAACTGTAATTATCCGCGATTGTATTATTGACAAATACTGTGTCAGTTGTATAAGTCAGCGTGGGGCCATAAACCATTACACCGGCACCGAAGCCATAATAATCCAGCGTGTTTTTACAAATCATATTGTTTTGAAAAACATTAGTTGTATTTGGGAAAGCGAATAACGCGAGTCCACCACCCTCTATATGTGCCGTGTTCTCGAAGATGCGATTATCGCGGCATGTAATCTCCGAGCATCCTTCGAAACATAACCCTCCTCCGCTGCCGTTCGCAAATGTGGTGAAACCGTAGACATAATTATCTTCGATCCAGTTACGGAGCACAACAGCTTTACTACAATATTCTACACAAACCCCACCACCCTTAACATAACAAGTGTTATTATAGATGGTATTATTAATAATTTTAGCCGTCCCAGTGAATAGTACCTGCCAATCGTCTGCTGGGCCGACATAAATTCCTCCGCCAAAGCTATGATGCTGGTCCCCGGCTAAATTATTGCCGTGTATTACATTGTTACGGAGAATAGGGGACGAATTTTTACAGTAGATACCGCCACCTACATATAGATAAACAACAGGTAAACCACCCATATTAAACTGAGTACCAGTCCCGTTAGTTATAGTGAAACCATCCAGGATAGACGTATTTGTTTCACCGTTATCAAACGTTACTACCGAGCCACTTTGGTTACCATCAATAATACAATTGTATGGACTACCGAGGTGTTCAACCTTGATAGCTTTACCAAGAAAATTAATATTTTCTGTGTAAGTACCATCAGATACACGAACAGTATCACCGTTTGATGCTGCGTTGATAGCTGCTTGGATTGTTGAATATCCGGATGGTACGTAAAGAATACTACCGCTGGCCGTGGAAAATAATCCTAATAATAGTCCGATGACTAAGATAATTACATTACGCATAATTGTTTACTCCTTTTAAAAAATTATTAGCCCCATCTGTAGCCACAGCTATTACAAGTGTGGCCATGTCCATCTAGTGTTCGGGTTACATTTGAACTATTGCATACGGGGCACCAGATGTTGTTTGACCAAAATTCTGCAATATCATTTGGATCGTCTGTTTGAAATTCAAATGGATTATCTATCATATCAATACCTTGCTGTAAACATTTTTTGCATAGTGTTATGTCAGTTAATCTGATTGATATCTTCAGACATTTGCCCATGAATAGGCAATTTGCACAATTACCACTTTCCTCTACTTCGAACAAGTCAACCACTCCCCTTTAGGTCCATAATCTATTTCTCACTTTTATAAGCCTACACATCATTTCTTCTTCTTTTGCCACTAATTTATCTTCCATTATCTGAACCGCACGACATAAGTTACTAAATGTTTGGTTAGTGTCCGTCTTTCTGTGCCGTTGATAATATCCATCGGGCATTTTAACCATCTCATATGGGATGTGTTTTCCCATATCATCATATATATCATCTATCTCTTGTTGAAATTTTGGATAATCATCTTTCCACCAACGATATATTTTATGAATTTCAATAGCATCGTCCACTTGTGTTCTGAATATTCTTTTAGCTATTTCGTTTTCTTGTTTTTCTGCCTCGTTGCGTAATTCAGCTACTTTCCCATCAAGGATCATATGGACATCCCATGGTTCTTGGTATTCAACATAATGACATAAGATTTCCATCATTCCGTGTAACATGCGTTCATGGTCTTCATGCATTTTCCATTTACTTAATCTACGTAATGGAATCATGAAGTGTTTATACTTAAACCTACATCTCAGGCGATAAGGGATATCACCTATCAGCCGAAAGATTCTCATGATTTTATTGATCATTTTTTCACCCCTATTCATATGAGGGTTCGTGTATCGGTCCAGCAAACAATCCACCGAAGCCTTCGCTTCGTCCAATATCTTGACAGTGAAAAAATCTAATCTTGGGACACTCCATAACAACAAAACAGGCGAGGGTGCCACGGCCATCCCTGATTTTCTTAACCCGGATAATCGCATAGTCCCTCGGGTTCATGTCAGTGTCCGTCCTGCGATAAAAGTACAGTCCGGGCCTCTTAGGAAGATCTTTGGTCCATTTATACATCGTTTTCACCTATAGCTACTTTTTCCAACAATTCTTCGGCAAATATCATGAATGTATTGAAGTCATACGCTTCTTCGGAACGCTGTTTTAGCTCTTCAACTACCACAGTCAAATAGCTGATATCTATGCCTCTCAATTGATTGGCTAAGGCGTCAAAATTGTACAGCGGTAGACTATGTACCTTAAGAGCCATCTTGACTATTTCCATTGCCGAAATTCTGTACCCACGCTCGATATACTTCCTAACGCGGAACAGTGAGGCGATAGGGAATTCAGACTTAGTGTTATAAACCAACCTCTTTGACGCCAAATGATGCATGAAATCTTTATGAAACCAAAACTGATCCTGTTTGATGCCATACATAGCCATGCAAACCGTGAAATCGAAATTATCAAATACGTGAGACGAAAAACACGCCTCTGCCAGGTCGGGTTTTAAGAAGCGGTCCATAATGATGACTTGTAGAACGCACTTGTCCCATTTGTACGTAACTGCTGTATCCGTATGGGTTAATTCTACTACCCTTTCATGGTCCTTACCCTTGGTTAAGATATAAAGCTGAACATCTTTCAGAAATTGGTCCCGATGTTCTCGTAGCTGAAAATATACGTCCAGATCTTTAATCCGGCTACGGCTAAAAGCGGCGGTTATAGCACCGCCAGCGATGCACGCACAGTTTTTGCTTAAGAGCCTCCATAGCTCATCAGGGACATATTGTCTAATAATATATTTTTCTCTTTGATATTCCATTATTCGCATTCCACTGTATCTACGCCCTGCTCATTAGTATATGGTTGCCCGGTGGCTTTAAATTCTTGTTTGCTGCCATTAAATACAGGTTTTCCGTTATATTCGAACATACGAAAAGTATCTCCAGTCTGTAACTGAAGCATCGAGTCGAGCCGTTCCCATGTGTCGTCAGGTCGTTTTCTTTCGATTATTCGAGTATTTTTACTTGGATCGGACTGGACGCCGTCTTCTGTTAAAATTTCGACTTCTGCCTGCGGCAGGTTGTCCTTAATAGCCTTTGTGACGATCTCCATGACTTTTTCTTCAAAAGCCTCGGGTTCCATATTTATATCAAGGCCATATGGACCAACGAGGTTAGTAGCTCGCTCAGAGAGATCTGGCGGCAAAGGTACACCATGTTTGCTCGTATAATGGAATAAGCCACGTATAATTTTGATTGCTTCAGCTAATGATACATCCATGTCTATTTCTCCAATTCAAACGTTTCTTGAATAGAACATCCGCGTCTTAATCGTCCATACACTGTTTGACGATTTAAGCCAAATATATCGCACCATTCTGTGATACATTTTGTTTGGTTATTAATTGTAATCATTCTATTTCTACGATAATTAGTGTTTTGTTGTTGTCGTGTAGCCCATCTACAATTTTCTTTACAATAATCTCCATTGTTATCGATTCGGTCGAGAGTTAAACCGTCTGGTTTTTCTCCCATATCTTTAAGAAAGTTTTCAAATTTTAGCCATGCTTTGCAGATACAGATGCCGCGACCACCATAGTTTTTATATGATTTATGATTAGAATTTGTACAACGCTGAATCATTTCTTTCCATATATTATGTATATCTGTGTTGGTATAGCCATGTTTATAGATATTTTCTTTATTTAGACATCCGCAACTTTTTGTGTGGCCACTTTTAAGATTATCACTTTGTACGGTCGTATAATTACCGCATTTACATCTACATAGCCACATTGCGTGTTTTTTAGTATTATTATTAATACGCTTTATAACTGTTAGTCGATAAAATGTTTTATCAATTAAATCTACTATTCTGGGCATATATTTTACCTATCTATTATCCCCATCACCATGTAATTGGTTTCGTTTCATCCTACTCATTAGTTTCGTTATGTTTGTTTCTGCGACATCACTTAATTTTATATCAAAGTGAGCAGATAGTCTACTATGATACCATAGAATATCACCAAGTTCTTTTTTGACCGATTCTTTAAATTCAGGAGTTACTTTTCCTTGATTGTCTCGAAATAGTTTCTTGATTTTTTCAAGAAGTTCTCCTGTTTCTCCACCAAGGCCGAGAACATAATATAACCATCCGACAGGCTTTAATGAGTCTTGTGCTGCTGTTCCGAGATCTGTCAGAGCAGCTTTTTCTTGATATTCATTGAATCCCATGTCTTCCATAATATACAACTCTCCTTTTGTACGATGAATTTGTTGTACGATAATTTTATCGTATATTAACTCCTGATGATTTGTTTGTGGATTCTGTTCGGCGAAGATATAATCCCCTGAATGAGATTATCATGTAGATCACCGACAGGTAATGTATCATCAATACGAATTCTTCTACGAAGCACTTCTACCTTTTCTTGAGTCTTGGGATTAAAACCTTCCTTGGGTTTTAGCATCCAGTAGGCCCCGGTGCCGTTTCTTTTCCAGCTTTCAAGTTCGTCGAAATTGACGTTATTTCGTAGAAGCATATTTTTCTTCTCTGCAACACCTGTACCATTCATCCATGATGCCGCTTTTCTGCGTGACATATTTTCAAGGCTTACAAGAGTCCAGAATGCAGCAGAGTTCAACGCATTTCTTTGGGCATCCGCCATACGCCATCTGAAATAATCTTTCACGTCTGCGACGTGAGGTAATAGTACAATTCGGCAATCGAATACGAGCGGAGAGCCAGCTATCATTGTCATATGAGCACTTGCTTCTCCGGCAAGGACAGAGATCCATTTACGAATTTTGCGGTCGAATGAATCGTCATACGGATCGATCAACAATGAAATCTCATCGCTTTGTGTATACCCGTACAAAATATTGAATCCACGATTGTTCATCAGATATCCCAACGTAGTTGTCATAGCTACGTGAAAATTGTCATCAAACGGTTTAGTATAACCAGATTTTTCAAGCAGCTTGGTGAAACCACGACCATCCAACCTCGCGATAGCATACGTACCTGGTATAACTGATGGATCATCCGCCTTTTCAAAAGCACGCATTCTTGCGTCGAATTCTTTGAACTTCATTTCATCTTCCTTTTTTTAATGCATATAAGGTTCTTTAAATACCTTTTCGTACATTTCCATAGCGTAAATATTTCCAAGCTTCATAGCTAAGAAACAAAAGATGCTACGCTTAAAAAGCGTCACCGCCTCGTCTACATAATTCAATCCCATTTGATTGGCAAGGACATGAGTGCAACGCATATAATGTTTTTCCCAACCTATTTGATCAGCAAAAGCTTTTTCGTTGTCGTAGAATACTTGTGACACTTTGCGAAGCTCAGCATAACGCTTATAGCCAAACTTGCGTTCGGCAGGCGACATACCATACCAGTCCGCGAAGAAACCGTCCGCAGGCGTTTTTTCTCTATAGTCATATATGCCATGGCTTGCCAGTATATCTACGACTACATTGATAAACCAGTCATCATTTGCTATCCATGTTATTTCAACATATGGCTCAAAAAACCACCATATGTGCTTAATGCCCCATCTTGGATCTTCAGAAGCATCCATGATATCTTTTATAATGGGGTAATACTTCCTACAGTCCCGAAATCCATCGGGGTAATCGATGTCTTCTCCTCCAAATTCGACGCGATAATTATTGCATACATCTTTGTCTTCTTTGGAATCCCATGTCATAGTTAGTGATCCTTACAATCTTTCTTTTTATTTTTCTTTTTGGGCTTTAATTCTTTAACGATTCTCTCAGCAGCCTGATCGGCCTCGAACTTACCTGCCTGTACTTCAAACGGGCTATAATCTTCGATAGTTATTTCTTCGCCACGAGACTTTTTTGCTTCACGCCACTGGCTATAACAAACGCCAGCCCTTTGCTTTTGCTTAGGGAATTCTTTTTTCATGGAATCATTTCCCATACAGCGAGATATAAATTTTTGTTTTGTTTCCTTTCCTTTTGGGCTAGGTATAGGCATTTTGTCTACCTCCATCCTTCTGGGTCTATGAAAATTATTGGCTTATCTTTTTCTCTGGCATATTTAATTGTAGAACCTGTGCCGCTTTTCCAGTCACCACCAAACACCGCAACCAATATTTGACATTTATCCACCATAAACCTATCTCTAATATGCATTTTTTCTGGAGAATATCCGCCTTCAGAAACGTACACTGGTGTAACTATTTTGTCACGTAAGATATCATGATATTTACTTTGTTGATAATGTGGCCACTTAGATTCTTGGCCCTTAAAAGGTATAGCTGCTATAAGACTTACTCTATATTTGATGGCTTTTTCTGCCCACAATGTATCGCTGCCTAATGCCATACCACTAATCATTTCTGTTGGTTTAAGCAATAATATAATTTCTTCCATTTTCTGCAAAACGTAATTGCTATATGGTCCTCTGTGACCCCATTCGTTGCCAAGTCTATTCGGTCTATGTCCAGTTATCGCTACTCTCATTATTTCTCTTTCTCCGGAGCCGGGGCCTGCATACTATTCAACCTCGCTGTTTCAAACTCTATGCATCTTGCAAGGATTTCCAGTGCATTTTGAGGATCGTCCCTGTGTAGAAGAAGACTGATGATTTGACCATATTGATATATATGTAAATCATACATTGCATGAATTGCTTCATCTCCTGTGACACCAGATTCTTCTATACCATCTCTTGCTCGCTGATCCCACCAGTCCACATAAGACTGTATCCCACCCATTAATGCTTTTATGGCAACAGAAAGACTAACATTAGATTCATTAATTATATTTTGAAACTTGGTAACTAGATTTCTAGCCTGCTCTATTTCTTCATCTGTTGCTTGTTGAAATAAATCATTAGTATTCATACCGTATCAGCCCAATAAGCTTCATCCTTTTAGTACTGCTAGTGTTCTTAATTTAACCACAGGTTCTACTAGATCTTTTTGTGCCTCCATAACTTCATCGATATTTTTATATGCCTGTGGTGCTTCACTTAAGTCATATCTTGTGCCAGGCAATGTAGCACTTCTTTTTATTCTTCCTCTGCTTCTTTTAAAGCCGTCCCATACAATACCATCCATTGCTGTATCACATTCCTCTTTACTGAATGTGGCTGATGCCTGGGTTCTACTCATAGTTCTCCCTGCTCCGTGAGAACATGATTTAAAAGACTGTTCGTTACCAAGTCCCTTAACAATATAAGAAAAACTTCCCATTGCACCAGGAATTATACCAAATTGTCCTAGTTTGGCAGAAGTAGCACCTTTACGGTGAATCCAAAGATTTTTACCAAAGTGATTTTCTATGGTTGCATAGTTATGATGTATGTTTACTTCCATACCAAATTTAACATCGTTGAATATTTCAGCTATACTTGTTTTGACAACTTGCATCATACGCGTTCTGTTTTCCTCAGCATAAGCCAATGCAAAATTCATATCATAAATATAGTGAACACCCCAAACACTATCCGTCGGTAAAAAAGCTAAGTCGTTACATGGTAAAACAGAATGCCATTGTTTGTTTAATTCTTTTGCAGTATCATTCCAGTGCTTAGCTATTTGATAACCTAGATTCCTCGACCCAGAATGCAACATAATCCACACAAACCCATCATCACCTGCCTGTATTTCAATAAAATGATTACCACCACCCAGTGTGCCAAGGTTCCGTTTTGCTAATTCCCACATTTTTTCATTATACCATCCGCCCATTATCGGTGGTGCTTCTGGGGTCTGGCTATAGCCATGCGATTTTTTGAATGTGTCCATACCTGTCCATTCTTGTGGATGAGCATGAGCATGACCTTCTCCCATAGGAACACGCAATTTAATTTTATTAATAATTTCACGCAATTGTTGTTTTTTAATAGATGTTAATGTGGTTCTGACTGCACACATGCCGCAACCTATGTCTACTCCAACGGCATTTGGAATTACAGCATTGTGACAAGCGATCACACCACCTATAGGCATGCCGTATCCTTGATGACAGTTCCCGGTGACAAAAGTTAAACCATTTTGCCTTGCTATAAAAAAACCAGAATCACATGATAAACATACTACGTTATCACTATAGTCTATTTGGTTTTTAACCAATATGCTGTTATGAATACCATTGCCGGATTCTATGACATTATTTTTATCAATAGATGATAAATAATGCATCTTGATATTTTGATATCCTTCGCTTAATCTAGTATTGTCGTTAGCAATACCAGTATGTATAGCTATCAGTGATGATATAAAATTAACATCACTTGTTCTTTTCGAATTATATCTTTTAGCACCGGTTTTTTGATAGTTAAGCCAGTCACCGTCCACCTTTAATATTTCTTCTAATAATATTGTAGCTTGATTATCCGATAGGCTTGTGATAAAATCTACCGGATATTCTTTATTTACACCAATATACTCAATGATTTTTGCACTATATTTAGTGTGTATTTCTATAGATGTTTGTTGATTATCTATTCTTATGTTATATGTATAACCTAATGATGTTAATAATTGTATTATCCTATTTATCTTACGTTCCTTTGTTAAACCAAACCTAATAATAATACTGCTGAAGGTTCCATCTGGTTTTTTATTATTTTTCTTTAGATTGCCATCACCCACAACCCAGGCGATTAGACATAATAGTTCATACTGTATATCAAGATAAGGCTTGTTTGTGTCTGTTTTACTTTTTTTAATACCATTGCCACTCCATATATAATGTGATATAAATGTTTTGTCTGGTATATCTAATACTCTAGTATCATAGTGTTTGCCATTATATGGCTTATATGTCATTCTATGATTTTCTGTAACAACAATATTCTTATCTAGAAACGTAGATATAAATTCAAATACTTTTTCGTCTTTTCTTAGCGGACGATTGATAATAGCTGTTGGGTGCATAAAATATATCTTACCATCATCTGGGTCATAGTTAGCTACCTTGTCGTCATATGACAATTCACTGATTAATTTAAAACCACAAGATGTTAAAACTTCTGTATTATTAGATAAACAATCTGCCATTAATGCAACATGATTTCTAATCACCGGATGATGTGCTAAATTCTTAGCCTGCTCAAGTGCTCCATCTTCCAAATCTTTACACCATGACTTGATATTTATATTGCTATTTTTACCACCATCTATGAAACGCATTGATACTTTTTCCCATTGAAGCATCGGTGCGGCCATAACGACCGCACCGATTTAGTTATACTACACTTCTCTTGAAGGAGCAGGCGGAGGTGGAGGAGGTGGATTGAATCCTGGTCCTGGTTGTCCGACAGGTACAACTGGTGTCCCAGGAGGAGGTGAAAAGATAGCTCCTTTGTCCTGCATCTCCTTGACAAACCTCGCGTGTTCTTGCTGCTTGCTTTTCCCGTTGTCGGCAATTCCCTGGCCGAGAATTTGTACACCAAACAAACCGGCGGTAGTCGGGATTAACATCATTAATGCTTCAGGCTTTGGAAAAAATACGCCGAAAAGCAAATATTCAATGATAATTAGCCCCACACCGATAGCAGCCGACTGAAACTTTTTACTTCCAAACAAATCTGACATCTTTCTTACTCTCCTTAACGAAAAAAATTAGTCGCCATTTCCATTTCTCGGATCACGCAACGGCACATAACGCACAGGTCTAGTAATTTCCCAGTATGCATCACAGGGACCGTCTTCTATCTGCCTTTTTTCCCAGACACGATAAACGTCATAGGCCGCCTTTTCCGAGGAAAACAACAGCGGTCCATTCATTGGGTCGAATATTACCCAGATCTCTCGCGGGATACGCATGTCTTTTTGTGCTCTTTTTCCTTTCTTCATACTACCTTTCTCCAAATTGATAAATAAACTGACGGAATATTTTATTAAGCTGTTTTGTTTGAGTTTTAAGATCTGGTTTGCCTGAGTGTATAGTTTTGAAATCTATTTTATCAAGACGAGCCATTTCATTATCGATAAAAGCGTGTATATTATTTATCCTACGCCCTATAGATAATTCCTTTCCATTACGTTTATTCTCTACAAGTTGATCAATCGACTTACGGAGCCCGGCAGGCAAATCTATAGCATCCACCAAAGTTTCGAAATCGACAGGTACAGTATTTGTACGATTATTTTCTATCCATTTACATGCAAGCATTGGGCGAAGGACATAAAAATATTTCTTAGTCCATACCTCGTCGCCTTTAAGATATTCCCGGTAGTTGCCCTTTCCCATATTAAAGTAATGATAAATGCATGATACCGGCGAGTAAAACTCAGGTAGTATTTGCTTAAGAGCCGCTGATAGATCCCACAAGCCTGGTCCCACTTTGTCAATATACACTATCGGTGAGTGGAGCCATTCTAAAAGAGGAGGATTAGATTTTCGAAATAATCGGAGTGCTTTGCTAAGTTCCCAACCAGCAAAATCTAGTGGTTCTTCCATTCGCTCAATAACGTCTTTTTTTTGTCGATCGATATCGATATACCATGATTCGTCATGAGCATATATGAATCTCACGTCATAATCACTGTCTTTGGACTGGAAGCCCCAGGCACGCGAACCAGCTTCGCACGCAAACAAAATGCGGACACCTTTTTCTTGCTCTGTCTTTTTGAGCATATCCAAAATTTTATCACGCAATTCACTAGTTCCTTAAATAATTGGTATATGAAATCATTCTATCATATCAAAATTAGAATGTCAAGCTGTTTTTGAAATAATTTTTGGCACGGGGAGCAGGATTCGAACCTGCATTATTCAGCTTCAAAAGCTGATAGGTTAGCCAATTACCTCATCCCCGCTTTATCCATTTGCGTATTGTGTTGCTACTTACGCCATATTTGGTTGCTGTTTTTTCATAATTGGTTGCTTTGATTTCTTCTGTCAATACCTCGATCGATGGTCTTTGTGTCTTTCTTCTTGATTTATCAAAGCATGTTTTACATAATCCTGTTAATCAGTATTTCATTTAATGGTCTTGGTTTACCTATTTTTTCAGTACGTTTTTTATTAGCCCTTTTTCTAAGTTCAGAGATGTCTATGTTGTCGTAATTGACCCTATTTATAAAAGTGCGGAAATTTCCACCCTTATTTAATAGGCCAAAATGTTTCAAAACATCACTTATAGTATCAGAGACAGATATAATTTCAATAAGGCGATCTCTTGGTATCTTCCATATGATACTTCTTCGTTTACGCATACATAACCCTTTTATTATGAAGCAAAAAAAATTATACTGTGCAGTAGAATTCTACTGAGCAGTGGAATAATTGGTGGGCGGAGAAGGAATCGAACCTCCGTGGGTAGGTCTTCAGCCTACAGCCTTACCACTAGGCTATCCGCCCATTGGTGGACCGTGTAGGACTTGAACCTACCACCTACCGCTTAAAAGGCGGTTGCTCTACCTGATGAGCTAACGGTCCAGGTAGTTAAATTTTCGCCTATATTTCTTCATTATGTAGCCTCTTTTTTGAGTTTTGGAGGCTCTGGGAGGAATCAAACCTCCGTACAGCGGTTAACAGCCGCACGCTAAGTCACTCAGCTACAGAGCCTTGTGTTTGGTAGCCCCACCAGGACTCTAACCTGGAACTTACGGTTTAGAAGACCGTTACTCTATACGGTTGAGTTATGGGGCTTTAGAATTATTTTTTCGGAAAAACAGCACATATACCATCTAGATGATCTATCTCGTGCTGAATTATTCTAGCAATGTTTTTGTCATCGAACCAGGCAGTATGACATTCAAAGTTTTGATCATAGTATTTAACACTAACTTTGGGATATCTTTTAACAAAAGAATGTGTGCCTGGTAAACTTAGGCACCCCTCATGAGACCTAAAAGTGTTGCCGTCTCTGTCAATGATCTCTGGATTAATCAGAACTAATTCGCTCTTTCTCTTTGGTGGTCTTGGATTTATAACGCACAGCCTTACTAACCACCCCACTTGTGGTGCAGCCAAACCGACTCCACCATAGGCGTAAGTTAAATTAAATATTTGTCGAATTTTTTCTTCCAGATTCGTAACCTGGTTTTTCTCAAGTAGTTCTGCTTTTTTGAAGAGGTCTTGATGCGGATAAAGTAAAATTTGCATATTTGTGTCCTTTTCAGTTATATCAGCTAAAATGATTTATTTGAACATTATTTTTTTTAAAAAAATTTTATGCTATAAAATTATGCTGATCCTATGCTTGTGTGTACCATTTAATACGTAAAATATTTTTTACTTGACTTTTGGGTATTTTCTGGTATCACTATAATAGCCGCCGTGAGGCGGCCTAGGCTTAGCCATCGGCCAAGCCGTTAAGTCTAGATGTGCTCTTAACAAAAACTTCTCCATAACCTAAAAATATAGGGGGTAAAAAGAGCACATCAAAGTCTAGAAACCTAATCTAGGTTTATCAACTATTATATCAAAGATTTTCCAAAAGTCAACAAAAAAAGTGAAATAATTTTATAAATTACTTGACTTTACGTATTATTATGATATAATACTATTGTTGACAGAGGGAAAGAACATATCGTTGATACACACATCTTAAATCTTCGTTTTATAATTCTGTCTTTTATTTTTAGTGTATATTTAATTTGGATATATACATTTTTATTTTTTGAGGTAGGATTATGTCTGAGCAAAATGAACCTAGGTATAAGGTTATAATGATTCCTGAAGATAATGTCACGCAGATGTCGGAAACAAAGTTCGAACCTGGCAAGGGCGAAACTTTGGTTTTTGTTAAAATAGTGGCCATGAATCAGCCGTGTATTAAAAGCAGGAACCATGATATCCCGAGTGCTTTCGCTGATAAGGGGCATTTGGTATTTGGCGAGGTTGATGAGGTTCGTAGATTTTTGGTTGATATGCTAAATGAGACAATGGATCAGGCGAAGAAAGATGCCGAACTAAATCCATAAGGAGGAAGGATGGAGCCTAATAGGAGTTACGCACAACCTAGTCCGGAGGCAAAAGAGTTTGATAATGTCGAGGACAGATCAAATGCTTCCGAAGCAGACACGAAGAAAAGGCGTGCTAAGGCCATGGCCGATCACGAAGTCCAGGTTAACGATGAGGACCGTAAGCCGTTGATTACTTCGCGTGATGAGGTGGAGGACGGGTAATTGGTTAACGGTAGTGGTATTGCTGCCTGGCGTAGTAGTGAAGGTTTGTATAGTCAGACTAGTGGTGTTATAGATAATATTATACATCATTATCTTATTATACAAAGAATAACAATTCCAGACATGGATGCTGAGGATATTGCACAAGAAATACGATTTAAGTGTATACAAGCCCTTCTATCACCCAAGTTTGACCCAGATAAAGTTGGGACATCTCCGTATAGTTTTTTACATCGTGTTATTCATAATCATGTTTATAATCTCAAGAGGGGTGTATGGACTGTAAACAACCCACCGTGTGTCAGGTGTGAGTATTGGGATAAAGATGTTAGAAAATGCTTGGCACAAGTTAATCATTGTGATAAAATGTTAGCTTATCAAGATGATATGCAGAAGAAGGCCGCGTTACGCACTCCTGTTGGGTTTGAGAAGGATTATGTGGAAAATCAAGCCTTCGAGGTTAGTTCTATAGATGACTATATTCTAGATGACCATGTTATTAGTAGATTGCCCGAGAATCTACGCAGCTTTTATATTGATTTAAAAAAGGGGCTTGATATACCTCATCTTATACGTAAAGAATTGCGTCGTCGTATTATGAGAATTATTAAGGAGGATTAATAGTGTGTCTTGTGTATGAGGTTTTTGATTGTGGTCAGGGGGTACACTATAGTTTGATGGATGGTCGTTGTATTGAAGCTAGTCAGGACGTTGACACTTCTTATATCTATCACTGTTCTTGTAGTGAGTGTGAGATTTTGAGAGAGGAGATGCGTGAACAAAGTGGCATCGAAGAGATTTGATCCAGAAAGAATCAGAGAGCTTTTTAATGAAGGCTTTGATGATAAAAGAATAGCATTACAACTTGGTCATAATGCTGTTAATGCCTGGCGAACGGTGCAGAGAATACGTATCAAAAATGGCTGGACTAGGAAGCGTGGTGTTAAAAAGAAGCCGTCGAATCCAGTTGATAATAGCTCATCTCCTGTGAATCAAAACATTAAAAAAACTGCTATCGCTGATTTTAGTCGCATGAATCCCGATGAGCGAGTTGATTTTTTACGTGAGCGTTTTAAAAAGAGTGCTAGATTCAGTCGTTTTTCTAAGACGATGAGTGAGGACGAAATGGAGGTGTTTCAGGAGGAATACTTTAATATTATACGTGATATAGATGATGTTAGTCTGACAGAAGAGCAGGCCTTGTTTTTTGCAATATATGATTTGATATTAGCTATGCGTGCTCAGGTTCGTCGTCAGGAAGAGGAAGATATATTAGACAGGTGTAGAAGCGGCGAAATACCTCAGGTTGATCTACGCTATATTGTTACTATTGATGATAGGTGGGATAAGGAGTATAATAGTCATATTAAGTCTTATAAGGAATTTATTGATAATCTTAAGTTGTCGCGTAAACAGCGTTTGGATAAACAGAAAAAAACGAAGAAAACAATTTTAGATTTTGTTGTAGAATTGGCTGATCACGACAACCAGACTTCTGTAGCAGAAACTATTAGACAATTGGAAAAAGAAAGCGATGCTGAGTTGTCACGTCTAGTGGAGAACGATCTGTTATTGGGGTATTTTGAGGGAGCTAAGTAGATTATGGTTTGGACAAGTAATTATGTAGTATTAGATACTGAGACCACTGGTCTTTCTAAAAATCCGCTTGCTGAGGTTATTGAAGTTGGTGTGATCGCCTTAGATAGAAATGGTTTGTCTGAGATAGGTAGATTCCAGTCTCTTATTAAACCAGCAAATATTGATTTAAATAAACCGTTACCGGATTGGTCTAAGAAGGCTTTTGAGAAGCATCAGATATCTGTTGAAGAATTGATGGTTGCACCATCTCCCGAAGATGTGTGTCATAAGATTATTGGTTTGTTGAAAAAATTAAGCAAGCCTATTCTGGTTGGACAGAATATCGATTTTGATGTTCGTATGCTAAGAAGACTTTTTAGGTCCTGTGATGAGGATTTTGATGAATACTTTTTTAGCCCTATAATAGATTTGTATTCTATTTCTTACATGTTTTGGCGTGACGATGCTGATATGCCTAATGTACAACTTGGCACGGTTGCTGAAAAACTAAAGATTAAGCCGGGTGAGGCACATCGTGCGTTAGGGGACTGTGAGACATCTGTGCCTGTATTTAAGAAGTTTATGGATTTTATTGGTCAGTATGCTGGTGTTATTTCTGATGTAAAAATAAAAGACCCCAAGCGGATGACTGGGAAGTATGCTTGTCCTATGTGTGGTTATGGTCTATCATTGCGGACGGCCAAGAGGGGCGTTAATAAGAATAATAAATTTTATGGATGTAAGGGATTTCCTTCATGTCGTTTTACGTGTCAGTTGAATGAGATTGAGCAATACGAGAGGAATGAATAATGAAGATTGCTGTATTGGCTGCTTTTCATAGCCTAGATAAAGGATGGTCGTGCCCGTTGTCATTAATTAATCAGCTTGAATCTATGGGACATCAGGTGATTATGTTCAATCTTTATCAGCTTAATAATGAGAATGTTGGTGTCAGTTATACCGACAATGGCTTGAAGAAATTTTTAGATCAGCAAAATGATTTTGATTTATTCTTGCATATGGATTATGGTATGTTTTATAGTCCCCTTTTAAAAGATGTTAAGATTCCTTCTATAGGTGAAATGGGTGATGATCCTCAGGCATTTTCACGTAATTTGCCTAAAGCGAATTTTTTCGATTTAGTTTTTTCGCCTGACAAACGCTGTGTTCAACAGTATAAAAATCATGGGATCAAAGCTGTGTGGCTTACGCATTGGGCCGATCCGTCTATTCATATGCCTATTTCTGATATAGTCCCCGACAAATTTGTTGTTACTACTTGTGAGACCGGCAGGGGGAACGGCATGATAAATATAATGCGTCAGCAACTTGGTGGTGATATTTGGCTAGATGATAGATATTATTACGCGTTTGAACATACAAAATTTATGCATCGTGGACATGTTGTTTTTCAAAAAAGTCAATGGGGTGAGATCACACGCAGGCCGTTTGAGGCCGCAGCGTGTAGAAAAATGGTTATGCTTGATGAACTAGAGGCTGATACTGGCATTAAAAACATATTCAGGGATGGTGTAGACGCGGTATATTATCATAGCTGGGAAGATGCTGTTGATAAAATCAATTATTATAAAAGCAGACTAGATGAAGTAGCAGATATAGCAAAAAGTGGGTACGAAAGGGTGATTAGCGGACATACCGTCGAGCACCGTGCTAATCGTATTCTTGATTTAGTGGAGACATTATAAATGACCTTGCCCAGGATACCTGACGGACAAGCAATTGACAGGAACAAACAGGTTTATAGAGATATCATCGATCCATATTGTGAGCCTGGTCTTATTTCTATTATGTTTCTGGGGTGTGGTAGACATAATGTGACACGGATATCACTTGATAAACTTTTGTTGTCGTTGAGAAAATATGATGGTCCGACTGAATGGGTTTTTCTAGAGCAGGGATGGGATATTGATAATGATGGTGCCACTAAGAATCTGACGTTATTTAAGAATATCAGTTCTTTGTTAGATAGGTCTATTATTTTGTGTCCAAATAGGAATTATGGTATTAATGTAGCTATTAATCAAATGAATAGTGTGGCGAGAGGACAATATTCTTTATTGATCGAAAATGATTGGATGTGTCATCAAACTACGTCAAAATGGTTATATGATAGTAAGCAAATTTTAGATGAGTATCTTAATATCGGTGTTGTCCAGCTTCGTGCCATAAATGATCCTAACGATAACTACGGTGTGGGAAAAGTCATGTTTAATCCTTTTTCTATACCTATGTGCGAGCATGTTGCCGAACTTGTCGTTTCTTGTGGTACAAAATTTTTATTAGCTAATCATAAGTTTGCTGGTATTAATAACAACCCTAGTTTAATTCGTAAAGAAGTTCATCTTGAGCTTGGTTTTATGCGTGAGCCCGAACTGTGGTCTGACCTTAGGCATGGTGAGACTGATAGAGAAAAGAAGTATATGCAAACAAATTGGAAAACAGCACATTTGATAGATGATGTTTTTTTTCACTACAAACCGTAGGTATTATATGGGTAGCAAGAAGGAAAGAGAATTCACTGTAGCTGTTGACACCAGGGAAAAAATTCCATTATGGGATGTAGATGATAAAAAATTTTTCATAGTACACCAGAAGGTAGATGCTGGTGATTATGCGTTTGCTGATGATGAAATAAAGCACCTTATAACTATTGAACGCAAGAAAAGCTTTAATGAGTTATATGCTAATTTTACACGACACCGTGAACGTTTTTACAATGAAATTAACAGGATGAAAAAGTATAAGAGGCGTTTCATTGTTATCGAACAAAATGCTTCTGATGCACTTAATCCTTTTTCATATAGAACGACCGCAAGTAAACGCAGAGCTGCTATTGCTATTGTTTTGTCGTCAATTATTAATTTGATGCTTCTGCATGATGTACATGTTGTGTTTGCTGGTGATAGTGCCAAGTCTATTATTAGGCAGCTTTTTGTTAAGACATATGAATATTATAAAAAAAATAAGTTATAGGAGGCGAAGCCTTGGACGGTGAGGAACTGAGGAGTAGATTGCGTCGTATAAAAACTGTTATCATCGAAGCTGACAGACGTGCCGACGAAGCGGTTAAAGCTAGAGACGATGCATTTTCTGAGTTGCTGTCGCGATTGAATCAAAAACATGATGAAGCTGTTAGAATAGTCCAAATAGCTCGTTACGAGGCTGTTTTTAAAAGTTTATTAAAGAATGAGAACGAAGAGAATGAAGAGGAGTTCGGTGGGTAGATATGCCAGCTATTTGCACCGATGAGGTTTTAGATGTTTTTGATTCGGAAAGCACGCCCGTACATGCCATGGTACGAATGGGGCAATTTTCGTGGACATGGTTGATCTCCCAGATATACCGTAATCAGAGGGGCAAACCTCTCCGGTTGCTACCCTTTCAGTCTGTGATGTTTGATATTCTATGGAATAAGAAATTTCCTATGATTATGGCATCTCGTGGCGGTGGGAAGACTTTTTTGCTTGGATTATATGCCTTAACCCGTGCTATTTTTTGTCCTGGTAGTAAAATTATTATTGTTGGTGCTGGCCTTAGGCAGTCTGCTAAAGTATTTTCTTATGTCCAGGATTTGTACAATCAGAGCCCCATTATACAAGAGGCATTGCATCATTTCGGTGGGCCGAGAATTGTTACTACCGGGCCGTATATTAAGGTTGGGGAGTTATCTAGTATTATAGCGTTGCCTATCGGCGATGGGGAAAAAATTAGAGGTCAAAGAGCTACTCATATATTGTGTGATGAGTTTGGATCGATCCCGGAAGCGATTTATGAAACTGTTATCAGTCCTTTTGCATCTGTACATGCTGATCCAGAAGAAAGGGTTATGGTTGAGAATTTCTGCTCAAGAGTAGGGGGGCTAGGTGCTGATGATGCATTGCTGGATAAAATACGCGAGATACAGGGCTATGGAAACCAGATAGTTATTTCAGGTACTGCAACATATGAGTTTAATCATTTTTATCGAAATTATATGTCATATAAGATGATTGCAGATTCGCACGGAGATCCCGAGCTTATTCGAAAAGCTATGGAGTATAGACGTAGAACAGATATGCATTCTAATGTTGGGGAAATAGATCCAGAGACCATCAAAATCTTATCAAAGGGATGGAAGAACTATGCTATTCTTCAGATGCCTTATCAACATATTCCCGCTGGATTTTTAGATAATGAAATTATTGCTAAGGACAAGGCGACATTTTCATCTGTAAGGTTCGGCATGGAGTACGAATGTAAATTTGCTAAAGATTCTGATGGCTTCATTAAGAGGTCCTCTATTTTTGATGCCACACCTCAGGACGAGGCTGCTTTCGATATAGAGCTATATGGAGAAGATGGCTTTGATTATGTTATGGGTCTTGACCCAGGTAGACATAATGATAATTTTGGCCTTGTTGTATTGAAGCTTATACCAGGTGGTTCTAAATTAGTATATGCGGACGCGTGGCACGGAAAGGCCTCTCCTCAGACTGGGCGGAAGATACGCCAGATTATGAACCGCTTCAATATAGTCAGAATAGCAATGGATAAGGGTGGTGGCGGTGACTACGTGTCTGATATTTTAGCGTTGCGGGAGCTATGCGAGGAGGGCGAGCTACCTATTTTTCTTGTTAGGGAGCAAATAGAGAACAAAGCGATGCTTGGTGAAGAGGGGTATCATATTCTTGAGTTGGTTAGTTGGCAGGGTTGGATTTCTCAGGCTGCTCATAGTATTAGTGGTGATATTCAGCATAATCGTTTGTTGTTTCCCACATATCCTGATATTGAGCGTATTTATGCCAAGTATGCTACCCATGTATTGAGGCATAGGCGAGCAATGTCTGATGAGGAAAAAATTGAAGTTGATATAATGGTTTTTGGGAAGGATAATGAGGATTTTGAAAAGGTCCAGCTTGGTGTGTGGGACAACGTAGAGGCCACGGTGGATGAAACATGTGCGATCCAGTTAATGGTTACTCCTGGTGGCGTTGAGAAGTTTGAGTTGCCTCCTTTAGCTGAGCAGCCAGATGGTATGGATATACGTAGGCGTGATAGATGGTCGGCTCTTGTGTTAGCGGCTTATGCAGCAAGGGTTTATAGAAACCAAGAGCGAACCAATAAGCCTTTGCCGCCCGGAGGATCTCCCAGTTCTATTTTGTCTGGTAAGAAACGATATAGAAAGGTGAGGAGAAAAGGAAGTGTTATGTACTAGTTTAGTGTATATCCTTGAGTAGATAGCATATAAGCATTTCTTGGCGAAAGGATTAAAATAATAATGAAGAAAAAAGGTGCTAAGGAATCGAATAGACGTAAAAAGAAGTCTACAGCCGTGATTGTGGAAAATGAGCCTTCTAAGGCTATTAAGTCTAGGAATACGTCTGCAAAACGAAGTTCTAAGACACAATATAAGTATCCGTCTGCCGATGCAATTATGCGTGTTAACGCACGTCTTATGGGGGTTGCCACTGGTTCTTATGAGCCCGGTCAGATAGGTGACGCTGTTGAGAGACGTATTATCGAGAAGTATAATACTGTTTTAGGCGAAGATCCTTTGTCTTCGAATGAGAAGTCACGGGGTGAACAAATACAGATTTTGAAAAGACTTGCCACTAGTGACAAAATGAATCATGCCATTATGTCGCAATGTCATATAGCTTATTTGAGTTATGGTATTGTCCGTGTTGTTGTCGATTTGTATGCCGATTTTGCCACTGAGGGTCTTGAGATTTTACACCCAAATAAAAGTGTAGAGAATTTTTATAGAGCTTGGGCAACAAAAGTACATCTTAAAGAGCGTGTCAATAGATTCTTTACCGACCTGTTCGTGTCTGCTAACGTTTTTATTCACAAGATTCGTGCTAAGATTAATCCAGAAGAGGAGCGTAGTATGAGGCGTGCTCAGGCGAATAATGTTGAATTACTTGATGCAAATACGCTGCTTATACGTGGTGGTGGCAATAGTATAGATGTGTGTGTGTCGCCCAATTTGGTGTTGGATAGTGAGCTTACTCCGTTTTTTAAGTTATGTGATGTAGCTGATAAACAGATAAAAAATGGTAATGCAATATGTTCTATTGCTGAGTCACCGGATGTTACTATTGATGTAAATAAGAGGAAAATTCCATGGGAATATATTTCTCTTCCTCCCGTTAATATAGAGAGTCGAGATAGAAATTTTGCTAATCGTGGTAGATGGGTGCTTGTGCTTAATAAAGACGACGTTAGTTCTGTTTCTAATTTTTTACGCATGGTATATGACCCTCATAATAAAAAAACCAAGATTAAGCTACCCCCATCATTATCGGGTAAGCTTGCGAAATATGAAGGTAAATCAAGATATTATAAGGCCGAGGTGTCATTACCGCCTGATGATGTTTATGTTGTCCAGGATAAGAAGTTTGATAATTGGACTTGGGCTATCCCATTTGTTTTTCCTTCATTACGCTGTTTACGTTTTAAGGATAATCTGAGAAACATGGAGAAAAAGTTTTGTAATAGTGTTATTAATTCTATTACGCTTTGGGAGCTTGGAGATCCTGAGAATGGTATATTTCCGGAGGATGAGCATTTTGAAAGACTTGCTGATATGTTGCAGCAGCCTGGTCAAGCTATGAATTTGATATGGCCAGCCCCAATCAAAGGTAGTGTTATCGAGCCGAGGTCCTCGAATGCTCTTGATCCTCGTAAACATGAATCGATTGATAGAGACACTCTTGTATCTCTTGGCATTCCTGATGTTTTGATTGGTGGCAAGGGCAGTAATTTTTCCAACTCTTTTATTTCTGTAGCTACTACTCTTAAGAAACTTGAGGTTGCTCGTGATCGGATAGAAGCATGGCTTATGAATGAGCTTAAAGAGATTGCTGAAGCAATGGGGTTTCGTAAGCTTCCTAGGATTAAGTGGGGCAAAAGTAGCTTGCGTGATAAGAAATGGGAGCAGCAGTTTAAACTTCAATTATTCGATCGTGGCGTTTTGTCTGCCGAAGCGTTACTCAAGGAGGCTGATGAGCACCTTGATACCGAGGTACAGAGGCAGAAAAATGAGAAAAATATCGCCGATTCTACCGGCGTTGGTGTTCTTGATAAACACACTCCTTATTATCGTCCAGCCGATTTGGTCAAGGTTGGTATTATGCCTCCTGGTTGGAAGCCAGAGCGTAACATGTTAGATATTAAGGAGCAAGAAGCCGAGGTTGATATTAAGATAGACAAGAAAAGAAATGATACACTTAATCCAGAAGGTGGTGATGACAAGAAGCCCACTAAACCAGAAGGAAGACCGCCGGGCAAGCAAGACACTCAAAAAAGAAAGAAAAAGGAACCTGTCCCTCGTGGAAATAATGTAGCTGCTTTTATCAAATTTGATTCGCTTAAGGAGCAGGGAGCCAAGTTATTGGATACGGTCGGCTCTATGCTAAAGACCAAGGGGAAGCGGGGGCCTGTGTCTGAGAAATTACTTTACTCTGTCGTAAGTAATTTAACTGCTGGTTGCTCGAAGACAGATATCACAAAGACTATCAAAAGTCTTAAGAGCATAAAAAATAATAAGATAAATGCGTCGGTTAATAAACCTTATGAGTTTTTAGTTAATTATTATAGGGTGAAGTCTATTGACAATAAATTATCTAAAGACCAAAAACGAGATATATTTATTTATGCTTGGGCGGTAGCAAATATGATTAATCTGTTGTAAAATCATGTGTTGTTAGTGTATAATGTTATAGCATATTATTTTTGTACATATTTTTGACCTATAAAGAAGGCAGGTGATATATGTGGCTAATGCAGCTAAAGAAGGTCAAACTGATCCTAAAGCAAAGGTTAGGAATCGTGGCAAAGTAATTTTTCCCGCCAGTTCTAATAAGGTCAAAGACAGCAAGGACCATTTCCCAATCAACGATGCAAATCAGGCACGTAACGCACTTTCTCGTGTATCTCAGTATACTTCAGTTCCGAAATGGTATAGTGGGACTCTTAATGAGTTGCAGAAGGTGGTCTGTAGTGCCGTTAAGAATGCATATTCTGATATCGAGGTTAGTATGAAGAAAAAATCTAAGTCTTTTCGTCTCATGGATTATGAGGAATATCAAAATCTGATTAAGAGTGAGTTTTTTATCATGGTCACATCTCCAGATCCGGAGGATGGACATACACATATTGTCTGGGTAGATAAAAAGGGTAATGGTATGACATCGCCTTATCCAGAAGAAGAAAGTTATTCTAGACATCAGCACGTTATCGTTGGCAAAGATGTTGTACCGTTCACTAACGGATACAGCGTTTCGTTTCATTCTGGATTGCAAGACGCAACAGAGGCTGATTTGAAGGACTCTCTTTCTTGTGGTAGGCGTCGTGACAATAATGATGGGTGTCGTGAGGCGGCAGCAGGTCTAGTTGGTAGGGGTATTCCTGATACTCAAGAGCAGGAAGCCGATGAGCGTATCAGTGGTTATCGCAGGAGTTTAGACAAGATAATTCGTGATAGGCTTAAAAATAAAAAGAAAAAGAAGTAGGTGATGTGAATGGCCTCTCCATTGAACCCGAATTTTGTGAATAGAGTGAATTTGATTGCCGTTGGTCAATCACATAATGCCGCTTTGTATACCGATGGTAGAGCTTTGTCAAGTGGTATTGCTGGTGGTCTTGCTCCTGATGGTGCTCCAGCTAGATCTAAGGTTAATCAAACTTTTACTGGTCCTGAATTACCAGAGAGATCCGAGGTATATTCTTTGCCTGGTTCTGGTTCGTTTAACCCGGAGGTGTAATAATTTATGGCTAGATGTACTAAGTGTGGGGCTGTTCTTTATACAACTGAGCGTGGTAATATTACTATGGACACCGAGTCTAGGTGTGGGTTTAAACACAAAAGTTGTGATAAAGCTATCGGTGTTAAGAAGTTAACAAAGGATATTGTTCCTGTTGTGACGCCGAAAAAGAAAAAAGTTTTTCCTCGTTCATCAGGTGGTGTTGGTGAAACTAGGTCTTCTAAGTTGGATAATGAGAACAAAAATAATGATATAGAAAAAGAAACTTAGTGTATTAAACACTTTGGAGGTAGAGTGTGAGTGACAAGAAACCCTTTAAGACATATGCTTTAGCTAAGGCTACCTTATTTGAACCTAATGATAAGGCCATAGCTAAGACTAATGCTGCTCTTAAGCAAATTGGCGGGGAAAAAACCAAGAATCTTCTTCCACAAACTGATCTTTTATATGTCAAATCCGTTCTTGTTACTGCTGGAATGAATGCTAATGATGATGTTTTTTTTGTAGACGAACTATGGGATGCTCGTTACTCACCTATATTAAAGCCACTTGATTGGCTTCATAACGAACAAGAGATTATTGGCGTTATGTATAATGTTTCTGCTCGCGATATAAATGATGGAGCGGGTATTGATTTAGAACTTGAGCATTATGATAAGCCTTTCGAAATTATATCAGAGGGTGTTGTTTATAAACTTTTGTTCGCCGATCGTGCTAACGAGATTGTTAGGGGAACCAAGGCTGGTGACTTGTTTGTTAGCATGGAGTGCTGGTTTGATAATTATGATTATGTTGTGTTTAATAATGGTAATATAGAGCGTATTATTAAACGCAGTGGTGATACATCGTTTTTAGATGCATCACTTAAGGCTTTCGGGGGCAGCGGCTTTTTTGATGATCCCGATAGCGATGGTTTCAAACGTATTGGAAGAGGGTTACGCAATTTAACCTTTGGTGGTTGTGGATTTGTACCGCGTCCTGCTAATAAGAGATCTGTTATTGAGGTAGTGGGTGATACGGAAGAACCTCATGAGAATAAGGTGATTGAAAGTGACGCAGAACAGAATTTGGTGTGTGCTGATAGTAATAAGGAGGATGTAATGACCAACGAAAAAGATCTGGTTAAAGCGTCGGTTAAAGAGGTTTTAGATGAGCAGGCTGAGGTTAGCCGCATCAAAGATCTTGAAAAGAAAGCAAGGACGCTAGCTACTGTACAAGAAGAAAAAAATAGTCTTGAAGCTCAGATCGAGCTTATGACAAGACAGCGTGATAATATTTTGTCTGCATTTACTGATACAATGCAGGAAATTGTAAAAATCGTTGCCGCTGAGGCTCCGCCTGAGATCGCAGCCATCGATGCCGCAAGCGATGATGTCGAAGCTGCATTCCAAGCAAAGTTGTCGTGGATTCAGAAATCTGTTGGTTCTATGGCCGAAAAAGTTGAGGCTGCTTCTGAGTATAAAGAGAAGCTTGATGCTTTGGCCAAAGATGCACGCAGAAGTGAAGTAAACGAACTACTTTGTGATGTGAATGTGGGGGATGAAGCACTTTCTGGTCTTATTGAAAATGCACTTGCTATGTGTGACGAGGATTATACCAAGTGGTTCGATGAGAAAAAATTACTTATCGATAGTATGAAGGCGGAGTCTTCAGATAATTCTGAGGATGAAGAGTCTGCTGCTGATGGTGGTGAAGATAGTGCCGAAGCGTCTTCTGACGAGAACAACTCTGACGGAGACGAGACTGATAGTGCCGAAGCTGATGAAAATGAAGTCAGCGAAAAGGTGTTGGATAATGTGGAAGAAGATGACCAGCCGAATTTGGCTGGTGCCACTAGTGAGCCTGAAGATAATGATCCAGATGGCGTAAAACAGCTTGCGGCTGATCTTCACCCCACAGAAGAGAACGAGGACAATGAAGACGAAAAGTCTGAGTTTGATTTTCTTAACCATGATGAATAATGTGTGAAGGAGGTGTTAAGTAGATGGCTCTTAAAGAGGATCGTCAAATTTTTGAAACAAGTGTAAGCTTTGCTTCATCTGGTACTATGGAGAGAGGTGGAGTGGCAAGTATTATCCCGTGGGCTGATGGGCTCGTGTATTATGCTGCTGGTAGTGGACAAACGCCTCATGGTATCGTACTTGATGACATTGAGTCTTTGAATCCTATGACGCAACCCGAGTATCTGCAAAGAAATGTTTCTCCTGCGGGTGCAGCAGTTGGCATCGTGACGAGAGGTGAGGTCAAGACAGATATGATTGATACTGGCAATACTACTTATGCTGCTGGTCAGCCTTTGTATCTGTTAGGTAATGGAAGAATCACTAACATTGCTTCTGTTGTCGGGACGTTGGATGTGCGTGTTGGCACTTGTTTGTCAACTAGGGATTCGCAAGGTTTTATCAAGATGAGAGTTGAATTATAAGAAGGGGGTGAAAAATAGATGTCTTATGCAAAGAAGTATAGCGAAAAATCAAAGGATGCTCTTAGGAGAGCGGCTTCTGCTAACAAGGAGATTCGTGAGGATGCTCAACAAGCTCTTGCTCAGGCACTGACCGTCCCTCTTCGTAAAGCTATTTTCGACAGGGATAGTCTTGGTGAGATCTTCGTAAAAGAAGTTCTTGAGCCGGGTGGACAGGCCAATTATCCGCTTGATTTCATCAAGCCTGGATACGAGGACGAGTTTGTCGCTTTTACTCTTCCTAAGCAGGGGAGAATACCGGAGAGACATGTGGAAGGCGACGAGCTTTGGGTCCAAACTTTTCGCGTTGGTAATACCATCGATTGGGATATTTCTTACGCTGAAAATGCTCGCTTTAACGTTATTGAGAGATGTATCCGTGCTTATGAAGACGGCTATATCCGCAAGAATAACAGTGATGGATGGCGTACTATCCTAGCTGCTGCTGATGGTCGTGGCTTGATTGTTTCCGCTACGGGTGCGGCTCCTTTTACTGGGGCGACAGTTGTTCCTACTGCTGCTGCCGGTCAGTTTACTAAAGAGCTTGTGTCTCGTATGAAGACTGCCATGATGAGAGGTGCTGGCGGGAATGGGCCTTACGCTGGACGTTTGACCGATCTTTATCTGAGCCCTGAGGCTATGGAAGACATCCGTGCCTGGGACGCGGACGAGGTTGATGAGTTCACACGTCGTCAAATCTTCGTTAACGAGGAATATGGTCTGGCAAGTATTTATGGGGTAACCCTCCATGAGATGACCGAGTTCGGTATCGGACAGGAATATCAGAACTTCCTTACTAACGTTACTAGAACTTCTTTTCCTGGAAGCGAAGTTGAGTGGTGCGTAGGTCTTGACTTGTCTACCAAGGATTCGTTCCTGATGCCTATTCGTAGAGAGCTAGAAACTCTTGATGATCCTACACTTTACAGGCAGATGAGAATGGGTATTTATGGCTGGATGGAACATGGCTTTGCCGCTTTGGACCCTCGTAGGGTAATCCTGGGCTGCTTCTAAGGTTATGTCATTTATTACAGTTTAGCAATATATAGAGAGGGATAATATCTCTCTCTATTTTTTTTTATTTAGTGTATATACATACATCAAGTCTTACTTTACAATCGGTCCCTTATGGCCGGTGGGGTGGAGGCGAAGAAAACAAGATATGATGGAGGAGGTTTTAGATATGGGTATGAGAGGTACACTTAACGCGAGAGGTTCTCAGTTTCTTCGTGGTGTTGCTTATGTGAGGCATTTGGGAGATGAGGGGTCTGCTGGTAGTCCAGCCGGTCACGTCGCATTAAGACCTGATACAGACCATGTTGTTGGGTTTACATCAGGTATCCCATCAACTGCCGCGACGGCTGGTAGTGGTATCACAGTTCCAGCACAGGGCGTTTATAAAGCCAAGGCTTTTGTGCATGTATCTGGTATGGCTCCCGTGCCTGCTGTTGTGACTCAGGCTGGTCCTCAGTATGGTATTGGTTTTACTCTTGATGGTGCTCCTATTCAGCAATCTCGCAATATTTTCAACGCCGCTTCTGGTGTCGGTAGTAATGGCGTAGCAGCGAGTTCTCCTCAAGTTACAAGACTCGAAGCAGAAGCCACTTTCTTTGCTCGTAAGAATGATGTTCTTCGGGTTGTCATCCGTGGCAATGGAGACGCTGGTGGATTTACTCTAGTCGGACAAGATGAGCTTAGCGGTGCTAATGTGCCGATGACTGTTCCTGCCGCTTTTGTACATCTACAAAGAATACCTACTAAGGAGCTTGGTTCTGACACATACCTTGTCTAACAGCTTATAATGGGGTGACTCCATAAGGAGTCACCCTAATACTCTTAGATTAGGAGGAGTGTGAATCATGACTACCTTAACGGGTGATGGTGGCATTTATGATGCTGTACGTATCGACGCAGGCGATCCTGATGGGGTTGTATTCGTTGATGCTTTTTTGAATCGTGTGCTACAGAAAGCTGTGCGTAGACTCAATAATACGCTTGGTTTGTCTGTGACTAATCGACCAAGAGGCGTTCATGGATACAAATCTCTGAGTGTCGCTCCTATCACATATAACATCTCAGGTAACAGTATTGACCCAGACAACGACGAGCTTGCTGACATGATAGTATTGATGATGGAATATATTATCAAAAAAGGCGAGGTCGCTGCTCTTAAGAGACTCAATGCTGCTTATGGGGGGGCATTTTCCACCAATGCGGAAGCAGATGATATATCTGTAAAAAATGCTGATGGTGTTGATGTAAGGATGGGGGCAAACAGACTTGCTACTAGAGCAAGATTATTTACTCTTGATTTAGAAACAATCATAAAAGAGTTAAATGAAGCGATAAAAAGATTTTTATTTCGTCAAACTGGTAATTATAGTAAGTTGGTTTATTAAATGTTATGCTTGTTTGGTTGCGAAGCCCATTTGCTATTGGTCTTATTCCCGAGACTGGTGGTAGAATATATGGATATAGGCTATGCTATGATCCTTGTGAAATATCTTATGAGCTATACAAGAGACATAAGAAGATTTTTAAATTAGCTCCTTATACTACTAAGTGGCTACGCGAGAATTATGGTGCAGATTTTACTCCAATTTTTTTTACGTATGATGAGGTTATGGATATGCCTTATAAGGCATTACATAGGCTCGCTTATGAAATGAATCTAGGATTTCGTGGTAATCCATCTATTAAAAAACTTAGGCTTGCTATTCGTAGATCATTAAGGAGCAAATAACTATATGGGACTGAAGCCACTAAGGACACAATACATGACAAATAGGGATGATTTTTGTCATCCTCGCACAAGCGAGCGTGGTGGTGTTTTAACTGCTGTCACTGTGTCTGGTGTTGAGTACGCTGATTATTCTGCTGATCCAAGTGGACTCGGCATTTTAGGTATTAAAGCGAATGATCATGAGTGGATGGAGTTTGATAGACAGGTGTCTAACTATGGTGATGTTAGACGCGTAGCCCAACTAGATGATATAGCTTATATAATAACTGGTGGTGAAGTTGTAACTGATTGGGTCCATCCAGATTACGCCTCTTCTATAAAAGCGGGTGATGCTGCTTATGCTGGTCCTTCTGGTTTGTTGGTAAATGACCAATCTTTTGCTGGTCGAAAAGTGGGCACTTTTCTTTGTAGTGTTGGTTCAACGCAATTTAATTTACAGAGACATGATACTTATCTTGTTTTATATGGAGGCGGTGGACTAAGTTATGTATGGACCGATCCACAAACAAAAGAAATAGAAGAAGTAAATACGACTAAGGTATTTTTATCTGTTGCTGGGTGGGTTAAATTAAGAATAGAACTGAGTAGTGGTTAATTATGGTATTATTGCCAACAAAAGAGGATTTTTCTCAGGCTTCAGGCACGATACCTTTTGGTATTATGGAGCGTTATTACGAGGCTATTATGGACAAAACCTATGTCCAGAATAGTGGCATAGCTCGTCAAATTATATTACATCTTGAGCCATCACGTACTGAAGATAAAACAGTGCAGGCACAGAACAATCCTGGGGCTTTTAATCCGTATTTTCAGGGGGCGATGAGACCTACTGCTGGTGGTAAAAATAGGAGTGTTGAAATAACTCCTCGCGATATACCGTATATGGCCCAGATTAGACATGGACCTAAACCAGATGATGATACAAATGGAATCGGTGCGTTAGCACAAGATGAGTGTGCTACTACTTTAGCTATTGAATGTTTGCCTGATTTGGAATCTTGTTTGTCAGCTACGATTGATGATATGCGATTTACTAGATTGGGTGGGCATAGGCCAATTGGTTTTATGACTAAAAAATTTGTTATACAGAAGTGGAAACGTAAACAGGAGACTGTGGTGTAATGGTTGAGATTTCTATTGATTTAAATAAAAGATCTAATAGGAGATCTCTTATGTTTGCTGTTACTAATAAATGGAACAAGGCTGTTGTTCTGGCTGCTCCTGCGATTCAAAAGGAGTTGCGTAGTCAGTTGATTACTGGTGGCGGAGCGATGATTCCATTTAATAAAACGCTTGTTTGGACATATATGCATCAGCCAGGAATTTTGGCTGAGCTTGGTTTTATGTCGCTTAAACCATTTGATGATTTGTTAGATGCTTTACGTAGTACTATTGATGTATATACATCTCGTGCTAAGCGTAAAATGTTAGTTATCAATATGTTTTCTTTGAGTGCTATCGCTGGGATGACAATTCATCCTTCTGCTGGGACTGGTCAGCTAGGTGAGGTTTCTTGGTTTGTTGATTGGGTTGTTCGGGGTAGACCTATCCGCAGATATGATTTTAAGACTACCGGACCTCCTGTACCAAGGTCATCTAGGTTGGCAGGCCCAGAAGCTGGTTTGATGGTTCCTGCTCGTGGTGGATTTTGGAGCATACCTCCTTTTAAGGATGATATTTTGAGGTGGTTGGATAATAACGGAAGTCATATAAAGTCTTTGATTATTAGTCAAATTAGGAAAGCTGTGAAGCGGGTATAATTATGGGTTTATATAAGCATAGATCGTTATTAAAATTAAATATGAAAATGCTTCTTGATTATGAGTTTGTCAGAGATGGTAGATATAGTAATGTTGCTTCTGGTCAGCAATATTATGATGGTTCGGACATGAGTATTTTGCAGTGTGATACAGAGGCGTCTAACCAGTTTGGTATGCAGGCCGGTCAGGTATGGCAAAGCATTTCTCGTAATTGGGTTTATGAATCTGGTGTTGTTCTTAACGACACGATAGGTATCAGGGATAATGCCCTACCTATTGTTTGTTCCGGTGTTTATGTCGATGGTATTTTTAAGGCTACCGCGTCTTCTCATCCAGATCATGATGTTTCGTATTCGCATCACGTTGATTGGATCAACGGGCGTGTTATTTTTGATTCTCCTGTATCTTTAACGTCTAATGTACAGGCTGCTTTTGCTTATAAACATGTTCGTGTTACCTTTGAGGATGATTTTAATAATGAATTACAGCAGGGGTATTTAGAGTCGAAGTATTTGACTAATCCGTTAGTGTCTAATAATTTAGCTTATCCGTCTGGTATGGCACAGCCTTTTCCGGCTGTTTTTGTCGAGACTGCTAGTCGTAGATGGAAACCGTATGAGCTTGGTAATAGGAGCTTAACGGCTCATGATAGAGTTATTTTTCACGTATGGACACTTGATGGTATGACGAGGGATGATGTTATGGATATTATTTCTTATCAGGAAAGAAAGAGTATCCCTATGATTGACTTCAATTTAGCACCATTGCCTTTGTCTGGTATTTATAATGAGATTTCTCCTGAGTATATACCTTATCAGGAGTTGTTGAAAAATCCGGTTGTTAATGTAATAGGTTCTACGTATGGGACGGCACATGCTATTGGTTACAATATGTTTATAGAAGATACGGAATCTATGAATGATGCAAGGTATGCCGATTTTGAGCGTGGTCGTGTCGAATGTATAGCTATTGTGCATCAATTTCATCCTAATTTGCCTATAGGAATAAATACTGGCTCTTTTGGATTTAAGGGCGGGAATGAGAACTTTTAGTGTATTGTATTAAAGACGGTTAGTTTAATTAGCTGACAGAAGGAGGTGTAGTAGAGTGGCAAACAAGAGAGTTTTTTACGCTATTGAACAAGTGGCGGTAAAAGATAACTCAGCGAACCCTACCAACGAAGTGGCTTGGTGGACTGCGAAGGAATTTCCTACCGGATCTATGGCTTCTGGTGTAGATAGTGTCGGTGGTATTTGGGAAGTACCTCGTGGTATGCAGTCCGTTGGTATGTCAACTACTTTCAACCTTGAAGAGACTTTCGAGCTTGGTCAAGTTGAAGTATATGAGCAGTCAGAGCGTCAACCGGATGTTGAGTGGACGCTGAATAGGGTTGTTGATGGTACGAAGCCGCTGTGGTTTATGTTAACCGATCCCGCTTATGGTAATAACCTTGTGGGACGAACAGCAGATTACCGTGTTGATGTGATGTTAACCATTTATCCTGATACGCAGTATCGTGCTGATAACGATCCTCTGTCCGCATGTCTTGGTTCCGGTATGTATTTTTCTAGTATGACTTATACATTTCCTGTAGACGGTGCGGTTACTGAGGAAGCCAGTCTTATTGGTAATGACAAGATATGGTCTGTGCTTGATTCAAGCATTTCTGGTCTTGATGAAGATGTCTTGTCGGCCCCTCAAACTGGTTATGAATGGGAGGCTCCTGTTGGTATTCCTTCCGGTGTTTTTGGCTGGGATAATATTGCTGGGGCACAGGAAGTTGCTGGTCCTCCTTCGAGTGCTGGAACTATCGTGATGGGTTCTGGTGTACAGAGACGCGAGGAAGTTGATCTTCGTAGATCTGTTTTGCCTAACGATATCCCAGGTGTGTTGACGGCTTCTTTTTCTGGTTTAGCTTCTGTTTATCTTGATGGTATACCAGATAATAATGGTCAGCCGACTCGGACAGTTCAGGTTGGTGATTCTAATATCGATTATGTTGCCGAGCATATTCAGAATATAACATGTACTGTTGATTTAGGGCGTTCTGATATTTTTGAACTTGGTTCAAAGCGTGCTTATCACCGTGCTGTTTCTTTCCCGGTTGAGGTTACTTGTTCTGTGGAAGTTATTACAGCAGATGGTGATTTGATTGATGCCAGAGCGTTGGATTCTGAGGATAACACGGTAGCAAACAATACTATTATTATACGTACCGTGGACGGTCTCCAGGTAGACCTTGGTGATTCTAATCGTCTTGTTTCTGTTGATGTCGCTGGCGGCGAGGCCGGTGGTGACAACCTGACAGTGACTTATAATTATCAATCTTTTAACGTTTTTAACGTTACTCATGATGCATGGAATCCTAATCATAGGGTTATCATTTTCGAGACTGGTAATTCTAGGTTCAACCAGGGTGCTCCTTCTTATAAACGTACCGATTTCGGTATATAATATTTATGATTGTGGGGGAGGATTTTCCTCCCCCATTTTCTGTTTTTTGGAAGGGTTGTGTTATGATTAAGAAAATAGTTTGCATATTTTGTTTAGTGTGTGCTATATTTGGGGCTATTTGTCTGAGTGGTTGTGTTGATATTGATGAAGCAATGCCTCATTACGGTATGAAGAACCAATATTCTAGTAATTAATATTTATATCATATATAAGTATAAACAAGGTACAAAATGGAATACGATAAGATCGAAGAATATATCGCTAAGATTCTGTGGGGGAGGCGTATAGTCATCTTAGATGATGAGGCGTATGTTTTTCGACCTTTAACTATTGATGAAAGAAATCGTGCATTATTTGTGTACGAAAAAGCATGCCAAGATTACCAATCAGCACTTCTTTCCAGCGATCAACTTATTAGAAAAGCCCGTGAACAAGGGGCATGGTCTAGTGTCGATGATAACTATTATAATAAATTTGATGAACTTATAAAAGTTGCTAGTGATCAACTAGAAAACGCTAGTGTAGCACAAAAGAAACGTATTGAGAAACAGATTAAGAAAGCAGAAGACAGAAGAAATTCTGTTATTTCTCGTTATAACCATATTACGTCTCATAGTATTGAACAACAAGCAAATGAAGATAAGTTAAAATATATTATTCGGTGTGTTACAGAGGACCTAGATGGTAACCCCGTATGGGGATCTGGTCGTTGTTTTGATGACGACACGGATCATACTTTGTTAGTCAGGCTGATATCTGCTTATATAGAAAAGAAAAATGATGTTTTTGATGTAGCTACTATGAGAGCTATAGCACGCTCTCCGCAATGGCGTATTCGGTGGAATATAGGTAAGAAAGACCCGAAGACGCTTTTTGGTTCTGATATTAGGGACATTGGAGACGTTCAGCTTGGGCTTATATATTGGAGTCAAGTTTATGATGGTGTTTATAGTATGGTAGACGGACCATCTGATGAGATAATAGAAGACGATAAGCGTTTAGATGAGTGGTTGAAAAAGCATCAAGAAGAGGAAAAGACGCGTAAGGTTAACAGGGCATTAGATAAAGAAGGAAAGACCAAAGGCTTTTTCGATCGAAAAGGTAAATTTCATGCACACGGCAAGGGGGCGTTGAACCACAAAGAGGTTGGTTGCTGCTTAAATGGATATTATAACGAGGATGGTTTTTTTGTTCGTTATTCCAAAGAAGAGAAGCAGGATATATTAAACGAATTACATCAGCGAAATAATCCAGCGGTTAGACAGATTTTGGGTAGTGAATACAAAAAGCTTAAGGACGATGGCGGATCATTAAGAGAGGAAAGATTGCGAAAGGGACGAAATCGTATGCTTATGAGTAAAGTTACTCAATAATTAAGGAATTCTATTGATGTATAAAACACGGACTATTTCTAAGAATATCAGCGGACGGACCAAGTTTTTGTCGGCTAGAATGTTTCAGTTGATTGAACTCAGTATGCCAGATATCATAGAACGAAAAGAGTGGCATGATGTAAGAAAAAAAATACTTGATGTTATGAATCAGATTTTGAGGGGAAACAAAGAAGACCTCAAAGACTGTGATATTGTTTATAGACCGATAGCTGTTAATAATAATGGCAGAGTTAAAGTAAAAGCATCATCTGATATAATTAATTTATTCAGAAAATTAGATTTTCAAAGTGATCCGTTTTTAGTTTTATTGAAATCAAGTATGCATGATATAGATATTATGACTAGTGTATGTGATGAGTTTGGTTTTGGCAAAGTCACATTTGACGCAGACAATAATGTTTATTATACTATTGTTGGTGAGCAGTGCTTGGATGTTTTGTCAATTTTCGATCTTATAGTACTTCCACAAGAAGTCAAGAAAAAGTATTTAGATTGGCGTAAAAAATTAAAGGCATTTTATCAGGAGAATAATAATGCAAGATAGTGATAATGTAAGTAAAATTATTAAGACAAAGGACGCTGATGGTAAAGACATAGATTTGTGTTTGCTTCCTAATAGTTTTGAAGTATCACGTAAATGTGATATTGAATTTCGTAAAGCGTTTGCTGGTGCTCTTCAGGAGGGTGTTTATATACATGATGTTTTAAAAGAAGTTTTTGAGAAGCAAGG